AAAAAGTTAAAAAAATGAAGAAAACAATCTTGGCACCATCTGTGCCTACAGCTAATATTGCTGTGAACAAAAGTAGAATTAAACTCTACGATAATGCTGGTGAAATGCCAACATATTACCTTCAAAAAGGTCAAGAATTCCAAATCGAATTATTCAATCCAACAACTAGCGTAGTCTTAGCTAAGATTATACTTAATGGAAATGCTATTTCCCAAGGTGGTTTGATATTAAACCCAGGTCAGAGAGTATTCCTTGACCGTTATTTAGACGTAGCTAAAAAATTCTTATTCGATACTTATGAAATCGAAAATTCTGAAGAAGCTAAAGAAGCTATTCAAAATAATGGTGATTTTAAGGTTGAATTCTATAGAGAATCAAAACCTGTTTATACACCACAATATAGAGATAATTTTTATTACAATAATAGAAATGTAGGTGGTTTTCTTAATGGGCAAATGAATGGTAGAAAATTAAGGTCATCAAGTGGAAATCCAACATTAGGAAATTCTACAACATCTAGTAGTGGTACAATATATGGTTCGTCATCAATATCTGGTAATATAAATTGTTGTAATGATTCATTATTGAGTAATTCGACAGCTCTTTATTCTAGTCCTAGTTTAGACTTTGATGCACCATTAATGGATTTAACATTAGCATCTACTAAATCAATTGAAACTGGTAGGGTTGAAGAAGGTTCTTATTCGGACCAAAAATTCAAAAGTGTTAATAAATCATTTGATTACAGTCCATTCCATACAATAGAATATAAAATGCTTCCTGTATCACAAAAAGTTAATACAGTGGAAGATTTACAAGTTAAAGTATATTGCACAAACTGTGGTTCTAAATTAGGTAAAACAGATAAATTCTGTGCTAAATGCGGTACCAAGAGATAATTTAAAAAAATAATAAGAGTTAACGTAAAAAAAAAGAACCGAATATTTGTTTATTCGGTTTTTTTTATGTACCTTTGTTATCTCATTAAAAATATTAACTTTAAAATTAAAAACATTATGGCAAAAACAACCCAAAAAGAAAGAGTATTAACTGCATTAAAAGGACATGGTACAATCACCCCTTGGTATGCTATTAATCATCTAGGTAATACTAGATTGGCAGCAACTATCCATAGTCTTAAAAAAGATGGATATAACATTACAACTGAAACAGTTAACGGTGTTAATAAATTCGGTGATATAATTTCATATGCTAAATACACTTTAAACGATTAATATGTTTATTCCAACATTTTTAGCGGCACAAAGTGCTGCATTCTTAGAAATTTTAAAATTGTCTGAGACGAATCCTAACGATATGGACTTTGGAAAAAAAGCTAGAGCAATCGTAAATGAGTATGCAAAACCTAAATCTACTTGTAATTATGTTCTTGACCAAGAATTCATCGATACACCAAAAGTTGAACGTGAAGAAAACGATGGTGACTTTGGTCCTATGTAATTAAAAAAGGGGCAATGCCCCTTTTTTTATTCTATTTCATCACGTAATGTTAGATTTTCACGTTTAATTATTAAATCTTTATTGCAAACAATATGTTTTTGTGCTTTATAAGAAAAATACCAATTTGGTGGTAATTCTATATTACCATATATTGGTGAATCATTAGTTGGGTCAGAATCTATTACGCCACGACCATAAGCCGACTCAACTTCACCAATGAAAGTATTTTCTTCCTTTACGTAACCATCTTCATATGTTATTATTTTTTTATGTTTAGCAACTTCTAATGGATAAGTTAACAATGCAAACTCAGAATAATCTAAAGCAAAACTTTCATTATTGGTGAACCAAATAAAATTATTATCTCTACCCTCATGTTTATTGATAATTGTATAAGTTCCGTTATGATTATCAATTAATTCTTTTTCATTTTTAATACCCCTATACAAAGTCATAGTGATGAATTTATATTTAGATTCATTTTTAATAACTTTACCGTGATTTTCTTTTTTGGCTTCTGGAAAATCAAAATCATCAAATAAACCCTCCCTTAATAACTTTTGTATTAGTGTTTTCATATTAATAAATACTTTATAAAACAAAAAAAGCTCATATTTCTATGAGCTTTTTAAGTTTATATAAGAGATTATCTTAATTCATTTGGGTTAAACGTTGGTACGCCATCAACTCTTACATGTCCGTAAAAACGGTTATTGACGATTTTTTTAGCGTAACGTGTCATGATACCTTTAACTGGAGCGAAGTTGAACGGATTGTACATCGTTGGAGTTAATTGTAATGGAACGTATGGAGCGTAGATGTAACCAGTGTCAAGCAATGATTTACCTTTGTGTCCAATGATGATAGAGTAAGCTGGTGCATAAGGGTCACGGTACACTTGGTAACGTCCACTTAAAGTACCGATTCTTTCAATACCCATGTTGTAGTTATCTTGTTCTGGATTAGCGTCAGATACGTGGAAATACTCTAAATCGTCAAAGATAGCACTGATTTCAGAAGATACAACGATGAAGTTAGCACCACCTCTAAGTGTAGTTTTATGGATTTGAGCAGAAGTTTGGTTTACTCTAGTGATAAGAGTTTGATTCCATTCTTTTTGTGTATAAGGACTAGCAGTTGTAGAAGCTTTTCTCCAACCATTGTAATCCCAACGTAATTGCCATGCAGCAGCTTTACGTAAATCTCTAAGGATTTCACGGTCAATTTCAGCAGCAACTTGTTCTGATAACATTGCTGTTAATTCAGCTTCAGCGTCAATATTGTGGAATGCACTAACGTCTTGAGCAAGCTCTGGAGACCATGTAGCACGTAATTTTCTTTCTTCAACAGAAACAACAACTTCGTCTAATTTGAAAGATACTTCTCCCATTTCAGTTTCAAGTTCTAATGAAGCGTATTCAGCCCAAGCAACAGCTAAACCAAGGTCAGTAGTTAAAGCACTTACAGTTGTTGCAGAAGCACCGATATAACCGTCATAAGTTTTAGTTGTAACAGCTGGGTGACGTAAGTCTAATTCTAAGTAACAAACACCAGTACCATCAGTTAAAGCTTGGCTACCAGAAACGATACCTTTACCATATTGTTGTGTAACTAAACGGAAAGGAATTTCTTTACCAGCTTCGATGATTGTTTGGTTATCAGCATCTTTAACACCAGTTGTAGTGATAACATGTAATGAAGCTAAGAAAGATTCAGTATCCATGTTATTACCATCAGCACCTGTCATAACTTCTCTACCATTAGTAGATACGTTTTTAGAGAAACCAGATACACCGATAATTAAACTTCTAACAGAACCGTCAGTTGCAGTAGCTACTGGAGTAGCACCAACTACAGTTGTGTATTGACCGTTATTACCTAATGCGTATGCAGCGTATCCACCAACTTGAATTGTAAGAGTACCTTTAGAGTTATCAAATAGACCGTCATTGTAAAATGCGTCATATAAGTTTTTAGCTTGCATTGTTGTTACAGCACAATTAGATTGTACACATGATGGAAGACCAGTTGAAGCCATTGATGTATGAGCTGAATATGTTGTACCATATGCACCATTACCACCGTTTGCATCATAATTGCTACCATAAGCAGCGTCACCAACACCAGCACTATCGTAACGGCTAGATGTTTGAGGAACGAAGAAGAACAATTTACCAATTGGCATGTTCATAGCTTGTACTGACACGATGTCATTAGCAAGTAATTTAGAGAAAACTCTACGTACAATAGGGAAAACAACTGTTTCGAAAGAACCAGAGTTAGTAGCTGTTGTAGCTTCGTTTAATAATGTTGTAGCTTGGTTTTCATATAACTGAGCAACATTTTCTTTTACGTGGCCTCTAAGACCTTCAAGGAATCCTAATGAATCCCATTTTGATTGTGTTTCTAAACGGATAGCTTTCATATGGTTCATACCGATATTTCCAACTTGTCCAGATGTTAATAAATGTGACATAATTTTTATTTTTTTTAGGTTATTTTATTATTATTTTTTGATGTTCATTAAATCTTTAATTCTTTGAACAGAAGGGTCAATATACGCAGTACTTTCGTTTAATTGTTTAGAAGTACTTGTAGTTATACCCTTGCTAAATTTATTTTCTAAAGTTTCATTAATTGGTTTTCTTGTATCCAATTCATTAGCAATAGTTTTGTAAAGTTTTTTTGATTCTTTAAGGTTAGAAACTTCTTCATCAAAACGTTTAATAATGTTTTGTTTTTCACCTTTTGTTGTAGCATGTTCCATGAATAATCTTGTAACATAAGTAAGATTACTATTGAATACTACAGTTTCTACTAACTTAGTTCTAAATTCTTTAAGTGCACCTCTGAATTCATCATTTTCGGTCTTAAGTTTTTTTGCTTCAGTTAATAAAGTATTATATTTCTTTGCAGTTTCAGAAACTAATTGTTTTGCTTTGATTGATTCCTCTAAAGGTTTTGGATTTTTAGAAGCTGCGGTATATCTACCAGCATGTTTTTCAGCACCTCTAGTTTGTGCTAAGTTTTCGTCTAATTCATCTTCTTTAGGTTCTTCTTCATCTTCTTCTGATTCTTCACCAGCTTCAAATGGTTTTGTTTCACCAGCTTCGTGTTCAGCACCTTCTGCATCTTCTTCGCCAGCTTCTTCGTCATCACCCATTTCAATTTCATATTCAGCACCTTCTTCATCACCCATTTCACCACCAAGTTCGTCACCCATGCCTTCTTCACCTTCGATACCCATAGGTTCTAGTGAATCAACATCAAGGTCACCACCAACTGGAGCAGATGTGTCGTTAGTTTTTACAATGTATTGTCCAGGTTCTGATATTGTTAAGTGAATTTCGTCACCTACGATTTCGATTTCGTCTTCGCCAGATAGTTTTTTGTAAATTGCGATTACGTCATCATCAGATGCTGCTGTCATGTCCATTTCGTCTCCACCTAACGCATCAGCGTCCATTCCTAATTCTGGTGCCATTTCTGTTCCCATTTCTGAGCCCATTTCTGGTGCCACTTCTTCAGAGCCTTCAAGTCCAGCTAACTCATCATCCGTTGATTCTTCTCCACCTAACTCAGTTGACAAATCAGCAGATGCTGCATCAGCATCACCACCTAATTCTACACCACCGTCAGTTGAATCTAAATCCTCTTCTTCAAAATCATTTTCTTTTTCAAGAATCGATTCTTTCACCACACTATTAATTTCTTCTCTAGCTACGCTACGAAGTATTTCTTTTGTGTTGGCATTTAAAGCAGACTGGATATTTTTGATATCTAGTAATGCTTCTGTAAGTATTGATTTTTTTTCAGCCATTTTATTTTTTTGGTTTAGTTTTATTTATATTATAAATATACTCAAGGTAAATACCTCATTTCTTAATAAATATATCTTATTTTTCGAAAAATCATTTTTAGATGAAAATAATTAAAAAAAAACAATTAATCTAATAAAAATTTATCGAGTTTAGTATTTAAATTTTCTGTTATTATCGGTTTATGTATTTCAAAACTTTCTACATAAGGTGCCATTTCTTCACGGGTTCTACCTATCCAAGCATCTGGCGTTGAGGGTGCTGTAACAACATCCCAACAAATTATTTCGAAATCGTCTTGTACTATTTGTTCGCCATTTCTACCTTCTTTAAGTGAACCAACACCTCTTGAAGAAACACCAATTTTAATTCTGTGTCTTAATAGGTCGGCAACATTATCACCTTTGGTTGATACAATACCATAATTGATGTAACCTGGGGTCATTAAGATTTCCATCTTACCCATCAATGTATGGCCTTCCCACCATGTTTCGATAATATTGTGTGAAATTCTATCACCAGAAATAACACTAGATTCTGGATGGTCTAATTCACCTATTGCTGAGCGTTCTCTAATAGCTCTTTGGTATAATTCATTTTGTCTTCTAAGAATGGCTTCTGGGTAAATTCTACCATTACGATTAAGAATGTTATATTTTTGTAATACAACATATACAATAAGTGGTTCAACGATTGATAATCTGTTACCACCTTCTAATTTTTTCATCTCATTGATGAATGGTAGATTTCTAGGCTCGTCTGGACTAATATAACCAGCATCGTGTTCGATTAAACCACCCCAGCCAGTTTCTCCACGCTTTAATACTTTAAAATCTTTATAATTTATGTCCATAATTAATTCCTTATAGATATAAATATGTTAGGAAAACAAAAAAGCCTCAATTATGTAATTGAGGCTTTTAAAAATGGGTTTATTTTTATTTTTTTGACTTATAAAATTTAAAATATTTATTTTCGTCAAACGCTATGTTGATAACAGTTCCAGTTATCTCTTTTAATATGTTTCTCATTATATCTGAATTAACTGGTATTTCTGAGTTTAAAAATAGTGTTACTTCACAATTCATAAAACTTCTTTTACCAAACTTAATTCCCGATTCCCTTATATCTAAATCAACTATTGTTCTTTCTTTTAAAAATTCAGTTTCTTTATCTGAATCAAATAAATTAAACAATATTTGTTTTAACTTTTTATTCATTTCCCTAATTACCCTAGAGTAATTTATTTCATCATCATCAATTTGTGGTTCAGACCATGCTGAAAAATTAATGTAAACTGCCTTAGGGTGTTTATTATTTACACTACCGAAAATAATATTGTAATTTTTAAAATCGTCTATTTTAACTTCTTTTCCTGTCTTCATACCTGGTTTTTTATTACAAATATAAATAAAAAAAAGATGAAAGTCAACTACTTTCCAAAAGCACTCCAAGCAGAAATAGCAACACCTACAAGAATTTGAATAGCAGAAATAATAGCAATAGCTGCAACCCAACGACTTTTTTGTCTATATAGTTCATCTTTAGCTTCTTTCATTTGAGTTGGTGACCAAACTTCCGTTACTTTTTCAATCCAAGCAGAATTACTTAATACTTTACCTTCAATATTTTTTACTTCGGTGATTTTTTGATTAAGTTCATTAAACTTAACTTCCATATCAGTTCTCATTTTATCGTAATTTTCATTCAAACGTTCTAACTCTTTTAGAACTAATTTGCTGTAATCACCCCATTCATCAGCCATAATTAAACCCTAACATTTTTTAATAAATTCATTATTGATACACACATTGTTTCGTAACAAGCAACTTTATCTTTATCAGAAATTTCATTTTCCAATTCATGTTTGCCGTTTTCAACAATAGTTTTCATTTGTCTCACAATCGTTTTGTATTGATTTGAGTCTGATTGTGAAATCTTTTCAGATAATACCCTTAATTTAAGAATATTATCATTTGGAACATTTGTCATATTAAATAATTTTTATTTAGATTATCCCTCCAATAAAGTTTCCTTAAGTTCTACTAATTTGGAAAGGTTATTTGTAAAATTTTCATCTATTTCTATTTTATCATTTAACAATTTATCCTTAACTCGTAATAGTCTGTCTTTTGAATCTAAATCAGCTGTTTTAAACTTACTATCAATCAAATCAATACATTCTCTAATTGTTATAGAATAAATGTTTTTCTTTTCTTCTTCAGTTGATTCAATAAGTACCTTAAGCATTTTACGTTCAGATTCACTAAGTTCTGAGTATTTTTCGTTGTATTTATCAACCATTATAGTCGATAACATACTCATGGGTAAATCAATTGTTTCAATTATTTCTTTTTCTTTATTCGATTTTATATATTCAACAATCTTACTAGTGCAATCAATCATTTCATTGATGTTTTTAGCACTTTTTTTAGCAAAGATTAATTTAGCTATATTTTCGTGTAATGTTTCTTTTTCGTAGCTAATAGCTTGTTCTGATAACACTGGTTTAACTAAGTTAGCATTTGCTTCTAATATATCTTTTTTTGAAAACTTAGACATAAGTGCAATGTTTTCTTGAACAAACTGTGTTGCTTTAAACTCATTTTCTTCAACCATATTTTCAATGTTATCATACACTAAAAATTGTGTTCTTAATATTACATTTTCTTTAATAGCCTTAATATAATTCTTAAACAATAATTTAGTATTATCGTTTTTAGAAACCATACCTTCAGCTAATGTGAAATTAAAAATATTATTTATTTTACCAAAATTTTTCATGTTTGTTCTTTTTAATAAATATCATTATTTTGCGAAAAAGCCTTTATTCCTCTAAGATTTTGTCAATATCACTAATCATGCTATTGATTTCTTTATTTATCTTAATATTCTTGTCGTATATTTTTGTTTTTTCGTCTTTATTCTCATTTTTAGGTTTTACCGACTCCACTAGTAAATCAACAAATCTGTTCTGATATTTCTTATTTCTTTCTTCTATTTTTTTAGTTAATATCTTTTTTTGTTCTGTTAATAATTTTTCGGCTTTTCTAACTGTTTCAGCTACTGGTTCAGTTTCTGCTGGTGCGGTTTCTGTTGCCGCTGGTTCAGTTTCAGCACCAGCTTCTCCACCAAGCTCAGCACCACCTTCAGCACCAGCCTCAGTACCACCTTCAGCTTCACCTTCAGTTTCACCACCAAAATCTAAATCTTCACCACCTAGGCCACCTCCACCGAATGAACCGCCACCGCCTCCACCACCAGTGGCACCGCCACCTTCGCCTTCAGCAGATGCAGCACCACCTTCACCAGCAGCACCACCGTTAAGAGCAAGTTGATAATCACCATAGATTCTATCAACAACATCAAACATACCAGTATGTTTAATAACATTACCAGTGTTGGCCAATTCAGCCGCAGCTGCTTTTTCCATACGTTGTTCAAGTAAATCCTGTTTGATTTCATCATCAGACCAACCAAATATTTCTCTGTGTGCACGTGTCATTGACATAGCCGCAAAACCATTTCCAATATCACTAGTTGCATCTTTGAATAAAGTAACTTTGGTTTGTGTGTGCTCAATCTTAAGCATTTCAGCTTGTGTTGATGGATTATTAAGTGTAAGTGTAAAATTATCTAAATCTTCATCAAAACCAAGAATGTATAAATGTATAATAGCTATTTTATTAAGCTCTTGTAACATAGCTTGTTGTATTCTGTTAATAGTTCTTGCAAAACGAATATCTTGTAATGCTAAGTTTTTACCATCACCATTCGCTTCATCAAACCCTAAGAATGGCTTAGGTACTCTTAATGATGTAAATAAATTACTTCTAAGATATTCGATATCAGCTATTTGGTCTAAGTTACTGGCACCTGGAAGTGTATCAATAGGGTTTGGGGCATCTTCAGTTCTTACTGGGATAAAATAATCTTGGTCATTTGAAAGTTGATTAAATCTTAAATCCATTTGGCCAGTCTTAGGGTCAACGATAGGCATACGTTTAAACCTATCGGCAATTGCATTTACGTATGCTTCAACATCATCATCTGCAATATTACCAACATATATTTTATAAACACGTCTTTCTGGGGCACGAGTTACACGATAAACAAGCATTGAATCTTCAGATAACAATAATTGTTTCCAAACACGTCTAGATTTTTCTAGAACTGATGTACCATAAGGTAAACGTCTATCATCACCTAATAATCTAAAGTGAGCAATTTGCCATGAATTAAATTCAACATCACGACCTCTCCAAAAGAATTTAACCTTATCAGCACCATTTTTATCATCTTCATCTCTAACAGTATCTCTACCAGAAATCATATCAAATAAACCGCTTTCTCTGCGTTCCATTTCATAATTAGGCATTTGTTTTGCACCTACTATACCGTTCTTTTCATCGATGTTTAAATACACAAAATTATCACCATATTTACAAGTATTTCTAGTAAACATTGGTAATGATGTATGTAAATCAAGTCTATTAAAAAATAGGTCTTCTAATATACCTTTAACTCTTTTACTATCTGAGTAAACATTAAGCATTCTACCTTGGTCATTAAGCGTAGTTGATTCTTCCATCATAACATCCAAAGCGGCTGCTATTGTTGGGTAGAACTCCATCGCTTCAAAATCGGCATATGAACCAACACGTGTTGTTTCATAATTGATTGATTGTTGGAATAAACCATTTTCAACCTTCTTCCAAGTTTGACCTAAATATTTATTTTGTTGTGCTTGTAACTTAGCTCTTTCATATTCAGCCTTGTTATCTGTTTTAAGAAGTTCACCATTTCCGATATTATATCTTTGTGTTTGAGTTTGTGGTTTTTGTTTAAAACCATCTGGACCAAGAACTTGACCTAATTTTTGAAATATTGTTAAATTTTTATTGTCTGCCATATTTTTTATTCTAAATATACTCTTTTTTTTATTTTTTTAAAGGTTATTGAACATAATCACATTCAACATAAGCTTCTTTTGTTAAAACACCACCTTCATTGACAACAGCATTATATGAATACGTTGATATCCAATCTTCACCATTCGACCCAGCAACAGCTGAACAAAAAAATGGTCTTTTTTGTTTTAGACTTGTTTTAGCTACCGCATCATTAGTTGGTTGCGGTGACCAAGTGTAAGCATCAATACCATATGATTTAGTGGTAAATACTCTAGTTTTTGTTGAAAATCCCATAACTTTATAATTTATTTTGAACCGCTAAATAACCATAAGTATTGACCAGTTGGGTCTTGCATATTTTTTGCTACTGTAGGGCTAAATTTTGGCTTTGGCAATGCTGCCTTATTTCTACTATCTTTAGGAACAAAACCGCTACCAGTTTCTAGATTAAGTTCTTCTTGTGTTTTTTGTGCGTTAGCACTACCTAACCAAGCATTTAAAATAGCTTTGTTTTGTTTTTCTAATTTTTCTAAGTTTTTAAATGAATGTTCTACAACCCATAAAGCCATACCCAATGACATTAATAAGTCATCATGATATCCGTCTTGATGGTCTGGACGGCCATTCTTGTAAATAAAAGTTTTCATTTCAGAGGTTAATCTAACTGAACGTACTTTAATACCATTGGTTCTAATTTTAAATTCTAAATTAGCAATCATCGGAAGACGAACATTGGTTGCTTGAAAACCTGGAGTTTTTGTGTCCTTAAAATGCGATGTTAATTCTCTTTGTCTAGCCGAAAGAATCTTGCCACCAACACTATCATAATGTAACCTCTTATAATCGAATTCTAGCAGTTTTAAGACAGTTGTAACACCCATACCACCAGTTATATCAACTACGGTATAAGCCTTGTATAAATTGCCGTATTCTTCCACTATTTGAGCAAGTAAATCTGGTTGTATCTTACCTTGATATTCCATTACTTGTTCCATCGTTGTAAAATCTACTATTACCATTGTTGAAGCATCCTCACCATCACCTCTCGAAACGTCAACGCCCATTACATATTGATGGCCATCTTGTGGTTCTTCCCAAACCCAAATTTCATTTTCAACACCATAAGTGAACTTTGGTTCCATTACGTTATTTTTAACTTGGAAATCTATATACTCATCATTGATTACATTACCACCAGAACCTACAAACGATACATCTAATTCTTGTGCAATCATCTTAGCATCATTATTCATACCTAAACACATTTCTTCATACCATGAAGATGTTGGTTTATAGCCATCAGCTACCATTCTGTTATAAGAATCAAATGTAAATTCAGTTTCAACAATAACTTCGTCCCCTTTATACCATCTTAAATCTTTATTGTATCTAAGGTCTTCATACCATTTCATTTCAATGATATTGAAATTGTTTTTCTTTTGTTTAGCTTGGTCGTATGTTTTGTAATATAATTTATCCATACCTTTTGGTGTTGAGATTAGAGTAGCTTTACCCCCAGTACCTAACGCTGTTAAAGCAGCACCAAATACTTCATCACCATTATCAATATATGCAGCCTCATCCATTACAAGATAAGTAGGTGTAAAACCTCTTAACGCATCCTTAGATGTTGCAACCGCTTTAACACGACTACCATTAGGTAATTTAATTTCTTTTTTAGAGTCAGTAAGGAATATTGATTTAGATTCATTTTTTTCGTTGCCATAGTATTCATGACCCCAAACCCATCTTGGTAATTGTGCTAAAAAGTCTTTAATCTTAGCTAAGAACTCGAAAGCTAACTCTTGTTTATTAGCGATGATTAGAACTGCTTCTGGGTTTTGTTCATCCGCAAATCCTACCTTGATTGACATATAAGCAGCAGTTGTAGTTGATACACCAGCCTGTCTAGGTTTAGTTACTAAATTAAATCTATGTAATTCATATGCGTGTATAATTTCTTTCTGTCTTGGAAAAAGTCTAAAAGGTACAAAACCTTCTTGCGTTTTGTCAAATGTTTCTAGATAAGTCTCAATAGCATATATTGGACTCGTTAGGCATTTAACATATTCTTTGAATATTTCATTAGTTGTTAACATAATCTTTTTTCTTATAAATATACCAAAATACTGGAAAAATGATTAGTGTAAACAACAAAAGGGCCAATTGGCCCTTTTAAGTGTTTGTTTTATAGTATTTAAAATAATTCTTCGATGTTCCAACCAGTATCTTCACCCTCATCTTCTGGATTTGATTCACTACCATCACTCCCCAATAAATCATTTAGTTCAAATGTTTGATTTCCACCAATTTGTGTTGGGTTTTCTTTTTCAGAAACTTCATTCATTGCTTCATTGAATTCATCAGCTTGTAATCCTATTCTAACATCATGAACGATTTTTTTAATTATACCTTTACCTTCTTTGGTCCCAGATAAAATTTCTTTCATAGCTCTATTAAATTCTCTTACAGGTAATGCAGCTAATTCAGAATATATATGGTGTTTTAGGTTAAAATCATCTGGGTCTATTGCTTCTGAAAATTTTTCCCAAATTGCTGGACCTATTCTCATATCCCATGGTTCAGCACCTAAATAATCAGCTTTATTGATTACATATTTACCAATCTTTTTGTTTTTAGGTAAACCATGTGCTGATAATATTTCCATAACACCCTTAACTAGTTCATGAATAAGAACTGGGAATACCATAGCTTGTGCTGTGATAATGGCTTTAGGGTTTTCAGTTGTAGGAAATTGAACGTGTACTACACCACCATTGATTGAACCTTTTTCTTCATCATGCATTGGTGGGACCAAATAATAAGTATAATCAGCAGCTGCCATTAACTTAGCGTATTTATTAGGCAATTTAGGGTCAATATCAGTTAATTCATCGTCTACCATATGAAACATATGTGAACATTTTTTTGCGGCACCTTGAATCATTGCGTTAAGAAATCTTCTTTTACGTACTTCTTCATTAGCATTAATAATTTCATCATGGTTTTTAAATTCCATATCTATATTAACTGGTTTAGGGTTTTTCTTTGTACCCTCCATATTAATATTTTCAGTTAATTCTGCATGAATTTCAACAGTATCTTCATCCATATCATATTCTTCACGAATCATTTGAATAGCTAATTTTTCTAGTGCTCTTTTGTTTTTAGATTCAATCATAATTGTATCTTTAAGCAATGGTAACGTATTACGCATAACTTGAATAGCATCAATAGAATCAACGTCATAAGCTCTTTTATAACGTTTAGTAACTTCATTAAAACGTTCACCCATAATTGTTTGAACGAATAACCCATCATCAGTACTTGGAATACATGGATGGTCTTTACCTAAAGAATGTAAATCATTAGCTATTTCATCTTCTAATTGAGGATGCATTCTTTCGGTTAATCCTTCTGGATAAACAACATTTTCATTTAAACGTTTTTTTTGTTTTCCTTCTTGGGCTTTTTTTAAAGCTTCTTCAGCAATTTTTTTATAATCTCTCATTATTTTATATCTTTAATTTTAAACGTTTTTATAACTTTTCTCTCTTGTAAAAATTCAGTTAATTCTTGTTTAGTTATTATCCTTTTTTCAGTTAATGGTGTTGTTGCTGCTGCTGGAGCTGCTGTTGCTGCTGTTGCTGGGGCAGTAACGCCAGCTTTAGATAAATCTTTTAAACCAGTAATTAATTTTGTTAATTGATTTCTAGGAACACCAATAAGTTCAGCGAATGCCGCAATAACTTCTCTTTTAGCTACAGGAGTTTTAATAGTTGTTATAACATTTTCTGGTATTCTTTTAGAAATTAAAACCATTAATTTTTTAGCCTTTTGATTCATTTTCACATCATCATTCTCATCATCTGCTACCGCTGGAGCCGCTGGAGCTGCTACTGGAGCTGCTGGGTCAAGTTCATTTATTCTTTTTGTTTTACCAAACATTTTTTCATTCATGTGTTGTCTAAATTCTTTTAGACCCATATAATCTTCTTCATCTATTTTGCCAGCAGATACTAAATCTCTAGTTGTTTTAAACTTACGAACTTCATTGGTTTCTCTATGAACTAAAAAATGTTTATGGCCTTCATATGTTTCTTTAGCTTTGTTACTTAGCTCTTCAACCATACTACTAGCCATTTCTTTTTCTTTTTGAAGCATAGGAATAGCGATATTCTTTTCAAATTCATCAACTGGGTGAATTAATTTTTCACCATGGTTATCAGTTTCATCATGACAAAGAACTGCAATAACGATTTCTTTAGTTGGAGTAACCCCTCTAACCATTTGATAATTTTTACCATCAATATTGAAAGGTTTAGAAATTTCACCAGTATTAGGGTCAACTACATTAGAAAGATACTTGATTGTTTCTTTATCTTGTGGTTGAATAATAGCCTCTGGATTACCTTCTTCTAACTGCATAGCCATAGATGTAATATTAGTATCTTTCATTGAGTCAGTTTTTGCTGCTTTATCAGTGATATTAACTGGAACATCTTTAAGCGTTGTTTTTAATGTTTTTTGTATTGTAGGGTCTGCTAGTTGTTTTGTTGTAACATTAAGAGCCTCGTTAGTTTTCTTTTTCATGTAATTGTTTATTATATTTCAATATTATGTCTTTTTCATATAATTTGTCCTCAACACTTTTAATTGTTTCGCCAAATTTGAAACATAGCCTATGTTCTGGATAAGAATCATAAGCATTTATATTTTCCCAAGCTAAAGCTATTACACCATCAACAGCATCCCAAACAGCAAATGTATCACTATTTTGGATTACATCTAGTTTTAATTCAGATTCTAATTTACCAACCTTTTTAATAAAGCCTTCATTAGGTGGTTCTGGTCTCCCAGATGCTGGGTATGTATCCCAATCTTCACCATCAATATCGGTTACTGTATCGGAAAAAATAAATTCATAAATGAAATTATTTTTATAATCCTTACCAACCATATTAATATAAATTAAAAATAAATCTTTCATTATTTAATAGCTTTTGGGTCTGGTTGTACGTTAGGCATTGGTAGAAATGGTTTGTTTTTTCTACTTGGAGCAATGTTAGGTTTCACCTTTTCTGGTGATGGTGCCACTTCTGGTGTTGGTTTAACAACAGGTGCAATCATTGGTTCAGAATTCATATCTTCTTGATTAAACGTCTCGTGAAGCTTTTCCACGATTTTATGTTTGAATTTAGCTTCTTCGCTACCTTCTGGTGCAAATATACTCAATTTTTTTGGTTTAATCAAGAACCCTTCCTCTTTTTCTTCTAAAATATTTTCTTCCAAATCATCATCACCAAAATTTAAATCTTCTTCCCCACCAGTTGGTTCCTCGTCACCGCTTGGTTCGTTACCACCTTCAGAATCATTATCACCAGCTGATTTAACTTTTTTGATAATATCTCTTTGGTCCTCAGCATCCATTTCAGATGTGTGAGTTGCAGATAATAAAGAATTAATGGCAAATTTTTCCAGTTCTAAATCTGGTTGCCCTTGTTCTTCGTTATAAGTTCTTAATGATTGTCCTAACTTACCTGTTAGTTGTTCGATGTATTTTTTTGGGTCTGATTCTTCGTCAGCCTCTACGCCAGCATCAAATGGTGTGTCATCAAATGGTTTATCGTCAGCTGGAGCTGGTTCCTCTGATGGTTGTGCTGGTTCATCCATAGCTGGAGCTGGTGTTTCTTCAGAACCACCAAAGTCTAAGGATGTATCAGCTGGAGCTTCTGCTGGTACAGGTTGTGTACCAGCAAGCTTCAACTTATATTTAACTTCGTTTACTTGATTGTGTAAACTTTTTTTTTTATATTTCCTTCGCTAAGAGTATCAATGATAGCATCCATGTTTTCTAAAGCTCTAAGAATAGATAACTTATGTTCAGTTATTGGTTCTTCATCTTTAACTTCTTCTTCATCATCCAACATACTTTCAACAGCTTGTTCTTCTTTAGTTAATTCGCATTCATCACACATTTCTTCTGTTTCTTCTTCTAAAGGTTGATTACCTTCTAAGTTACCTTCACCAGTAAATCCACCACCCTTAGGCATGTCAGAAAAACCACCAGCAATAGCGTTTTCAGTTAATAAATTGTCATTTTCAAACACATTAATATCACCACCAACACCATAAGCTTCAGCTAACGATTTAAATTTAAGATTTAAATGTTTGATTGCTTTAGAATATGAATCATAAGCTTCAGATTTTTTGTTCATTAAACCACCGATATATGTAAAATCTTCAGTAACAAGATTTGATGTCTTATTGCTTGTTTTAATATAATATTCATGATTTTCTCTTACGATACCATAAGCTTTACCATCTGGTCCCATTTTAGTTAACTCAACAACTGATGTTCTATGATTTTCGTTAATAGGTGATATACCCATTAATTGAATCATACGTTCACTAATTTCTTTACCTTTAAGGCCAATTGGATTAATTTTATTATCTTTTTTCATAATATATTTTTTGTTTGTTTTATTTTATTATAAATATCTAGTTATTATTAAAAATTAACCAACATTCGGACTACCTAGATAAACATCTTTATTATCACCTAATAGATAACAACCAGTACCACCGCTTATTGTTTTAACAAATATATCAATATTTGAAGCAGCACCAATATTAATAGTTACCCCATTAACAACCATTGTACATCCAACAGAACCACCATAAATTTCAGTATACGTGTGTGCTGTTAAATTAGCACTTTGTGCTGGAACTATTACACTATAGATATCATTAATTTTTCCCATAATTATTTCTTTTCTAATAAATATTAAGTAAAACAAAAAAAGCATCTAATTTAGATGCTTTATTTAATTTATTGTTTATTATGTTTAACTATATGTTGTTTTAGATTCCATTCACCACCAATTTCTTTTCCACATATTTCACAAACATATTTTTTCATTGGTTTATTTTTATTATGTGCAGTTTTACCTTTTTTAGCTTCACTAATTTTTTTACAATGTTCTTCAGTTCTTTTAGGTTTTGGTCTCCTTAATTTTTCTTTATTTTCTTCTTTTTTCATAGGATTATTTTCACCAGATAAAGCTTTACTTATTTTTTCTTTATATTCTTTATCATTATGAAAATCATGTGAAAGTCTTTTTCTAATTGTTTCCTCACTTTGTTTATTCCCTAATTGATAATTTCTTAATTTTTCTTTGATTTCATCACTTCTAACATATCTAAGCTTAGCCCTAGTTTCTTCAGACGGGTTATTTAAACCTTCACCACCATCGGTTAAGTTAACTAAATTACCTTCATTCAAATCTTTTCTACCAAAATTTTTAATTAATAATTTTTCGATTTCACATGCTTTCTCCCATGTTATATCGTTTTCAATTATCTCAATAGAATAACCAATTTTATTAGTAATATTCAACCAATATTTGTTTTTTCTATTTTTTGTTTGATAAGCTCTTGCTTTTGTTTGTCCAACGCCAACATAAAATACTTCGTTATTATCATTTCTTCTATGTAAATAAACTACCGCCATAAACCATATGTTTTAATATAAATATATTAAATTAACGAAAAAGCTGCTTTGATTGTTGGCTAATTTGATAAATCGGCTTTTATTGTTGGGTGTGATTTATAATTATCAAATATAAAATCATCTGGTTTTAAATGACCAAACAAAGAAACATCCTTAGATAAGCTATTATAGAAAGCATTAGTATTCATATGAACCAAGCTAGGTAATTTGTATGGTTCCCTTGTTTCTCTCGGTACAAATGCTTGCTCTAGTTCTAAATCACTCAAATTATCTTTTATTTTTCCATCAGATAAATACTTTACAAACCACTCATTACGTTCTTCATTTGTCATCTCCCTACCAATTTGTTCTTTGGCCTGTTCGATATGATTCAAATACAAATGAGTATCACCTAAGACACCTATAAGCTCGTCTGGAACCATATTACACACTTTGGCTAGTATCTCTAATAAAAGTCCATAAGAAGCAATATTAAACGGTAAACCTAAAAAAGTATCTACACTTCGTTGTTCCCACATTAATGTTAATGCTCGTTTAGGAATTGAAATTGGTATATTTGTATTATATATGGTTGTATACTTATCGAACCATTCATGCTGTGGTAAACCCATTCTATCCCATGGGATAATGTGACCGATTGATAACTCACGTAAACAATTCCATCTTTCTTTTTCTGTTAATTCTCTAGTATAACATTGGAACCCATAATGACATGGTGGTAACACCATATTATCAATTTCACCAACATTCCAAGCATTAACTATCAATCGTCTTGAATCTGGATTGTTTTTAAGGTCGTGAATTAAGTTTGCTATTTGGTCTATACCAACAAAGTATTCATTGTCAATTGAATCGTCTCTTCTTTCACCCCAATTTCTCCATTGCTTACCATAAATTGGTCCAAGGTCACCCCACTTCTCAGCAAAGTCAGCATCGGTTTTTATTTTTTCAATGAATTCTTCTTTTGATAAATAATGTGGGTCTAAACTTATACTTTCCCAACCATTCGCCCTCATTTTTTCTTGTTGTTCTCTTGTTTTTCTTATGTGTGAAGTAGCATAAGCTTTATAAGCATCCCCATCCCATATATGACAATCATTTTCAACAAGATACTTGATATTGGTATCACCACGCAAGAACCAAATAAGTTCTGTTATGATACCTTTGGTATACATCTTTTTAGTTGTTAATAAGGGAAATCCATCTGACATCTTATGTCTAATGATTCTACCAAATATGCTTAGCGTTCCAGTACCAGTTCGGTCCATCTTTTTGTTACCGTTTTCAAGGATATCCTTCAAAAGGTTTTGATAATCTCTATCTAATTTATTCATTGGTTATGTTTTTTAGTTTTTGATATAATTCATCATCTAATTTTTCTTTAAGCATTAAATCAATTGCTTCTTGATTATTAGCATATTTTGACGCATTATCCATTAATTCTTCCATTATACTAAGAGTTACATCTTTAGGTACACCAATCTTAGCTAAAGTACCAATTACAATTTCTATTTCTTCTTGTATCATTATTTAGTAGCTTCGGTTACATAAACAGTTATATAAGCTTGTAATTCTTGAAGTTGTTTTGGTTCTAGAACTGTATCTCCTAATTCAGCAGCGGCAATGATTGATTTCATGTTGGTAATCAATTTAGAACTCATTCCTTTCAATAAAGCTTTTGCTTCAGCTTCTTTCATCTCATTAACTTCTTTAAGAATATTAACTGGGTCAATCGCATCCAACTTTTCAAATGAATATGCTTTGATATGTGAGTTAAAAACCTTGCCTTGGCTCTCAGCTAATTCGAATCTTGTGTAATCAGTAGAAGTAACACCAGCATATTTGTACTGTGTACCTTTATTGAAAATAAGAGTTAAATCGTTGTTTTCTTTGTTATAGATACTAGCTAGAATGTTGCTAGAGTTGTACATAGCTTTAACTACGCTGTCTTTTTCTTGTCTTTTTAAAATCATTTTTTGTTTATTTATTTTATTGTTATTGTTCGGTTCTAAAAGAAATTATTTGGTTCATATTGAAAACTTTATGAGTGTTGTCAAGCTTTTTATTTTCAGTTGATAAAATAAAATAACCGTTATTTATTTCATACCAACAATTCTCAAACTCGTACTTAGTCTGGGTAATACCTTCACCTTTGACTAAAATTGATAATTTTTTATAAATCTTCATAAATATTTTTATACAAATATACAAATATTTATTGAGAAAAGCAACTTGCTTTAATGAAAAATAATTAGTATCTTTGTAAAAAAAAACAAACCATGAGTATGAATAGAGAAATTTACCCTAAGGTTAAAATAATAATGACCCAATCTATCAAAGAAGCTAAGTATTTTGACGATGTAAAGGTAAAACCAGAACATATTATCCTATCAATATTAACAGATGGTGATAATGAATGTGTTAAGGTTTTAAAAAAATTTAGTATCGGTATCGATATAAATGACCTATACGATAGAATGTGTGACTTCATTAGAAAGACTGACTTAACACCAAGAGTCCCATCAATTAGTAGTAGAAGACTACCATTTTCTGATGAAACTAAAGCTATTATGAAGCTAGTTGATTCTGAGTGTGAAAAATTAAATGATAATATGATTGATACAACGCATATCATGTTAGCTATTTTAGCGTCTAAAGCCCATATAAATGAATTTCTCAATTATTATGGAATAACATATGACAGATTTAAAAACACGATGAAAGAAGACTCAACAAATGGTGCTTTTGAAAATGATGACATTGAAGAAAATGAATCATTTAAAAAGAAACCAAAACAAAATGAAACCAAAAGCAAAACGCCAGTTTTAGATAATTTCTGTAGAGATATTTCTAAGGCAGTTGAAAAAGGTGAATTAGACCCAGTTATTGGTAGACTACCAGAAATAAAACGTATTTCTCAAATCCTATCACGTAGGAAAAAAAATAACCCAGTTCTTATAGGTGAGCCAGGTGTGGGTAAAACTGCCATTGTTGAAGGTCTTGCTAAGCTTATCAAAGACGGTGAAGCTTCTAGAACTCTTGCTGGTAAAAGAATCTTTACTCTTGACCTAGCTTCAATAGTCGCTGGTACCAAATACCGTGGCCAATTCGAGGAAAGAATGAAAGCTGTATTAGAAGAATGTAAAGCTAACCCAGATGTAATCTTATTCATTGATGAATTACATACTATTATAGGTGCTGGAAATGCTTCTGGTTCGCTAGATGCATCAAATATATTCAAGCCAGCATTGGCTCGTGGAGAACTCCAAATCATTGGTGCTACTACACTTGATGAATATCGTGAAAACATTGAAAAAGATGGTGCATTAACTAGACGTTTCCAACAAATTCTTGTTGAAGAACCAACGTTGGATGAAACCAAAGCTATTCTTACTAACATTAAGGATAAATACGAAGCACATCATAAGGTTAAATATACTGATGAAGCAATTGAAGAATGTGTTAAGCTTTCGGCTAGATATATTATGGAAAGAGCTATGCCAGATAAAGCTATTGACGTATTAGATGAAGCTGGTGCATCAACCAATGTAACAACTGAAAAACCAGAAATTATCAAAGAACTTGAAGCCAAAAAAACAAAAATAAACGAAAAGAAAAAAGAAGTCGTTATCAAACAACGATATGAAGAAGCTGCTGAATTAAGAGATGCTGAAAAAGCTGTTGAAGAAGAACTTAGAATCGCTACAAGTGATTGGCAAGATAAATTGGATAAAAAAGTAACTATCGTTGGTGTTGAAATAATTTCAGAAGTTGTTTCAATGATGACTGGTATTCCTTTATCTAAAATATCTACACAAGAAAGTAAAAAGCTTATGGATATGGATAAAGAACTTATGGGTAAGGTTATTGGACAAGACTCAGCAGTTACCAAAGTCGTTAAAGCTATTAAACGTAACCGTATAGGCATCAAAGATAAAAATAAGCCAGTTGGTTCATTTATCTTTTTGGGTCCAACAGGAGTCGGGAAAACGCTATTTGCGAAGCTATTGGCTGAACATATCTTTGGTGACAAAGATGCATTGATTAGAATGGATATGTCAGAGTATATGGAAAAACATTCTGTATCTAGACTTATTGGTCCACCTCCAGGTTATGTGGGTTATGACCAAGGCGGTCAATTAACTGAAAAAGTGCGTAGAAAACCACATTGTGTAATCTTATTTGATGAAATTGAAAAAGCACATGATGATGTTTATAATCTTTTATTACAAATGCTTGATGAAGGACAATTAACCGATGGTCTTGGACGTAAGGTAAACTTCAAGAATGCACTTATTATTCTTACATCTAATATTGGTGTTAAAGAAGCTAATTCATTTGGTAAAAACATGGGATTTGAAACTGCTGCTAGTATTCTTTCTGAGGATAATAGAAGTCGTGATATCATTGAAAAAGCTCTTAAAAAGAAATTCAGACCAGAGTTCCTTAACCGTATTGATGAAGCTATCGTTTTCAATGGTTTGAAAAAAGAAGATATTGGTAAAATAATTTATTTGGAAATTGCTAATCTTGAAAAACGTATTAGTGAAATGAATTATAAGCTTAATATCAATGAAGAAGCAATTGAATTCTTAGCTGAACAAGGTTATGATGAAATATATGGTGCTAGGCCATTAACTAGAGCGATTCAACACTACGTTGAAGACCCAGTAGCTGATGAAATACTAAACGGTACAATAGGTGAAGGTGAAATAATTAATATCACCTTGAATAAAGAAAAAACCGAATTGGTTATCAAAGCGGCTAAGCCACCTAAAACACCTAAAACAAAATAAAAATAAAACCCCACACTTTTGTGGGGTTTTTTATATTTATATTATATGAAAGATAAGATTAAAAATTTAGTTAGGGAAAGACTTCTTGAAAAAGAAGAAAACTATATTACACCACCAAATATTCCAAATACTATGAATTTTTGGCATGGCGGTAATCTTAATGAATTTAATGATGTTATTTCACAAAAAAATGGTAGATACGAATATGGACCAGGGTTATATTTAACCACACACCATGATACTGCTATGAAATATTCTAAAGGTAGTAGGAAATTATATCTAATTACAGTTGAAAAAGGGGTAGAATTAAACGATGCTCTATTAGATATTAGTACGGTAACGGAATTCATTAAAACATATGTTATACCATCTATGAAACAAACTGTAATCGAAAGATTACAAAAATATAATAATGAAAATAAAATTAAAGCTTATATTTTTAATAATATAATAATTAATGAAAAAGCAATAAAACCAAGTAATACTAAATTCCTAAGACAATTTTATATTGATAATGGAATCGATTATGAATTGGTTGATAATCCTTTTGGGTGGGGTGAAACAATGATGGTTCTATATAACATGAGAAAAATCGTTAACACTATGATAATCAAACCATCAGATAGATTTAAAAACTATGACTTATCAAATGAAACCAATAATTAAACAACTTCTTAGGGAAAGACTTCTCACCAAAGAAGATACCGATGTTAGAACTGTTTCTGACTTCGTAAATTTTGCTAAACAATATTTAGGTATTACAGATGATGTTAAGGTTGCTCTTGCATATGAAAGAACACCAGACCTTACTACAACTGCATATTATGACCTTAAAGGATTCATTAAAATATATGTTAAAGATAGAGCTATAATCGATGTATGTCGTTCAATAGCACATGAACTTGTTCATCACTTACAAAATATTGAAGATAGATTATTAAATATTGCCGAAGATGGTGAAGATGGTAGTCCAATTGAAAACGAAGCAAATGCTGTTGCTGGAATAATAATAAGAAAATATGGGAAATTACACCCAGAGTTATACCAATAAAATGATTTCAACTAGACAACTTTTAAAAGAAGAATTATTACTTAATGATAGACGAAATAACCTATCATTAGAATCATTAGCACTGATTGAAAATCCAATATATATTAAGCATATACTAGGTATTGATGTGCCATTAAATGAATCTATCTCTTTTGAAATTAGACGATTAATTATTGAAGAAGAAGAAAAAGTTAGTAAATTCGGTGAAACATTAAGAAATTATATTGGTGGTAAGATTGCTGGTACTAAAGAAAAAATAACTCAAGTAGTAACAGATGTCTCAACGCTTAAGGATGCCGCTGTTTTAATATGGGATTTATGGATAAATCCAGAGTTTATGATACCAGCTATGAAAAGTATAAAAGGTGTTTTAAGTGGCATTTTCAATAGTATTAAAACTGCTTGGGGTAATATAACTAGTTTTATTGGTGCTTCTAGTACAAATTTTAAAACTGGTTTTGATAATATAATAACTAAAATAGAAAACATAGTCAATAAATTATCTAGTGGTGACGGATTATTTACCTTTATTTCTATAATGGGGTTTGCCGCATTACTTAAATGGTTATATGATAACACTATAATAAAATTAGTAAATTTTGGTAACGAATTAGTTGGTCTTAAAGATATTTTAAGTAACTTAACAGATGCAGTAGCAAATTTTTTAGCTGGTTTTAAAGATTTCGAACTTTCAGCACTAGCTACTTTTGATATAAAACCTATTTTAGAATGGTTTAATACTATTGGTAATAACGCTATTGATATAGTTAAATGGTTTAAACAAAAAACTGTTCAAAAAATTCTCGGAAATGTTGTTATTGGACTACAAATAATCAGTGTTTTAGCATTTGTTTTAACACCAGTAATAAAATCAATTAATTGGGCTAAAAAATTACAAAAAAAATAAATAAATTATAATCATGGAACATACAGGAAAATCTCTAATCAAACAATTACTTAGAGAAACAGCACAAAAAAATAATAATTCAGCCGATGTAGTATCAATGAATATCCCGTTTCTAATAAGAGTTATGGAATATTCTAAAGAAGATGCTAAAACAGATATGGATTTACATAAAGCAACCGAAAAAATGATAGAATTATCAAAAAATGGTAAAACTTTAACAATGGATGATTATGAATCTATTTTTGGTGGTAAAACACTTGATGAAGGATTTGGTAAAACCATAGCTACAGCAGCATTAGGTGGTGCTTTAGCATTTGGTGGAATGAATGCAGCCAAAGCACAAAATCCATTTCAAAAAATAAAAGATAAGGTTAGTAATACAATCGGACAAGTAACCAATAAGCAAGATAATTCACCAAAAGAATTTCTAGCACCACCTAATGCTGAAACATTCGCACAAGCAAAAACAAGAATGGAATCTAAAGCAAACGAAAACGTAGTTTTCGGAATAGGTAAAACGTCTTCACAATCTTTAGGTCTTGAATTAGCTAAATCAAACGCTTCAACCTCATATATGCAAAAACATAACTTAAACAATGTGTCAGCTTCGGTGAGAGTTATTGAAAATCATACTTATAAAACAGCTGATGGTAGTTTTATTACCATAGGTTTATTTGAATTCATCACAAAATAATTTCGCCAATATACTCAAAACTACCACATAATCTCTTATTATCAACAAAATGATTATTAAAAACTTTTTCATGTGTTACATCTGTACGTAAGCGTTTATGTTTACTAGTTGGCTTCCACAATGGTGAGTTTTCTTGATAATTAATTATCCTTGGGTGAGCACTCCTAGCAAAAAATCTTAACCCATCATCTATATGTAATTGGGCCATCGCATCTATAAACCTTACACCAACACCAAGTCCTTGAAAATCTGGTAGTATTACTACCCTATGTCCTCGCCACCCATTCTTTACCGCACCATTAGGCATTGTCATACTAGCAAAGAAACCAATTACTTGGCCTTCCCATACTGCAATATAACATCTAGAAGCTTTATTTACTGTTCCGTTTAAATAGTGATGGTCTTTAAACATTCCCCAACTATCATAGTTTGTACGATATATGTCGATAACGATTTTTGGTCGGACAAAAAAAAAACCGTGAAGTAATTCACCTGTATCTGTATTCAAAACCCAATCTGGTTCCAACCAATCAATAATATCATAATGACAAGTTGATAATACAATATTTTCTAATTTATTATTCTTAACGTATCTAGATAAAGATACGCTGGCCGCCTTAGCTACATTCCTATCCACAACGCTTGTAAACTCATCTATAACAGCACCAGTCTTTATCTTTCGGGCCAAATCAGCTCTGAATTTTTCACCATTGGATAATACGTGATATGGCTTGTACCAAGAAGGTACCGAATTCAACCCAACGCTACCTAATTTATTGATAGCATCATCTGGTGAATCGAAGTGTGAAACAATTGATTTATTTGGGTCCCATATGGGCGTTTCCTCTATTCCAAATTCTTTTAGAATGGTTGATTTGCCAGAACCAGAAGAACCGACAATAACACCAATCTTAAACTTTTCTGGAATCTTAGTTGGAAATTTCCATGGATAAAATTTAGAAGTTCCATCAAATTCACAATCGAATGCTTTTTCACTAGCACTTATATAATCATCCCTATCAACACTAACAGTTAATGGTTCTGAAAGTCTTTCTAATTTTTCTATTAATTTATCCATATGTAAAATTAATCTAAAACATTTTAAAGTAAACAAAAAAGGTTGGGAAATCCCAACCTTTTAATTTAATTTTAGAACTAAACTTATTTAATAAGTTTGTTAATTTTAGCCTCTAAAGCAGCAAGTTTACCTTCTAAAACAGCTGTTTTAGATGAAGTAGCTTGTTCAGCTAACCATTGTTTCTTTTTCTCAGCAACTGCTTCGTTAACGATGTTATCGATTAAATCAACAAGTTCTGCTTCTTTGATTTTTACTGTTTTTTTTGTGTCTGACATATTCTTACGGTTTAATTATTCTTATTATCTTACTTATAAATATATTGATTTTCTAGAAAAAATTAATTTTTTAAATATTTTCCATATATTGATAACATTTCTTGTGGGTCTAAACCTGTTTCAGATTTAAAAAATTCTGGGTCAGATGCTGCAAATTTTAAACCGTCAATAAATGCTGGGTCTTCCCATATATCAATTGGCTCACCACCATAATCCCCACTTACTTGATATAAATCCGATTTATCAACGCTATAATCTAGGTATGAGTTAGATTGAACACCAACACCAGCTTCTTGTCTAGTATCAAAACCTAATGAATAAATCTTTGCTTCTTGTGGTGATGGTATTGCTTTTAATAATGTACCACTACTGATAGCTGATGGTTCAGCTTTTACTTGTCTCATTGTATCAACATCAAAATAATTAACCTTACCGCCAGAATATACTGCAATAGTTTTATTTGGTGTTCCACCTTTTTTATATTCGGTTTTAAAAGCATTAGCATTATAGCTGTAGCCCATATTTTCTTTGGTACAAGAAGCTAATCCTGTTGCTGCTATAACACAACTAATAACTATTTTTCCTAGTGTCGATATTTCTTTTAAACCACCTTTTTTCAGATTGCCATTTTCATCAGCAACTACTGTTAATACATCTTCTTTACCAGTTTTTTCGTTACTAATATTAACAGTTGCAGTTGTATCTGTTAAACCAAACTGCTTCAAAGCATCGGCTAGATTTTTGCCAGTTACTTGTTCGTTTTCAGTTAAATGTCTTCTAAGACTTTCTTTGATATATTGTTTCATGGTTAAAATATTTCTTCTATTATAAATATATCAAGTAAATCATTTAGTTCTAGTTTTTTTCTTAATGAGAAATAAACAGCCGCATCCAATGAATCGGTAGCAATTGTTGAATCTAATTTTTCACCAGTTTTAGTTTTTAGAGCATATCTTTTCATGTGTTGAGTTTATTATAAATATAAACTCAACACATAAAATAAATATTTAACATAATTTATCAGCACAATTTGATGATGCTGGTGCATTAGGTTTTATCTTGAATTCATAACCCATTCCAAGAATATAACCTACCGCTTGTTGTAAAGCTTTATTAGAATCATGTATTGGGTCTGGGTTAATATCCGCATGTATTTCTAATTTGATGTCGTATAGGTCCAATAATGGTGCTATTTCATAAGCAACCTCAATTGATTTCCCTACCTCAAATAACATTCTTTCATTTACCAACTCTTTATCTCTTTGTTTAAATGTGTGGAAATATGTTGCGGCCACAATCATACCACCACGACCAACAACAACACCACTACCTAAATCTTCACTAGTTGATATTAAAATAACAGTAGCAAATTTATAGCTTGATTTTGTGTCTTTTTGAGAGTCAGTACCGACAGATACCTTGATTTTGTTTCCTTTAGCTAATTCTTCATCGAATAACTTTTCTAAATACTCAGTTATTGGTTCTTCAATAACTTTGTTGTTTCTTTTCCATTTCATCTTTTTCAATTTTAAAAACATATTATAATAAAAAAGGGCCCCAATTGGAGCCCTTAGTTTAAGATTTTTCTTCAGAAAATGGTAACGTTTTTGGTAATAACGCTTTCAATTTCTTATAGTTATCTTCACCTATATCTCCTTCTTTAACACCGAGTCTATATAGCGACCCACCGTTGCTTTTATCTAAATATTTAATTTCCTCTGGAAAACTCTTAATAGGATTCCCCGTTAGATTTAAAAATGTTAGATTTTTAAGATTGCCAATCTCTTTCGGTAATTCTTTAATTCGATTATCCGAAAGCACAAGCATCTCTAGACTGGCCAATTTACCAATAGACGGATGTAATTCAACTAGCTTCGCACCAGTTATAATTAACTGGTCTAGCTTTTTAAATCTACTAATGTCTGGTAATCTTGGTATTTCTCTTGTCATAAATCTTATTAATGGTGTTTGTTCATCCATCAATTCAAATAAGCTCTCAGCAAATCCAAATTGAATTAGAAAATCCAAATACTTGTTATTTTCCCATCCGTTCTTATTCTCTTTGGCCATCCCCATTAATTCTTCATAGAAAAAATTGGTTAAGCCTTCACTCTCAGATAAAACAGTCTCAAAAATACTAATGTTTTGACCGTTTTGTCTATTTTTTATCTGATTAGACTCAAAATGAATTTGATATAATACATCCGATTCACCAGAGAAAAATCTATTGTCGATAATAATATAAATATCAGAGTTTTTACCATTCGGCTTTTTATGTCCTTCAGTATAACTCTTAAACATCCCATTATCCTTTTTAGCTGTACACCAACTAGCAAAATTATCAAATGCTACATTCGCATCTCTTGTTTTTGGTATAAATACAGTAAACTTTCTATCCTTTACTGGTATCACTGCTTGGCCAGCATCTACAAACTTTTGTAGAGTTCTTTCTAATGCACTTGGTTCCTTTTCAATAAATGGGTCAACCACATCAAATAATTGTGCAAGCGATTTATATTGATTAATATCACTTGGGTCCGTTACATGCATTAACGTGTAATTTCCCTTGCACAACTCACTAAACTTCTTCTTACGCTTATTTTCATCAAATAAGGTTAAGTATTGATTAGCTTGTGGTAAATCCTCGCTAACTAAACGTATTGCAGCTTCTTTATTCTGTTCTTTACCATCCTTGATTAGTCTTGCAAATAAATTTAACATCCATTGCAAATACATCTTATTTTTCGTTGGGTCAGCTGAAATCATTTCCGAAAAAATATCAGAACAAACACTAACTTTTTTTAATAACCTCTCTTTTTCATTCTGCTTAACAGAATAAATGGCTATAACACCAGTCAAATCGGAAACATCTAAAAAGTTTTGTGTGACATGATTCTTATAAATTAACACAGGACGATAACCATCAGCAGTTAATTCTTCGAACCTAGTCTTAAGTTCCTCTTTATCAGAACAATCGAAAACATCGAATTCTTCGGCTAGATATGCTAATCTCTCAGATATGTCAATTTCTTTCATATTTTGTCTTTTGTTGCAAATATACTAAAAATATTTGAATAAGACAAGTATTATAAACAGAAACGCCTCATTAAATCTTCATCTTTATATTCTTCAACCCTTTTTTTGAGAATCCAAATTAATCCAGTTACTTCATCTACCTCTTTTTCAATGATATCTAAAATAACATCATTTGGATTTTCCCCATCAGTTAATCTATATTTTATTTCTTCGAAATAATTTCCCTTGTTTTGATTTATCAATTCTTGAATGATAACATTGTATGTTTCCCATCTTTCTTCCTGTTCCTCATCAAGCGTTTCTATTACATTTATTATGTGTTTAAAATATGCTTTATCTAGTGTAGTTTTCTTACCTCTACCAGCTTTTATAAAAAAATTATTAGCTTCCATAGGTGTAGTTTAAATTAAATGTTATTTAACTATAAATATCATTTCAAACCCGAATAAACCATTTTTTCTAAATAAAAAACCCTTATTTTATAAGGGTTTTTAAGCAAAATTCGATATTTTATAATATAATCTCTCTAACTCAGATGTTTCCGTTTTTATGTCTTCGATTACCTCAATCACCACTTGATTTGGGTCCGAATTATCGGTTAACTTATACTGCAATTCCCTTAATTTTAGATTGTTTTTTAATGAGTTTTTTAATTCTAATATTACTTGATTATAAGTAATCCATTCCATCTTTTTATCTAAATCACCAAGAATAAGATTTTCAGTCAATTTATTTTCATACTTGTGGTCCAAATAAGTTATAAACTCACCATATTGCTCTTTTAAAGCTCGTCTTATTTTAATCTTGATATTCATTTCATTAAAATGGTGTAACATTTTTGCTTAACATACCATGTTCGCTTATCTTCCCATCAACCCAGTCTTTTATTACTTGTTGTGTAAAATCCTCTTTGGTTTTATATTTCCTAGTCAAATATTCACATAATGCTTCAGCCGAAATTACTTCACCATCAGCCTTAATCTCAAACATTAAACTACTATGATAATCACCACCCTCTTTAACAAACTTTTCAGTTTTCAAGTAGTTAGCATCTAATTCTTCCTTGATTCTCTTAACCATTGAAGAATGAGTACTTTCTGTCATGATATTTTTCTTTAAACGGGCCATTTGAGACTCCGTAATAATAAGTTTCTTTTTCATACTAATAAATATTTTGATTATTTCAAAGAATCAATCTTAGCTTGAATTTCATGTATGCTTTTTACGCCAACAAGCTTATCAGCTAATATTCCATTCTTCATGAATACAATCGTTGGTACACTTCTAATACCATATTGATTAGTAATGGTCCTATTAGCATCAATATCAATCTTACCAACGGTTATATCATTGTTATTTTTGGCAATATTTTCAATTACTGGTGTTAACATCTTACATGGGCCACACCATTCTGCAAAAAAATCAATTACTGTTATGTCTTTTGCATCTACTATTTCTGCGAAATTCGCATCGGTTATCTCTATCATCATTTACTTAAATTTTTATTTTATTTATATTTATAAATATAATAAAAAACAATTAAAAATAAATGAGCGATTCAACTTTAATTTGGTCTTTTTTAGATAGAGAATACCCAAATGACCACCCAGTCATTTATTTATATGTATGTGGTAACGTTAGAAGCCCTAATACCGCAATTCAACGAGTAACACCATTAATTAAACAAATATTCTATCCAGCTATTTCTGAGCATATTATCAAAACTACTATAATCGGATTCCTTGAAATGAAAAAAAAACTATATCTTAAAGGCCAAATACGAGTTAAATCATTATATTAACCATTAGAATGTGGAAAACAAATTCTAGTCAAACGAACATTCTTTTCGAATAACTCAAAATCACAAGTGGCGAAATACTTAGCTATGTAAAAACCATTTTCATCTATTGTCATAGAATAAATCTTATCCAATATATCCATAATTTCCATTATATCAGTCATTTCACGCTTATTTAATTTACCATCTTTTAATGATAAATTCATGTTTGAACAATATGATGAATATGTTTTAAATGATTTAAACTGATTTTTATCGAAACAATCTAATGATGCTTCACATATTGTCAAATATATAAAGTTATCTAATGAATTCATTTTTTTAAAATATTTATATTAAACTGAAACTATGATTAACGATATCGATAAACAAATGATGCTTAAATTTCTACAAAGAAACTATCCAGTATCTAGATTTAAACAAAATATGCGTTTTAAACGTGGAATATTGCTTGATAATGGTAGTATCTACTTCCTTAATAAAACAGATATTAATATATCAAACCAACCACCAATTATACAAATACTAACACAAATAATGACCAAGGTATTTACTTGTAACGAATTGATAGCTAGAAATGTTGTTAAAGAATTCCTTAAGCTAAATTAAAACTCAACTATCTTTTTCAATTTTAATTGCGTCCAATATCTTACATTATAACCATCTATATTATCAGCCGTCTCCTGTATCTGCATCGCTATAGTCTTTTCCTTAGAATCCCATACTTGACAACTAAATGGCCTAGCTGAGCCACCCATCATCTGCTGCTGCATCCCATATACTGGGTCCTCAATGATTGTAGAATACATACCCTTATAATAAACATTATAATGCTGGCTTGTATCACTATTCAATACAAAATTACCATAACTACCACGTGGTCTGTAAAATGTATATGTTGTAGAATCTTTAATTATGGTTTCTATTGGATATATACTGCCTTCCCACCTTAAGCTAGAAATACGCTTGGTTGGACTAAAATGTTGATATACTTTCTTTTCACCAGTCTCTAAGTTCTCAACATACATAACCGCATCAACAACAATGAAGGTTCCCCATCTACCGACAGTATCACCATCAACAATAGTTGCATCGGCATATCTGTTTGTAGGGTAATCGAACTCCTTTTGACACGATGATAAGATTATAACTATCGCTAATAATCTTAAGAAATTTGTTGTAATTTTTTTCATGACTATTTAGTTTATTTATCAAAGGTACAACAAATAATCCTAAATTCCAAATTTTTTCTTAAAAATTTTAATTATTAGTAATATCAATAGACTCAATATCATCAAATAAATTGGTTTCTCTTAATTTATCTAAAACACCACCTAAATTCGGTTTCTCCTCCAACTTACCGCAAGTATCTAAAAACTTCTCTAAAAACATTAACTTCTTATCAACACTGTCCTTCAAATCATCAATAACTCTATCTAACTCGTTTTCGGGTAATGTATCCAAATAATCATACGCTCCCATATATAAAACATGTACGTCATCACTTATACCAAATACCTTCATCTCGTAAGCATGAACATCCAATTCACCATTCAATATTTCATCGTTGGTATATGTTGAAACTATAAGAAAAACATGGTTTAATTGCTTGTTTGCAATCTCACAACCTTTTTTAAAAGATTCTAATGGATTTGACGGTTGACCAATATTAAGCCTTTTAGCTTGGTCCTCAGTTATTCTAATTTTCATATCTTTTATTTATAAATATTGTTGATTATTACAAAATTAAATAGTATATTTATAAATGGCAAATTTAAATTTTAGACAAGACCTAATCCTAGGAAATCAAGGTGAACAAGCAATTGTTAAATTCCTTGAAACCAAAGGATTAACATACGTCTCATCAAATAATGATAATAAATATGATATCAAAATGGCTACTAATGTTGGTAGTAATGAAATCACTTACGAAGTTAAAACCGATGTCAAGGTAGCTCTACTATTCGATACTGGAAATATCTTTATAGAATTTTCCTCTAGGAAAAAACCCTCTGGTATAGAAGTTACACAAGCCGATTGGTTCGTTACATATTTTATCTACCTTAGAGAACTATGGTTCATCAAATCAGACCAACTTAAAATGCTTATCACAGAAAATGATTTCCCAGTATTCAAAGATGCTGGTGACCATGGGTCCGAAACCCATGGATACCTAATAAACAGAAAAGAATTTAAAAAATGGTTCTATGTCACTGAAGTCTAAAAAACCTAAACTAACTGTAGAACTAGTCCCAAGCACTTGCCATTTCTCAAACGTTAGAACAACCGTAAAACCAATAGAATGGGATAAGATTAGACATATATCATACGAAGCCGCTGGCCATAAGTGTGAAATATGTGGTGAAACTGGTAAACAACAAGGATACCCACACGATGTCGAATGTCATGAAATATGGGAATATGACGATGTTAACCATATACAAAAGCTAGTAGGTCTTATTTCCCTTTGCCCAACTTGCCACCAAGTTAAACATCTTGGCCGTGCAATAGCTATCGGAAAACAATCAGTTTGCTTCCACCAATTAGCTAAGATTAATAAATGGGATATCGATGATATAAATGACCACGTTTTAGCCTCTTTTGAGCTCCATAGAGAACGTTCTAAATACGAATGGATGCTTGATATAACTTTGTTAAAAGAAGAACCATATTGCATTAAAATCAAAGAAACTGGAACACGTAAATTTGTTGTTAAAAAATATAAAAAGAAACGTAAAAAGAAAAAAACAACAACCAAAGCTACAACCCCTAAAATTACTACAACTAAACCAAAAAAAAGACCGCCTAAATAAGCGGTCTTTTGTTTTAAAATAATAATACTACTGGAACAATCCATAACGGTGATACATAATATGGGTCGTAATATGGGTCCCAATAATCATACCCGTAATATGGCTCCTCTACAATATCAACATACTCAGTAGTCGTTGTAGTTTCAGTTGTTTCTTCATACATATCCCCATTATCATATGCTTCACTTTCCGCTTCGTTATTAATAGCTTCTGTAGCCGATTTAATGAGTTCTAAAGCTATGGCAGTACCTTGGGTGATAACATCTTCAATAACACCACCTTCTTTCAAATAATCAGCTGAAATGGCTGTATTACATATTTCTTCAATCTCTCTCCAAATTCCATCAGCAGTTAAATTATCCTCCCATTTAGGTGCGGTACAATCAAATCTGTTCTCATTTAGAAATGATAAGAAAACAATCTCCACTGGATTAAGACCCTTGAACTCAGCAACAGCAACACGAACATCACTAAATCTTTCGTTACCAAGGAAGTTAAACCATTGTTCATCAGTCCAATCATTATTGATGCTTGAAAATGCAAACTCACCCTTATCCAAATCTACAGCACAATATATGTCATACATTTTTAAGTAATCAAAATACTTTGCGTATAGGTTTACTACTTGCATAATATGGATGCGGCTGATATAAATAATGCCATATTAATAAATCACGCATTAAATAACTTGAAGAATAATAGCCATTATTACCATATAAATTCTGGTTGCCATTAATGTTCATTATTGCTTGGTCACCTTGACCCTTCTGCATTTCAATCGTTGCAATCTCTTGCTTCTGACCATTGCCTAAATCTACCGTAAAAGAAAAACCTCTAGACGCATCTTGGCCATATTCGGTTACATTGATGTAATCAACACTACCATTTCCATCTAAGTCTAAATTGTTGATTGAATTTGGCTGATTTAATTTGTTCTCTAAGTCTTCAGCATTCTGACTGGACTTAACCATTTCACCCAAAGCTTGTAAGTTTAAATCATCACCGAGGTTAGCTACCTCTGGGGTTACAATAACATCACCTGTGTTATTGTCATTTACATAAACACGACCATTATGATTGTCGCAACTTGATAAGGCTATAACGCAAGCCACCGCAAAAAAGAATAATTTTTTCATTTGTTTGTTTTTAAGTTAATAATATTGAATTACAAAGGTATGAATTTATTTTGACAAATCCAAAACTTTTATTAAAATATTTTCATTATGCCATTTAATATATCTGACAACCATCTTAAATGCCGCCTCCAATGCAGTCTGCTCAGATGTTATATACTCCGAATAAGCATAACTAAAATCCTTGTAAAACTTACCACCCTTCTCTACAGTCAACGATACGTAAGTCTTAAAAATTGCAAAGCTATATTCCTTGCCTAATCCATTGATTTTAGTTATTACTGGAAAAACCCAATCCCATGACTTATGCCACCTTAAACCATTATCAGCACAATGACCAACATGACCATCATACCAAGTGCCACTGGGAAAATTATTACTGGTGCTTGGCTGATATTCCCACCCTAAGAACCTAACAATTAATTCATTACCTTCTTTTATTTCTTCACTTGTAAGTCCCATGTTTCTTTTAATTTAATTGCTGTGTGTAAAAAACCTTTGGTTAAATCAGCTAACCCTTGCTGTATCTTAAGACATTTTTGAGTTCTTAAAATAAAACTCTCCAACGCCAATTCTGGTGTCTCATGTGCAAATCGCTTTCGACCCTCTTTTAATACTAACCTATCACCTTTAGTGTGAACACTAATTCGATAACCTTTAGGTGTCTCCTTTACAATACTATATTCATCTAAATAAATGGTATTGAATTCACGACTACCTCGTACATATCGGTATAATTTTGTTATTTCACTCATAATCTATTATTTTATACAAAGGTATGAAAACTAATCGACAATTCCAAATATTTATATAAAAAACTTTATACCAAATGAAATTTTTAATTAATAAAATAGAACTTAATGAATCATATCAACCAATTCAACCAAAAAGAGTATTGGACGAAATTGATGAAATTGATAATTCACTCGATGATAATATCACTAAAGAAATCATAATACCTAAAGATGTACTCGATAGCTTTAAAATTAAAGATACCCTTAATCCACAAATATGGATAGAGGGTGTCCTTAACCCTAAGGTTAAAGATAAACTACTTAAAATAGCTACCGATTTCTATACCGACCTTGAACTTCCTTCTGAAGTCCAAATTAAAGATATTATCTTCACTGGCTCCCTTGCTAACTTCAATTGGTCTAAGTTCTCTGATATCGACCTCCATATTATAATAGACTTTAAACTAATCGATGGTGACCCCCAAATGATTCAAGACTTCTTCCGTGAGAAAAAAACAACTTGGAGCATCGACCATGATATCAAAATATTCGGATACCCAGTGGAAATGTATATCCAAGATAAACACGCAAAGCATATTTCATCAGCAATATACTCAATACTTAACGATAAATGGTTGATAATTCCAAAACATGAAAAGTTTAAGCTAGATAAAGATGCCGTTAAACGTAAAGCTAAGCTATTCGTTAACCAACTTAGAAGCATTAAAAAAGCTTACGTCAATAATGACTATAAACTAGTTCTCAAAATGGCAACACACCTTAAACATAAAATAAAACAAATGAGAAACGCTGGCCTAGAAAGTGGTGGAGAATTTAGCTTAGAAAATATAGTGTTCAAAACACTTCGTAGAACACCTTTCATGGACCAACTAGATTCATTCAAAAATAAAGCATACGATGAAATCGTATCAATAAACGAAAATATGAAAAGCTTGATTAAAGAAAAACTTAATTCTTTAGCCGAAGTTAAATATATTAAACAAAGTAACTACGTTAATACAACAGATAAAACAACATATCTAGATAAAAAAGGACCTAATATATCCAAAGAAAAAATGTCACCAACAATAGCCGCTAAAAAAGAAAGAAAAGATATAGCTAACAATACACCTAAACAAGAACTCTCAATATCCGATAAAGAAAAACAAGACGTTCTAGATAGACAAGAAAAACTAGCCGCAAAATATGCTAATAAAAAAAGAGGGTAATTCCCTCTTTTTTATTTAAAATGGTAACTCTTCAACTAACGCATTATTAAAAAAATCATCCGTAGTATGCCTAAAATTACTATCAGAATCATACTGCTCTATCCCCTTCTCATTAAACTTATGAATACAATCATTAATCTTATCCTTTAATACATTATTAGCAGATACATTATCAAAACCCATGCACTGAACCATCTGTAACATCTTATTTAATTTGCTACCATATAATACCGATAATCTCTGACCATCTGTGCTATATTGTTTGCAAAAACCTACCTCTAATGTGTGACCCTCCACACGAAATATCGCACAATTTCCAGAATTAACCTTCCCAGAATAAGTTCCAACACAATGAGACATTACCTTGCCCTCAGATATCAAATCATGATTCGTTAATAATAACTCATATCCACTAAACTCAGCAAAATCCCTATAAACCTTTGAAATCTTTAATTCCTCTAATGGCTCAAACTCAAGAATAACCTCAATAATCTCCTTAGCCCACTTATCATGCTCTTGCTTTAATCGCTTCAAGCTCCATGAACAATTTATCTTACGACCAAGTGTATTGGCCATGTTTAATGTATCATTAAATAACGTGCTATTTAACATCTCAGCCTTTAAATTCTCAATGTTAATAACCGAATTCTTTAACTTGTACAACTGAGGCTTCGTAGAATATCCATTAACCGATAATATCTTTGAAACTGGATACGAAAAACCATAAATATACTTGAAAATAGCCTTCTCATTAAATAACTTCTTAGAAATTATTGTGTTAAATGATATATTACCACCATACCTAGATTCAGCTAAATTACGCAACCACCCAAAATCCTTTACCAAATAATCATAAACATAATTACCCTTACGATTCCCATCAAATGAATAAGTATTTACGAAATTATTAAGACTATTATACGTTAACTGATATATCCTATTGCTAGTAATATGATAAAACTTCTTATCCTTATATAATATAGCCTCCTCCAACTTCTTAGACTTATATATTATTCCAGTCTTACCAATGCCAACACTCTCAACAAACTTAGCAAACTTGAAATTCCCATTGGACCACTTGAAAAATACAATACGTGTCTGAAGATATGCATTCTGATTATGTAACTTCCGCTGATGATAAATTATCCTAGCCTTAGCCTTGTCCTGTTTATATATCTCAAATAATAAATCAATATTATCATTCTTGCTCTCAGATATCAATTCCCACTCTGGCTTCTCTTGCTCAACCAAATCCTTAACCTTTAAACTCTTCTTCTTCATAAATACGATTTTTTAATTGTGAAAATAATACGATTCATTACCAGTAATGTCATATGTGTCCATGATTATCTTACCATCATGTAATATAGGCTTGATAACAAAACCACTCTTGCATGAACAATCTAACCCATGCTCCAAACACTGCTCACTAACCAATACATAAACAGAATGCATCTCATATAACTTACGTGCAACCCCATCATTAAAATCCTCTAAATAAACCCCATCCCTCCAACTATGATTGTGGTCGTGAATCGGACCACGATTATAACTATAACCAATCTCATTCGATAACGCAACAACCTTAGAATATGGTTGACTATGATACCTTATACCATTCTCAGCAATAACACCACCACTAATTTCAATACACTTGTGAAGCTCTCCATCATGATAAAATATATCACCAACACAAACTTCATCCTCAGACGTTAATACTAATCCTATAGGACGAATACTAGAAATATGCATGATGCTTATCTTATTCGTACCTAAGTTTCTTACACCATAACTAAATCCAGAATAATCCTTCTCATAAGTCTCAATAACCCCAATATCACTCAAGATTCTAGGGACCCTATGAATTAACGAAATGTTCATCCCAATACTAATAGGACTGCCAACTTCATTGATAACCCTAACACTAAACTTTTTAAACTCCATATACATATTTTAAAATTTATACTCAAATCCAATATAATAACTCGCATCACCCATATCCAACCTCCGTACTACTAACCTACCCAATAAACGTAACCTCGAATTCATATAATACTTTAACCTTATATCATACTTACCAATACCTAAATAATCTGCCTCACCCAAATCAATACCCTCAGATAAATCCTCAAATATGTTATCAACAACATTATCATTTATCATCGTCTTAAACGTTATCTTAATCTGCTTCACTGGACGATATACCAAAATGCTAGCATCCGATGAATTATCCAATAACCTAAATTGATTGGGCCTAAACTCTGGAACCTGTGACAAACATATCCCACTTAATAACATAAATAATAATACTAGAATTTTTTTCATATGCAAAGGTATTAATAAATTTTGAGACTACCAAATATATATCAAAAAAATTTCTAAAAAATTTTTTTTCGATATAAGACCCCCCTAATATAATATGTGAAAAAATCCTAGGAAAAAATTTTGGGTAACAAGGTCCAAATATGATATATAAAAAAATCCTAGAAAAAATTTTAGCGAACAAGGTCCAAATATGTTATAAAAAAATTCTGGAAAAAATTTTAGTGAACAGCATCATCCCCCCTATTTCACCCTACACGGTGGGGCATAGACGGGGGGGGTAACACGGGGGTAGGGGTGCACAGGGGGGTTGTATGGGACTATCTTTTTTTGGTTGTGTCCGTATATCATTTATACATAACATTGCTTAAAACGCTTTATATTGTGTCGTGTAAAATTTATTTTAATAGCAAATAATATAGTATAAAGTTATTAACAATTATGTTATTTAGAATGATTATGTATAAAGAAAAATTACACAAAAAAAGGGAGTTAATCCCTTTTTCATTTTGTAGTTGTTCGGAGTGTATTTTTATTCTCCGATTACTTTGTAAGTTTGTCCGTTGAATGTCAATTTTTTTACATTTTTTAGGTATAGTTTTCTCCAAAAAATTTCTCTGTCCGTTCCTTGATTTTCGGCATTTTTTACGAGTGGTAAAAATCCCTCAATTTTTGCTTTGTCGATTAATTTTCCATCAGCTAAATATTTGCTTTTTGATTTTACATTATCATTAGGACGATATTGTAAAACAGGACTACCACCGTAAAAACCTAAAAATTGGTTATTTTCACCGAATACTAAAGGCATTGTATTTTTGCCTTGTTTATATTCTGTTTGTTCTTTGTTTTCTCGTTCTAATTGATTAATTACGGCTGTTACATAATCAGCATTTAATAAGATAGAAACCTTTGAAAATTTTTGTATTTTCACGTATGGGTTTTTATTGTCTTTGTTGTTTCTATCTTTTACGGTTGTTTTTGGTTCGGTGATTTGCAAAACAGAAGCAAACATATTCATTCCTTTGATTAACTTAGTTTCTAATAAAATTTGAGTTAATTCCTTTACAGTTACATTTTTCATAATAAAGATTTTTAGTTGGTTTGTGTTAATTTGATAAGGCAAAGATACAATTAATTTTTGGATATACAAACAATTATTTTAAAATAATTGTTATTTAGAATTATTCTAAATAATTAGCTAGTGTTTTATTAATATAATTTTGAATTAAAAATTTGTTTGCTTCGTCTATTTCTGATAATTCAAAATTAACAATTGAAACGTTTTTAACTAATCCAATTGCTTCTAATTTAATTAGCCACGTATTAGTGTTATTTTCTGTATTTACGTCTATTTCAACCACTTTGCAAGTTTTTACATTAGTAAGAAAAAAATCTGCAATTAAAGTTAAACTGTTAACTTTTAGTTGTTGGTTTATAAAATCTATTTTTTTAAAAAAGCTCATAATTTAAAATTTTAGTTGGTTTATAATAAATTGATATGCAAATATAGAAATAAAATTTGAATATACAAACAATTATTTTAAATAATTTCTTATTTATAAACATTATAAATAAACAAATATTTTACCCATAATAAAAAAAGATAAAAAAATTTGTTTTTATCAAAAATTTGTTTTATCTTTGTGGTGTCAATTTATTATAAACCAACTAAAAAAATTAATATGGAAAAGAGAAAATTAAATGTAATTGCAAATGAAATAAAAACAGATTGGAAAAAAGTAAATTTTGGGGCTGTTCCTTATTTACAAGCTATGCAAACGCTATCAAATGTAAATGATAAATACGGTTTAGATACAGGCAAAAGTATTATTTTGTATTTTTTATCGAATGCTAGTTCGTGGCGTGGTGAAACTGCAAAAAGAATTAAACTGGAATTAAACAAAATGATTAAATAAAAAAGTCCTACGGGATTTTTTTTTATATCAGAATAAAAAGTCCTACGGGACTTTTTTTTATGTCAGAATAAAAATAAATATCTTTTAAGTATCTAATTATTGAATTTTATTAGATGATATACACAATTGTGTATATGATTAAATAAAAAAACCACAATTTAGAATTGTGGTTTTTTTATTTATTATTATTTTAATAATTGTATTCAACAATTTTAAAAGGTTGATAATTTACATCTCTCAAACTATCAATTTTTTCAACATCTAAATTAACATTAAAATTATTTAATGTAGGGTTTTTTATTCCCTCAATCATTTTGTTTGAAATTTCATTATAGATTGGTTTTAAATCGTCAAACTTCATACCAGCGTATTGAATCAACGCCATAACATCACATTTAAGCATTGAGAAGGCTAAATAATAAAAATACTCTATTTCTTTAGTTGTGAAAAGTTCAAAGTTTTCATTAATAAAATTCATTGCTTTGTTAATAGCTTTGCCACCGTTAAAATCAAAAACAATAACCTTAATATGTCCGTTTTCATCAAAAAATCTAACTTTTAAAGGTGCATAAGTAGATTTTTTTTCAGCGTTTAACCTACCATTTTTTGGGTTTATTGTTTGTGTTATATGTCTATAACCTTTTTTTGCATTAAACTCCATAGTATCAAATAAAATTGTTTTTAATGTATAACCGTATGGATAGTTAGCAACTTCAATTTTTTGGTTTGTTTGGATTAAGTTTTTCATAATAAGGTTTTTTAGTTGGTTAATGTTAAATTGATAAGACAAAGATAAAACAAAAATTTGATATATCCAAATTTATTTTCAATTATTTTGTTATTTATAATTTATCTAAATAAAAAAAATATAAGGTACTAGCGAGTCTACTCTTCTAAGTTTTCAGCTCAGCCCGTTGTCATTATCAACACAACAAAGATAAAACAAAAAAACCACAATTCCAAATAAATTGTGGTTTTTTTTCAAATTATTTTTGTGGTAAATTAACGGTTATTTTTTTCCACAATTCGATTAGGGTTAAATCTATTCGGCATTCTTTTTTGGCATCTATTAACCATTGATAATAATTGAATGTAGCTGAAATTTTTTCGGCTTCTGCTTTGTAGTTGATTGAGGTATTAATTAAAGCAATCATAATAAGGTTTTTTAGTTGGTTTGTTTTAAATTGATAAGGCAAAGATAGAAAATATAAATGACAATTCCAAATAAATTGTCATTTATTTTTAAAATTAATTTATTCGTCTAACTATCATTAAAATCATACTTGTAGTATCGTGATAATTTAAAACTGATTCAATAGCATAATTTAACCCACCGATACGGTTTATAAAAGTTCTTAAAGCGTGTTCACACCTTGTATCCTCGTCTTCTTTTGTTCGTGGATTTAATTTTTCCATTAATTCATAAATAAATTCTGTATTTGGAGTTATTCTTTTATTTAATGTTATTGCAATAACGCCCCCAACTTGAACAATATTATTTTCAATTGCTGTTTTAATCTCTTCGTGTGTTGTTCCTAGTTGACCGCAATAATCTAATATTAAATGTGAGTATTCATTTTCATTTGCAATATTTATTTTATCTTTTATATTGCCTTTATGGGTGCTAATTGGTAGGTTATTTTGTGCAATTGTCATAAGCATTTGATTATAAACAATTGGGTCGTTTTCGCATCCTAAAAAGTTGTATTTTTTACCTACAATGTTAATCAATTGTTGTTCAATTTTACAATGTATAAAAGGCAGTGTTAAAATTGTTCCTTTTGAAATTTCACTTTGAACAATTGATTTAACCATTAAATCTCTAGCAACTTGTTTTTTTTCACCTTTAACATTTTGAAATTTTTCTTTTGCTTTAATTTCAATTTTTGGAGTTTCAATAGTTAAACTACTTAATAAATGTTTATTTGTTGGTATTAATTTACGTCTTTTTAGTGATGAAAATGTAGCTACAATACTTCTTACTGATACATTTAATTTTTTAGCTAATACTTCTTTTGTTGTTGTTTCAAAATTTGCTAATACTGTTTCGTTAATTAATGTTTTCATAATAAGGTTTTTTAGTTGGTTAATTAAATTGATAGGGCAAAGATAGAAAATGTTTTTGTAATTACCAAATTCCTGGGCAACTTTTTTTCATTTATTTTTTAAAACATTGATATTCAACCAATTTAAAAATAAAATAAATTATTTTAATAAAAAGTTTGGAATTGTAAAATATTATATCTATCTTTGCCTTATCAATTAATCAACTAAAAACAAACTGATATGAAAAAAGTAATCAAAAACATCTTTGAATTTGTAGCTATGGTTTATTTAGCCGTTTCAAGTGGTCTGAGTGGTTTAATCTTATTAGCTGCTCTCATTGTATCGTTTCAAAAAGAAACACCTTTACACGCAATCCCAATGCTTTATATTGGTATTTGTGTTTCTATATTATCATTCAATATCTTTGCATATACTAAACTAACTAAATAAAAACCTATATGAAGGAATCAATAACAATAGAATTAGAACAAAGTGAAATAACGTTGGTGGTATGGTTAGTTGCCTAATGCGGGCTACTTCCATATCAAAATACACAGAATTACAAGCGGGTGGTAACGCTTCAAATTAGTACAAACACGGCAATTAACTATACCACTGGTTATAGCCAGTTTTTATTTAATTATGGGAAAATACGGAACATCAACTCAAATAACAAATTCAGAATCGTGCAAGTGCGGTTCTATGATTTGTAAAACGTGTAAGAAAGAAATAAAAGGATATTATTTAATTGTCGAACATTATGAATCAAAAAGAGGGAATGAAGATGATTATAATGATTTATTCTGCTATGAGTGTTCAAAAGACAGGAAAGCGTGGAAAGATTATTATTCTGGAATTGAATTAGAAAAAAAGAAAATGGCTATTGAACACTCAAAAAATATAGCAAAAGCAATAGAAATGATTAAAAAATCATCGTGTATTGAGTTTACAACTAATGATTACGATGAGGAATGTATAATCGTTTCTTAAATTGGATATAACTAATATATTAGTTTGTCATTTACAAAATATTGGTAAATTAAAAAACAATATACCAACTTCAAATATTAATATTCGTAACGAAAACGGGCAAATTAAATGCACTATTAAAAGTTAATTAAAAAACCTTATTATGAAAAAATTAGAATATTCACGCAAACCAACACAAAGCGAAATTAAATTTGGCGAGGGTGCAACCCATTACAAAGACTTTGAAGCAACCGATTATTTGAAAAAAGACGGTTCAATTAAAAAACGTCTTAAATGCAAATTTGATGGATTAATTTATACACGTAATTAATTTTTAATATATGGCAACTAGAAAATTATTGTTAGAAAATGAAACTAAATCTAATTATGATTTAGAAGCGAAAAAATTGGGTGCTACACATTTACGTTTATTTCATTTACAAAAGTATGTTTATGGTGTTGGTATGATTCCCGTTTTATTTTCAACACATTACTTCAATCGTTTTGGTTTAGAAATATCTTATACTATTGAGGATATGAAAAGTATTTGTGGTATGACCATACTAGACGAACCTAGAGAATGGAGTGAGCGTTTTAAAACACATAAAGATTATACACTTGTTAAAGAATTTTAACCCCTTAATAGGGGTTTTTTTATGTCCGTATGTTTCCACCACCTCAAACATATATCACTGACTTATTTTAATGCGTTCTAAGACACTTTCTCCCGTGAGATAGACAAACTATCAGCCACGACCTAAAATGCGAGGTGCATATACACATTTGTGTACATAGGGCAATAAAAAAAACCCCATTAGCTAGATGGGGTTTTTAACATTAAAATACAGAATAACAAATGCAATGAAAAAACATTTGTTGAAACTTATACGGGATTCGAACCCGTAACATCCAGAGTTTCGGCTCTAGCGTTCTACCAATTGAACTAATAAGCTTCTTTAAAATTAACCCATTTCACGTTCCATTTATAATGCCTTGAGTGCCGAGTTTTGCATACGTGCAACGAGTGGCGAATGGCGGTTTGGTATCCGTTACTTTGGGTTAATTATTTTAACAATACAAAGGTAGTAATAATAAATGACACTACCAAATTTATTTTCAATTATTTTTATTTATCTTCGATATTAAACCAACCGACAATTGAACCTAAACCACAACAAGCTGAAGCCGTGTAAATTACCTCAGCCTTACCAATTGGTTCCCAATTGCAATTATATGCTTTGTAGCAACATTTCACTTCACCTACTAGGCAAAGGATAAAGATAATAAAAGAAAAAAGTCCTAAGAATTTCATAGTGTTTTATATTTTAATTGATTTAGTTATTTGTTCTTGTGTTATTTCGTGTGAAATATTGATAGTGTATAGTTCTTGGGTTTTCGGGTGTGATTTATGTATTATTTTACTAATAACATTATTACCTTGTTTATAACTGCCCATATATTCCCATTGATAACCATTATTTAAAGCAGACTTTGGTAATTCAATACCGTCATTTATTGGATGATTTTCAACAAAATCCCATATATAATTCCAACTTGGTGAATTAACTTCTAATAATATAAATTCCATAATACAAAGGTACGAAATTATATTAAGAAAAGCAAATTATTCTCTATCTTTTATACGTTTTATTTGCGAACCATTAACAACAATCGTATCTCCTATTTTCATTTGTGATACTTGTTTTAATGTATATTCACTTCTATATCTCAATCCGTGTATTGAATATTGTGGATATTCACCACCATTTTTTGTAAATGCCCAATTTTGCATTTGTTTATAATATATTTCAGAATACATAAGTTATTAATTTAAAGTTGTTATTATTGTGAAACTTATATTATTTTTAGATAAAATTTCAGTGAAATAACCAAGTGAAACAAAACTAATATAACAAATACCATTTATTACCTTTACGGTTTTTGCTGATTTGAAATTATTAATAGCTTCGTCTAACAAAGGATTATAATCACAAAAATAAAGACTTTTATTTTTTTTCCTATTTATAATTTTAATTTCCATAGGTTTAAGAGTTATTAATTACGTAATTCATTAATTCTTTTGCCTTGCGTTTTTTGGCTCTACGTTCACGCCTTTTTTGTTTCCCGTCTTTATATTCGAGTGGTTGTGAATGTGTATCTGAAATTCTATTTTCTTTAAAATAGTCTACCATAATCTAACAATTTATTTCGGTTATTAAAGTTTCGTCTTCCCATTCAGCACCATCAAAAATAGCAATTTTATCTTTGCCCTTATTGGTTTCTTTTATTGATTCGATTAAACCCTCTAATGATTTAATTACTTCATTTGGCGTTCCACTACCACTTATTTTAATATTGATAGTTAATTTTTCTTTACCCATAATCGTTTAATTTAATTGTTTGACAAAGATAAGAATTTATATTGAGATTAACAAATTTTATTCAACTTATTTTACCATTTGTAACCAAGTTGTTTAAAATTATTTTTACACAATTTTTTTAACTGTTCTAAATGTATTCTTTTAGGGTGTTCAGCATTTTTTGTTAAATCAATTAATTGCATATTTGAAGTTGTGCAATAATATGATTTACTATTTAATGGATTAACATACGTTACTTTATAATGTCCATATCCACTAAACACAAAATTAAAATCAGTTATTCTTATTTTATCACTCATAATCGTTTATTTTAATTGTTTAACAAAGATAATACAAATCATTGAGATTAACAAATTTTTATGAAACTTATTTTACCAAATTGTTCAGCCAATTCTCTAGCTTCATTTTTATATGAATCAATCCAATCTTTTCTTAATACTACGGGTCTTATTTCTGTTTCACCCGTTGGCATTTCTATTATTTGTCCATTAGGCAATGAAATATTTTTCATTACTTTATGTATTGTTGTATTTGTATGGTGTAACCCAGTTTCAATACATTTAACACACGTTTCGTGTCTTCTTTTGATATTGTCTTCCCATTCTTTAATCATTTCAGAAACGTTCTTACTTGGTTGAAATTCTTCAAGTTCTTTAGGACTGAATAGGGTTGTATAATCTTTTCCGTTTGCAAGTCTGAAAACATATAAACCACTAATATTTCTCATATCAATTGCTATTCTGTTTGTTCCCTCGCCAAGTTCGATAATTGGTGTAATATCTATTTTCATATAGTTTAGTTTAATTTGATAAGACAAAGATAATATAAATAAATGACAATACCAAATAATTATTCAAAAAACTTTAAATAATTTTCAAGTGTTCCGTCAAGTATTGCATCGAGATGTTTGTCACTACCCTCTTCCAAATCCAAATAAATTCCTTTAACGGGTTTAAAGAATGTAGATTTCCATAAAATAACACCAATAGGTGCTAAATCAATTTCATCAGAAAATTCTATTTCTTTATTCATTGAAGTTTAATATTAAATCTGTTCTACCTTTATTTATCCTTAACGGTTTGCCTTGTCTTGTCCATTGCATCGCCACGAATCCATTATGTAAATCAATCGGGTGTATAGGGTCTTTACATAACCCGACAATGATATTATCAACTGGTTTAAATCTTAAGTCCTTAACTAAATAACCCTCGATTGTATGTGTTACTTTTGTATAGTCCATTTTAAACGGGTTTATATGTATGTGAATTTAAAGCTATTCTTAAAACTTCTTTACTTTCTTCATGGTAAAATTGTAAACAACTACCATGTGTTTCAGCCATTAATAAACATTTCTTATATGTTTTTGGTTCAAATTTACAATGACTTGGTAGGTCTTCTGTAACATCGGCAATATATGGTAAAAATTCCACTCTACTATTAATAGCACCTAAAGGCTTTTCAGTTGAATAACTCCAATTCATTGGTCTAAATGGTACTTCATCAGTATCTTTATCAACGAATATAAAATTTCCATTGCGTTTAACTTCAATAAGATTAGGCATTTCTTTATATGTATAAAGTGTTGTGCCTATTAAATTGTATGTTCTTATTTCATATACCATAATTGACAAGTTTTAAATTAATAAGACAAAGATAAACATAATAAATGACAATTCCAAATTTATTTTATTGTTTTTATGAATCTTAATTTAATTGCTTTTTTATATGGGCAAATCATATCGTGACCAAAGTCTTCAATAAATTTAACACCCTTTAAAGTTTCATCAATACAATCAGCAGTTAAAACAAACATTTTAATTTCAGTAGTGAAAATATCACCCTCTTTAATTTCGGGTTGCATCGTTTCAAATTCATATAGATTATCCCCAATCATAAAACGATTTTTTGGATTTTGGTCTTTTGCCATTAACATATCAGTTACTATTCCCATTGTATAAAGTTTTAAATGATTATTGTTTGACAAAGATAAAACAAATAAATGACAATTCCAAACTTTTATTCAATTATTTTTATATCAATTTTAAATATTATTTTGTGATACCTACGTTTTTGCTTATAACTATCAATACATTCAACATCAGTTAGTTTATCAATGATTATGTTTTCTATTTTAAATTTGATAGGATTTTTTTTGCCATTGATAACAGTTTCACCTACTTTATTAAATGGTGAATAGTGTTTGTTAAAATCCCACCATAAACACCCACTTTGTGAACTTATTTCGTTATTTGGATAGTCTTCGGCACGTCTACCAACATTTTTTTTATCTGTAATATATTGGTCAGTATCACCATAAACCCAACGATAATCAACCTTATCAAACATACCATTACAACCAACACCATAAACAATACTGGATTTTGGCACATTCCAAACATCTTCACGTTCAATACTAATAGTTTTGTTTAGCATTAAATTTTTTATATCTTCTTTGGTTAGGATTATTTTTTTAATACGCATAATATAAAGTTTTAGTTGATTATTGTTTGACAAAGATAAAACAAATATTTTACAATTCCAAATTTTCTTTAATAGTTTTACCCATTATTTTTTCAGCCTTATCTATTAATATTTTCCTTTCATCAAGTAGCAACCCTTTAACTCTACAAATATAATTTAAGTTTGGATAACCACCACAACATTTTGGTTCATCGCTAGGTTGAATATTAAATATAAATTTATTACCATTAGAGCCGATAAAAGCTGTATAACCTAATTTTTCAAATGTGTGTAATATTAACATAATAGTTCGTTTTAAATTGATAAGACAAAGATAAGAATAATATTTTACAATTCCAAATAAAAACACAAAAAAAAGGTAAAATATTTCTATCTTACCTTATTCCACTAGTCAAAGAACCACCAATGACTAATTATCAATTTAACACATCAACTATATTTTAAAACGGTGGAAAACCTGTTTCATCTTCTTTGCAACCCGTCAAAGCTATATAAAATGCTTCAATAGTTTCAAACTCAATACTTTTACCATTCGGGAAATTGAATTTTATATTCGCTTCGTCACGTGGTTGATAGTCTTTACCTTGTCCCTTGTAACCGTCCATAATAACGGCAAAGTTACAACCTTTAATGTCTGTATGCAATTCAGCATATCCTTTGTGTTGGTGTGTTATTTTACCACCTTTGAACCCTTGTGTTCCTACGTCAATTTTTGCCATAATTTCTAGTTGATTATTGTTCTACAAAGATAAGTAATTAATTTGACAATACCAAACTTTTATTCAATTATTTTATGTAAATTATACGGTTCAGCATCTAATCCATAATCACAAGTCCAACCCTCTAGTTCTAAAGCAGTTACGAGGTTAGCACAATTTTCGTATGAATTTTCACCATTGCAAAATTCATCAATTATTGTTTTTATTTCAATAGGAAGTAATTCGTAATGTTCAAAATAATCCATTATTTCACGGTTTTAGTTTGTTCAACTTCTAACTCATATAACAAATTCTCTACTACTAAATCCCACGTTCCCGTTGGGTCATTTTCTTGTGCAGACGGATATAATGAAATTATATCTTTTATTTGTTCGTCAGTCGGTTTGAAATTAAGGCTTTTAGCAACTAATTCAACGTCCTCTTTTTTGATACCCATAATTGACAAAGTTTTAATTAATTAATTTGATACTACAAAGATAAAACAAATAAACCACAAATCCTAATAATTTGTGGTTTATTTTTTATTTTTTTTTATTTTATTTCAAAACCTAAATGACAAAACCCAGTAATATTGCTTATTTCATCACTTAAAAACTCATTAATTTCTTCATCATCTGTTAATTCTTTAGGAACTTCAATTTCTAATGTAGTTGGTAAATCAAGGATTTCACCGTCTGTATCATACTCAATGTTAAATACTGTTTTTTTCATAGCGTTTTATTTTTAATTTATTTTTACCAAAATATTCTATTTTTAGTTTCTATCTTACTTTCAATCCATTTCATTATTTCATCAGCATAATAAGACGTTGATAAATCACATAAAAAGTCGTTTAACTCTCTATCAATATTACGGTTATCAATTTGTACAGTCTTTCTAGTCCATTCCTTTGCATTCGATTGGTCTGAACTTCTTCTACAACCCTTTGACATATCCCATTCTTTACCAATAATGGTAACTTGTTTTTTAGTTGTTTCTACGGTGATAATACCACCTTTACAATATTCTCCGATTTTCCAAGTTTTTGTTGCCATTGTGTAATTTTTTTTAGTTGATTAATTTGATACGACAAAGATAATAATAAAAAATGACACTACCAAATTAAAATGCAATTTTTTTTGAATTTAATATTGTTCCTTTTGGTGCATAGCTTGTTTTGATAAATGTTTCACTACTATCAATAACCCATTTAGCGATACCGTGCCTTTTCATATAGTGTTTCATTTGTAGTATATCATCTTGTTTGATACGTAGGCTTTCAGTCATTTTTGTAGTATAACTAAATCCGTGGTCGGTTAAATTATTAACCTTTTCGCCAGTCTTGTATTCAAAACCCTCAATCCAAATAATGTATAATTGTGTTCGTGCCATAATTAATATCCTCCCGTAAATGTTATTACTATTTCACCGTTTTTTTCTTCTGCTTCAAATGTTACACCCGATTGGATTAATCCCGATAACATTTCAGTAAAGGTCTTTGTTGATACAGTTAAAGTTCTCATTGGTATATGTTTTAATTTGATACTACAAAGATAAAACAAAAAAACCACAAATCCTAATAATTTGTGTTTTTTTTTTATTTATTTTTTTCGATTATTTCTTTTAACTTATCTATATATGTCGGGTCTTCTGCATAATTCTGTTTTAGATAATTAAAATATTCGGATTCACTCGTTATCTTTGATAAAAATTTTGACTGATAGAACGCATAATCTACAATACAATCAAAATAATTATTATAATAAGCGTATCCGTTTTCAGCCCCTTTATTTGTTGTTGGTCTTTGTGTTGCAACTTTCATTCCAAAAGCGTTATTATTTTCTTTAAATAATTTGCTAGTAAACGAACCACTTTCTAAAACAGCTTGTGCATATACTATATGCGGATATTTTAAATTTAATTCTAATAAAGTTGCTTTGAATTTTTCTTTGGTGAAACTATGTTGCTCATTTAATATAAGCGTTTTTGTTTCTCCACTTATCAACTTAATTTGATTAACATTATTTAAAATCAAATACGTTGTTAATGCACTGACAAATAAAAATAATCCAACACTAAAATACATTAATCGATTATTAACCTCCTCAAATAATAATGTTCTTTTGTTTAATCTGTAAAGTTTCATATCTTATAATTTTAAATTTATTCTACAAAGATACATAATAAATTCCACAATGTCAAGTTTTTATCAACATTTTATTAATATTTTAATTGTTAATAACTTCATATAAAATAATATCAAATAAATTTGGAATTGTGGTTTTTTATTTCTATCTTTGTCTTGTCAATATGACGTTACGACTACCAACATAGACGGAAAGTATACTCCACCTTACCTTATATTTTTTTTATAGGTATAATAAAAAAGGACTTCAAAAAGAAGTCCTTTAGTGTTCGGTTTCACTCCGAACTTAACCAACTAAAGTATATTTTTAACTAATAAAATCGGGAAAATCGCAAGGCTCTGAATTAAAACAACAATAAGGGCATTTTATTTCTGTTTCATTTAATTTATGAAGGAAAACGCCCCCACAATTACCACAATTAACAATGTTAATATTTAATTCGCCTTGTATCTCACACATCAAATCAATTTGATTTTCAAATAATTCCTTACTCTCAATATTTTCAAGTATGTATTGTGGCACGTGGTCAATTAATCCATTTTCATAAAGAACACAAACCAACTCTTCATTATCCTTTGGCTCTGATAATATTGTTGCCGTTGGGGTTGCATGTGCATTAATACCTACTTCATCTGTTAAATAACACTGTGCTATATTAACCTTATTTCCCTCTCTGAATATTCTAAACTTTTCCATTTGTTTCTAGTTTTAAATTGTTTGACAAAGATAAGAATAATATTTGTTAATTCCAAACTTTTTCTTGTTTATTTTTTTCTTTCCTTCGATATTCATCAAGGGCATTATAAAACTTAGTTCCCATCTCATCATACCACGCCAAATCAATCGTTTTAAGCTTATCTAACATACGTTCAGCAGTTAGTTCTTGTGGTTGCTTAGTTCTATTTTTTAAAGCTCTTATATCAGCTTCTATGCGTTGAATACAACAATCTTTTATACTTGCCATTTTTATACTGTTTTATATGATTTTTTTAATTCAAGGCTTTCAATACATTCATCACTTAAATAATCAGACATTCCATTTTCAAAAATGTTACTACCAAAAAATCCGTAACACGAATCCTCTTCATTGGTTCGTTTATCTAGCAATTCAAAGAAATAAACATCACCCGTTAAATATTGGTCGTATTCTTTTATTTCAGCTTCTAAAACTTGCATCGCTGTTTCACGTATCTTTTTTGTAATACGTTTACAATTATACTCTTCTAATAATTTTTCACGGCTAACATAAATAAAACCTATTTGCCCCGAATCCCATTTACAACTAAACGGTTTAGTTGATATTGTAATACCACTATGGTCATACATATAAATCGGTTCAATAATAACTGCATTTTTTTCTCTTATTAAAAATGCTTTTACTTGTTCCCAACAATAACAATAACTAGGTGGTTTAACATCTTTCTTATCACCTAAATCGTAGCGTTTATGGTCACAATATATTGTAAACATATTATCGTTTCCTCTAGGGTTTATTGGGTCAGAATCCAAATCAATAGTTAATTTAAAATTATCGTTTTCAAAAGTATTCATTGTAATTGGTTTTAGTTGATTAATTGATAAGACAAAGATAAGAATAAAAAATTATAATTCCAAATTTATTTTCTAAAATCTCCCTCATAATTAGCATTTATTTCAGCTAATGCCCTTTCAGCTTCTTCTAGCGTATCAAAATACCCACAACTTTGTGTGTTGTCTTCTAAATCTTTTAACTCTTCCGAACCATCGCTAAATTCTGTTTGCTCTTCAATAACAACCCAAATCTTATACGATTTTTTAACAACTACCTTAACATTTTTTGAAATCTTAATCAAAGATTTAAGACTTTTTTTAGTTTTGATTATCTTTGCAAGTTCATCACCACATCGAATAGTAATATCAAAATTACTAGGATTTTTTTCATTTGGTTTGTAATTTCTAACACTGAATCTTTCAGCATCATCAAATAAATTGTTCATATCTTCTAATGAACCTTTGATATTTTTTAAATCTACGTGCATAATTGAAAAGTTTTTAGTTGATTAATTTGATACTACAAAGATAAAACAAAAAAACCACAATTCCTAATAAAATTGTAGTTTTTTTATAATTATTTTTTAGTTATCAATTTCATACATTTCATTCAATACGATTAAACGATAATCTATGTTTGATAAATCATTAAAACCGTAGGTATTAATAACTGTATGGTCATTGTAATTAACACACGTTAAACCGTTTTCATCTACCCTCAAAACGTGAACATCGAAAGTTCCACCGTCTAAATCACTTCTCATTTCAACGATTGGTAACTCTTCTAAAACTTCTTGTTCATCGGCTAAATCTACCAAAAAAGGAATAGTCGTTAAACCCTCTTTGTCAAAATCCAATTTACCTAGAAAATCATATATTGGTCTTTTGTTTCTTAAGATAGAAAACAAATCACAACTTTCTTTTTCAAGTTGTTTTAATTTTTCGCTAATAATGTTTGACTTATTCATACCGTTTTATTTTTAGTTGATTATTGTTTGACAAAGATAAAACAAAAAAACTACAATTCCTAATAAAATTGTAGTTTTTTTTATTTATTTTATAAATCACATCTTAAAGGTCTGCTTGTCAATGGAATACCACAATTACCCCACATAACCAATCCAGAAGTAAAGTCCATTTTAAAATCGCTTGTTGCCGTATCTAAATAATATTGATAAGCCATTTTTAAACTTTCTTCTTTTGGTGCTAGTGGTGGATAAAATCCAAACTTATTTTCACGTGTTCCAACGTAAATAACATATTGTTTAACACGTTTACCCCAAAGTCTGCCCGTATAACAATGAACATCGGCATATTCTTTTTTAAATTTGGTATAAGATATTGGTTTATCATTAACTAATAAACCTAATTCTTTTAACTTACCCTCAACTTGGTCAAGTGGTAATTTATTTTTTGGTATTAAATCGCTTGCTTGCATTTTTAATTGGTTTAAATTTGTTTGACAAAGATAAGAAATTATTTTGAAGATACCAAATAATTTTCAATGTTTTTTAAAGTATTTTTTACAACACTTAATTTTTCTCTTTCAAATCTAGGATTCCAATTTTCCATATTCTCATTGATAAACGATAATTCTTTTTTGCTTATTCTTAAACGTTTATAACGTTTTTCGTTTTCATAATGTAGAACATCAGTCAATTTATTATAAATGCCGTTATTATCAATAAAAACACCATCTACATAAATAACAGCGTGTCCAATATCTGTTATTGTTTCACTAACCTTTGGAAAATACTTGACATAGTGTTTAACTGTTTTTGGGGTTGTGGTTAATATGATAACTCTAGGTTTTTTCTTAAGCTTTTTTAATAAGGTGAAAACCTCTTCGGCAAATAAACAACAACCTCCATAATGAATATTAGGGACTACCTTATTCAAATTGCTAAATTCATTGGCTAAATACATATACATACTATTCTATTTTAAATTTGATACCACAAAGATAAAACAAAAAAACCACAAATCCAAATTTATTTGTGGTTTTTTTTAATTATTTTACATGTTGAAAATTTGCACCATAATCGTATCAATCAAATCTTTTTGTTGCTCTTGCGAAAGGTCGCTAATATCAACATTTTTTTCTTCATCCATATCAGTATCAAAAATTACAAAATTTTGTGATTCCTTTTCGTAGGATTGAAACTCTTCAAAATCACTAAACGGGTAAGCGTCTAATTCGTTTAGTTGTTCATCTGTCAATACTTTTAAAATATCTAAAAGCAATTTTTCAGTTGTAACGTGTAATACTTGTTCAGCATTGAAAATTGCTATTTGTCTGTTTTTAAATTCAGCATTCATACCGTTTTATTTTTAGTTGGTTATTTTAATTGTCTTGTATTCAAATCAGCAATTGCACCACTCCTTGTGAGATAACAAGCTATTGAACCTTTAACGTCTTTACACTCCATTGTTAATTTTGGTGTAACCTTTATTGAGTTTTTTGTTTTAATTACGTGCCAATATTTCATACCGTTTTATTTTTAGTTGGTTAAATAATTTACAATTTCTTCTTCTCTCTCGGTATAAAGTGAATTATTCTTTTTAAACCAAGAATTTCTAGTTGTCGAATAAACATAACCTAAATTGATTGCCGTTTCATCGTCAAATTCGATTTCTTCAACGTCTGCAATTTCATTTTCAGTAAATTCGTATGTATCTACGAAATTTTCAATTTCTGTATTGGTTGGTTTTTTTGCCATAATATAAAGGTTTTAATAATTTGGTAGTGCAAAGATAAGTAATTAAATTCACACTACCAAATTTATTTTTACATAATTACTCCAATGATAATAATAAATTCAGTGTCGGTTTCAATTATCTCTAGCGAATAGTTACCGTAATAACTTGAATTACCAATAAAACCACTAACTTTAAAAACTTCGTCCATCATTAAAAATAAACGTTCCCTTTCGTTTTTAACATTTTTATATTTAACCCAAATTTCAGTTGCTTGTCTATCGGCTTCATTTTCAAAACCCTTATCTAAAGTATCATATTGATACTCATCTTCATTTTGACTAAAATCGCTATCACTAGCAAAAATATCATATAAAGCCTTTTCATTTACTTCACCTCTTTTTACCCTTGCAGTAATTAAAGATATACTATTATTCAAATTTCCCATAACATTCTTTTTAATAGATTAATTTTATACGACAAAGATAAAGAATTTTTTTCATAATTCCTAATATCTTTTAGTTTTTTTTTAAATCATTTCTCCAAGCTTCATCGCTTTCATTCAAAAGTTCCTCAACTATTTGTCTATCCTCACAACCCCTAACCAATTGAGATAACATTTGGTCTTCCATTCCAACACGTCCTAATATATATTGCATCGTTTCACCGTCAATATTAATATTGTTTAATAAACCAATAACTTTATTAACCATTTCGTGTGCCGTTGGTGATTCCTTACATAACATCGTTGGTGGGTAGCAATCACAACAAAACCAACCATCGGGTGTATTTGTCATTACGGTTTCCTCTTCTTTTATACCACATTTGGTGCAATGTTTATATGGAATACCACCATTGGATTTTTCAAACTCCATTCTAAATTCTGACATAATGTTTTATTTTAGTTGATTATTGTTTGACAAAGATAGATATAAAAAACCACAATTCCAAATAAATTGTGGTTTATTATTCATCTATTTTTAAACTGTTAAGGCTAAGCGTTTTGTAACAAACCCTAAACTGTCATTGTTCATTTTATAAGCTGAACCAATCAATGAACTTTCAATATGGGCATTATGTCTTTTTGGAACTGAAATTTCGTGGGTTGTGTAACTTGTTACTCCAGAATGCAACCCCCAAAGATTTAAACCTTTGTCGGCTGTTTCACGTTCAATATGATTATACAATTTATCCATTATGTTAATGGATTTTGTAGATTTTTTCGATAACTCGTCCATACTTGTATATTCCCTATCATAACCTAAAACGTGTTTTACCATACGATTTGCAAGGTCTTTGGTAATATCAGTTGAAACGAATTGTTTATACAACTCAATTTGTTTAAGGCTTTCACCTAATGCCAATTCAATAAGGCTTGGAATACCTTTGATTTTTTCAGTTAGGCTCGCTGAATGTCTAAATTTAGCTTCACCTTGTTTATAAAACTTGAAAAATTGATTTGAACAACTCATTGTTAAATCACCAATTCCAATTGATAATGAAGTTGAACCGTCATTTGAATCAATAATAGTTACATAACGTTTAATAACGTCATTACCTACAATTCCATTTCCTTCAATTGCTAATTGTAAAAATACTTTTCTACCACCATTCAAACTACCAGCTTTTTGAACTGTTAATTTATCACCAAATGGCTCAATACCCATTAATACCAATTCTACTACATCAATGTTTTGTGATACAGTATAACCTTTTTTAACAGTGTTTATACATTCATTTGAACTGTTATTGAACAATCCAAAATATGGTGTTTCCCTACCACTAACAGCACCAATTAATTGTTCTTTTTCAATTGTAAAATCTAATTCGTGATTAGCTAAAATTTCATTTGCTTTTGCTTTCATAATAAGTTGTTTTAAGTTGATTAATTAAATTTGATAAGGCAAAGATATAAAGAAAAAACCAAACCACCAAATTTATTTGCATTTATTTTCACCATACTTATTAACATTTTAATTGTTAATAACTCTATGTAAAATAATTCACTTTTTATTAGGATATCTAAATTATTATTTCTATCTTTGTAGAGTCAATTAGATATGACGTGACAATATTCAAAAAATATTGGGAGGTATACTCCAACCTACCTTATATTTTTTTATATATAATAAGAAACGAATTTATATCTCTAGGGACGATTTTAAAGCGTTTTAAGGTTAGTTTATCCTAACTTGAATAAACTAACCTATCAACGATATAAAGTTGTTTAAAACGGCTTATTTAGTGTTGAATAAAACAGACATTCTTTTTAGTAATACAATAACTACATTCTTTACCACATTTTATCTCACTACGTTTTTTTGTTGCTGGGCAAATAAATGTATTATATGTTTTTTCAAGTCCTCACAATACTCTAAACTACCATAATTTAATACCTTATTTTCGATTAATGAATTGATAAGGTTAAAATTTGTATTGGTTTGTATTTGTGAAAAATCCAAAATTTGTTCAACCTTTGTATAAGCATAAAATTTTATACTAGGATATAAAGAAATAATTTCACTCCAAAAATTTATATACTCTTGGCTTAAAAAATCTCCGCTTGAATGTATACGTAGGCTTGTAATTTTGGTTTTATCCAATTGCTTACAAATTAATTCCTTTAATAAAGGTAAATCATTTTTTACCATACAAAGGTTTGTATCTCTAAAAATAAGGGTATCAGTATAGATACGTTCAGCTTTAACGGCATAACAAGTATTTTTGCAGTCCTCACAATTTAAACAACTTTTTACGGCTGTTAAATCAAAAATTAGGATATTAACTAATTTACTGTTACCTTTGACTAATCGTAAAGGACTTATATAAATTCCATTATATAATAAACCCCTACCTTTGCTAGGTATTAAGTAATTAACACGTGTAGACTTTGAAACATTAATTTTTTCCATAATAAAATTTAGTTGATTAATATTAGAATGCAAAGATAGATATAATTTTTGACAAAAACAAATTTATTTTTTGTTTTTTACAAAATAATTATAAAAACCGTTGTAAAGGTCTTCATTACTGACATTTGTAAAATATTCACGTTTCAATATAACAAAACTCATTGCCCGTAATTGTTCAATAGTTTTAATCCGATTATCAACTAAAAAACATATATGCAAATATACATCATTTTCGTTATTCATATATTTTCTATATGGATATAACATTTTTTGTTCTGAAATATAAAAAGGACTTAACATATAATATAGTATTAAATTATTTAATGCAAAGATATAATAAAAAAAGTTATAAAAAAAATTTATTTCACTTGTTTTTTAATTATTTTTTTCTTACCTTTGCAAATTCTTTTTGGACTAGTCGAACTTTATCGCTAGTCATATCTTTTTAATTTGTATCTTAATCGAACTTTATTTAGAATAATTCTATATAACTGAATTTATGAAAATAAATTTGGAAATGTAATATTTTTTATATTCCTTTACAATTCAGATAATACAAATAGTATTATTAGGTATCATCTATATATAGGTGTGTAAATTCCATTGCCTAGCTTTAGCAGAGTTTACTCCAAACTCAACATAAGGGTATAGGCTTTTTGTGTTTATATTCCAATAGGATTATTGCATATATAAGAATCTTATATATGCAATAATCCTTTATATTCGTGTATCTGATATATACTGCAATTTAATTATTCATTAATCTTTCATATATGAAAAAAATTAGAAGATAATACATATAATCCTTTTTAATACTTCGGTGGTCTGCTGCTGCATATCCATATACACTTTTGTGTACAGAACTATTTTATGTCTGTAACTCACTGTGATTATGTATTATATGCGTAACGTTCCACGTGAAAAAATATTGTTGTAAATTATTGGCTGAAAATATGTGGTCAGTGTTTTTGAATAGCATAATGTTTTTCTTATATATCTTACCTACGGTTTTATATATCATTATGTCATTCATTCTATGCTCTACATACGATAATTATGTTCCTTACCAATATAGGCATATAATTACGTTAAGTTTTCCCACTTTTTACCACCTTATACCACTATGCCATAAATTTTCCCAAACAGCCTTAACGTGCTATTATAGGGGTTTATTTAGATGGGTATTTATAACTATATGGAACATAGCCTTATGGGTATATGACTGTATACACAATTGTGTATATGAGTTAGTTTAGTTCTTTATTGTATAGGAGGAGTGTGGCTAGTGCTGTTATATATTCTTCTTTTGAGATGAAGTCGAAAGTAAAGTTATTATTCACTAGGTATGATTTTGTATATTCTTGGTCAGAAGTTTTGGCGTATAGGGTAAGTTTATTATCTTTACGGATTTTGAATTTGTGAATGATTTTCATATATACCTCCATTTAGAAATAAATATAAAAAAATTTTTTTTAGATATTATTTGTATATTGTTTCATATAGGTATTTTCGTTCTTCATGTACACAATTGTGTATATATGTGTTTATGTTTTATGTTTACATATAATACAAGCTTTTATTCCGTATATTTGATAACCTATACAGTCTATAATATCTGAGCATTCTTTTTGAGTTGAGGGGAGTTTCTTTTGTTTAGAGAATATATAGTTATCATATATATAGTTTTTTGGGTCAGAATCATTTACAGTAGTACAGAATGTTTTAAGTGTTTGGCAAGTTGTTTTGGTATCATCCACGTTATTAAAGTCACAATTTTCACAAGGGTGTGTTATATTTTTGGATTGTGGGATAAGGTTGTAAGTAATTCCTTTTATTGTTATATTATCTATTAACATATTGGTTATTTTTGTTGAAGAGGGTTTTCTTTATAGATTAGGCAGAATTGTTGTTTACAAGCTATTTCAATGGATTCATCGATGGATGTATATATTAGTTCCAAATCGTCATATCCGTGGTCGAAGCATTTTTTAGCCAGTTCTCTAGGGATATCAGATAGTTTACCGTTATATAGTAGTTCATAGTTTTTCATACCACGATAGTTATCCCAATCAAGGTGATTAAACCATTTAACATCGGCATCTTCTTTATCATCGAATCCTTCAAGGAATATTTTTGGCATTATTTCGATAGGTTTCATATTATTTTTGTTTTGGAATTTTTAGTTCATCAAGTCTTTTAATTTCGTTATTAAGAATTTGTTTCCATTTCTCCACCAGTTGTTGTTGTATTTCTATTGCTTCTTTTTCGTAGAATGTGAACCATTTTGGGGTATAGGAGCCATTTTTATTAATTATTTGTAGTTCATTTGATGAATCGTCATAGTTATGGTGATAGTTCCAATATCCATTATTTCTTATGACACCTTTAATCTTAACAACTTCAAGGTTATCGTTAATTGTATAAACATCGTATTCGATATTTGGGTCACAAGATTTAAGCAACTTAGTAACGATATCACCGTAATATGATGGCAGTTCCAGTCTAAATTTAAGTTCTAGCATTAGTGTTGGATATTAAGTTTATTAATAATGAATCTCATTTCTTCTTTATCTTTAAATGTTTCGATGAATGTTTTATCGCAAGTAAACTTATGGATATTTCCGTTATCTACATTTAGGTATTTAACGGTCATTTCGCCCATTGCTGTGAAGGTAACGCAAGTAATTATATCGAAATCGAAATGAGTAACGAGGTATGTAATTCTTTCGTTATGAGGTTTAAATAGTGCTTTGGTTTCTTGATGTATAGCATCTAAGTGTTTTTGTGTATCGTAGAAAATGTTCATATTGTTTTGTCTTAAGTTTTAATGTTATTGTATTCCAATTGGGTCAATTACTCCGTAGAAGTTAGGGTTTACTGTTGCTAAAGCGTATCTTGAAGATATTGCTCTTCTTGGTGTGAAACCATCTATAATTAAAGGTGGTAATTCAACTGTTACATAAGCTGCGAAAACAGCACCACTCAATTTATTCAATAATATAATTCTTTTCCCGTTCAATAAACTATACCAGTATTCTTTAAGTTCGTAATCAAGTCCGTATGCTTTTGTTTGTTCTTCATTGGTTTCTTCCATATAAACCAATACATCATCGATATATTCGTAAAATTCTTTGATGATATCTGAGTTAGGGTAGAATATTGCTTTTTGTTTAAGCATTATAGTCGATAGATAATTTTTCGTTAAATACCTTATCCCAAAAATATATCACATATTTTTCTATTATTTCTTCAAAGTTATTGAAGCAATTTTTCCCGATAAGAAACCATAATAGGACAGAAATAATAATATACGATGGCACCCAAATAATCATTAGTGAAAGCATAGGAAATAGAATTATTCTCCAAAAGAATTTAATTAAGAAGTTTTTCACATTATTCTGCTTTAAGATTTTTAAGTTCAAGTTCTTTTTCTTCAATAAGCTTTTGGATACTTTCTATTTCTTCTGTTATTGTTTGAGTTTTGAGTATAGCGATAAGGCTTTCCATCATGTGTTCCAATAGATGTTTTTTAGTAAATCTATCGTCACAATTACCGATGAATGGTTTATTGGCTAGGTCACGACATACGTTACCATGCATTTCTCTATATATATCAAGAAGATTTTGGATATCTTTTTTCATAGGTTAGTTTATTAATGGGTATATAGCGTTAAAGATTGCATACCAAAGTAATATTAGTAATATTATAATACACCAACCTACCACACCCATAGCGAATGTAATTAATATAGGGGTATCATTATCATTAAATATTTTACATATAAATTTACCGATATAAAATGTTCCGAAAAACATTAATAGTACCAGTCCAAGGATGTTATAATAGCTGTTATCATTTTATTGGTGTTAAAAATATTAGGTTACGATTAACCTAATTTATTTGCGATATTAAATATTATTGTTTCTTCTTCGTTTGATAGTTGGTGTTGGTTATACATCAGTTTATTGATTATTGATAGCCATTCCGTTCTCAACACGATTGGGTTTGATTGTTCCAGTTTTTCACAAGAGCAAGGCAGTAATTTACCTTCTTCTCTAAGGTAGTCAATAAGGTCTTCAATTTCGTCCTTATCGCATTTATCAACGAATTCCCATGGTTCTATTTCATGTTCGTCAACTCCATCGTATTCTATATCAAATGTTGGCATTCTTTTAAGTTTTAAGTTTAAATTATATATTCACCGTTTAAGTAATCATGTAGGAATAGCAATGCTTTATATGGTGATAGTTCAGCATCGTAGCATTTTTTGAAGTATGCTACATTTTCGAATAATACAGTTTCTTCAAAGTCATATTCAAGACTTCTGACACCTACATTAATAAGATACATTTCGAAAGTTAGTTCTGTATACATTATTGTTTATTTTTATAAGTAACAAAAACTAAATCATTAGATGAAGTAGTATAAGAAGAACCATCAGTAAAATATATTTTAGTTGTCGTGGGTGATTCGGTTATTTTATCAACAACTTTTCCTTTACAATTAGGTGAATACTGACTTACGTTTTCACAACTAACTAGTAGGATTGTTACTACTAGAATATAAAGTATTCTTTTAAAATTTTTCATATCTTATGAGTATTTTTCGATACGTTTTTGAAGTTGTTCTTCGAATACGATATTTTCGAAATGATTTTTATTTATTTCGTAGTTGAATACGATATCATTCACAACATCATCTGTTAATACAAATACATGTTTACCGCAAGTCATTTCATAATGGTAATCGTTATGTTCTATATCTATTACGCATTGTTTTTGGTAACAATAGCCTAAGAATGTTTTATCAATAATAACCCTAACATTTTTTTCTATTCTTGGTGTTCCAACAGCTCTTATCGTGATGCATGGTTCGTCTTCGAATGTTAGATTTAGAACATGTTTTTTAATTTTACTATGAACAGCATCCCAAGTATAGTTATCCTCATGACGAGCTGGTTCTGTTAGCGAAAGGTCTTCTTGGTAACATTTGACACCAGAATAAACAATAATATGACGTGCACCCATTGGTGAGTACTCTACTTCTTGTTTAACTTTTATTCTTCTAAACAAGAAATCTTTATTACTAATACACTTTTCGATAAGGTGAAGCATATTTTTTTTAATAGCTTCAAGCTTTTCTAATCTTTCTGTTATAATTTTTTCTACCATAGTTTTTTGAATTAGGAATATTTTTCGATACGTTGTTTAATTTGTTCAGTATATTTTTCTTGTCTGAATCCTTCTAAGTTTCTTTGATAGTCGGCAACGATATCATTAACTTGATATTCGGGCAGTTCAAATTTAAGTTCACCGTATGACAAGATATATGTATATTCACGACTACAAGTTTTAACTATATGTTTTTTTGGATATGAAAATCCTAGGAATGATTCTTTGGTATAGACAATCATTTCACCAATTACTTCATCAGAAGACCTCGAATAGATGTTGATTGATGGTGAATCAGTGAAAACGAATAATAACTTATGTCTACCTTTAAATGAAGTAATCTGTTCATTTAAACGAGGATATTTGTTTTCATATTGCCATCTATCTTGTACTTTATTAGATTCATACATAACACCAGTTGAATAAGAACCAGCAGTTTTGATAGGGTTTAGCAAGTAATCTTTATTAGAGATACATTTGTTAATAAGTTCTATGATTTGTTCTTTCATTGGTTTATTTTTTAATTAAAAGATAACGATTATTTTTAATGGTTGAAGGTGTTGAAGATATCCACGATGGAAAATCGGGTATCAATTGTAAGGCTCCGACATGATTTTTTTGGATATAATCGGTTGACCCATCATTAATTGTATATGAGTATTGAAAACCTAATTTATCGTTACATTCTAAGCCATGTTCTTCATCTTGACACAAAAAAATTATATCATCTTCTTTTTGTATCTTACCACTAACTTTTTTACCACGTATATAGGCTCTAAATAATGTACCTACTGGTATTTCATCCCATTTAATTTCTTTTTCCATTGTTTCTAGTTTTCTTCTTCGTTATTTTCATCAAGTTCTTCTCTTAGATATTCAATTGCTTTATCACAGTGAGAACCAAGTTCCAACCGCAACTTCAACCCAATTATTTTTTTTCATTAAAATCTTTTATTTTTTTTGTTAGCTAATCTAAAAGCTGTAAATTTATTTTTACTGAATCCGAATCCTTCAAATCTATGATGTGGGTCATTATGCCAGCATTGACAAAACCATCCAATACCATGTTTTAAATCGAATGAATGTTCTAATTCAAAATTCCATTCGCCAATTTGTTTTTGAAATTTTTTTAGCCATAGTTTTTTTATTTTATATTACAAATGTACTAATAATAATTCAGACCACCAAATAAATTATAGTGTTTTTAACTAATTTCGTAACCTTTATAAATTTCAATTAGTGCTTTCATATTTTTTTTTATGGTATTCGTTGGTTGTATTAAGCACCATATCTACAGCTTTTTGTAATTCTTCTTCTTTCATTACGTAGATAACATGACATTTTATTTTATATTCGTGTAATTTATCACCAAGTGACCAAATAACGTGTACAAAGTCGGCAGACTTATATACATGGATATCTTTAGCTGTTATCTTCTCAATATGTTTTTGTACGCTTTTGGCTGATTTGATACCAAATACTTCATCTATATATCCCATGGTGTTTTATATTAAATGGTTAGTAGCTAATTCAAACTTATCAACAATTTCTTCATGACTTGACATAAGAATAAAGTATTGAAAGTCAATGTCACTCATGGTTGATTTAAAAAATGGCATTGTAATACTTAACTTTGTTCTATCGTAGTTTGGTTTTAAGAACAGTATTGTTGAACCGCTATATTTTTTATTAATCTTTGCTTTATTTGTAACAACAGAGATATACTTAGCATATTGGTTACCGAAGTCTTCATCTTTGAAGTAGGCAAACAATGTTGTTAATTCTAGCTTTTCTCTTTTTTTAGATACCACTTCACGTGCATTTAGGTATTCAGCCATCAATGTAAGTATGTGGCATTCACCTTTGGAAGCATCTTCAATGAATTTACTCTTGAAGAAGAACTTAGACTGACATACCATATCAAAAAATTCCTCATAATTGGCTTTCTCAATCAATGATTTATCTAAGTCAATTAGTTTACAAACCTTATTCATATCATTGGTAATGAATACATCGTAGGCTGTGTTGCGTATTGGATAAAATAAACCTTTTTCGTTAAATTTAAGACCGTTTAACGCAAATATTCTAGATAATACATTGTTGGTTTCGATATACATAATGATAAGTTTTAAATTATATTACAAATGTACGAATAAAAAATGACACAACCAAATTTATTTTAAAGAAATTCCACCAGTCCAAATTAATTCAGTATTGGTAAGGCTATGGAATAGGTTTTGTAATTCATGAACATAGTGAAACTTTATCACAAAATTACCATCAGCATTCCAACACCAATAATCACCCATATTCCAAATCCGCATTTGCCATTTGTTTTCACCAATACCATCTTTCAATAAGAATGCACAGTTATCCATTTCGGTGATGAAGCCAAGGTTAATGGTTAATAAGTCTGATGTTAAAGGAATTGGTTCAAAATTCCGTATCATTGATGTTGTTAATTTAGTATTAGTCAACGCAGAATTGATACAAAGTATCATATTTGATAATACTTCTTTAACTTCGGTTATTGCACCATTTGATTTACGTGTAATAAGGTTGCCTATTCGTAGGTCTTTGGTTGAAAGTTCCATGATTATATTTCCTCTCCCAATGGTTTATCATCTTTATTAACGTAACAACTAAATAATTGATTTGCGGTTTTAAAAGAACCAAGTATAAAATATTTATTATCTTCCGAAACTGCTGTAATAAGAAAATGATTCTTATTTTTATCTTTGATTACCACCCCACATAAGTCATAGTTTGGCTTAGTGTATGGTTTATATTTAGGTTCGGGTTTAATACGAACCCTATTTCTAAACACTGCTTCAATACGTTCTTTATCAGTTCTAAAGTTTTCTTCCAATTTTTCAATATATTCTAGAAAAGATTCATTAAGATATTCATCAACCAACTTAATCCGTTTAAGATGGTCTTCATGTGTTGCTTTGTCATTTAATGACTTACCACACCCAACCCCATCATTATTTATAATAGATAATGGACATATTTGGCATTCAACACTAGTATGGTTACAATTATAACCATCATCTTTTATTTTTTGTACTATTTCTCTTTCTGTCATAACTATATTATTTACAATATTTCATCATTACGTACATCATTGCATAACCAATTCCAAAAGCTATTAAGCCTTTGATTAACTCTACGAATATTTCCATTTTTTTCATTAGTATTTCCTCAATCTTTCGTTATTGTATAAGCAACCTTTTTTTATTTCTTTAAGTGGGAGTATTTCACCCTTAACCTTTTTATATTTAACACCGCTATAATTTATTTGAGGATGCCCAAAATACTCAACACCTTTAATGTTATCAATTTTAATGATAATACCACCCCAACCAATAAAGTCACCAATTTGAAATTTAGCGTTATCGATAGCAAATTGGTTTAACAATGCCAATTTCTTTTCATACCATTCTTGACGAATAGCATCCATTTGTTCAATACATTCTTTTTCACTCATAATTAATCCCAATTAAATAAAAAAACACATATTAATACAAAACCAACAACACTTAAACAGAATAAAATTAATACACCAATAATTTGATGTATAACAACCCAAAGTGGGACTTCAATATCTAAATCGAAACAAACCTTTTCACCTACCTTATTTCCAAAATAAGTTGTTTCAGAGACTTTTACTGATTTGAAGCCAGCCTTTTCAAATTGGACATTAAGATACAATTCGGTACTAGTACCATATTTGATAACTACTTCATCGTTTGACTTAGATTTAACCACACCGCAATCAAGATATGTTGGGTGCAATGGTGTAGCTAAAAATAGATATGAACAATAACTAGCGTATAGCCCTAGTATTGAAAAGATTATTACACGTATTAAGTTTGTTATTTTCATGTTATTTTAAAGATTTAAAAAATTCATCGATTTCTTTTTGTTCAAATTCATAACCCCCAATATGCTTAGTGTAATATATGAAGGATTTCTTCTTTGAATATAGCACTAAAATGATGGTTACTATGTAATGGTATATTGTAATAATTGATTTCATAAAGCAAAGGTACGATAAAAAAATCAGAAAAGCAAATTTATTTTATGTTTTAGTATAAGTTTAATATCTTAACATAACCATTATCAATATCTAATTCCATTGATTCATGTATCTGAATACCTTGTTTAGTTTGACTACCAACCAATCCACCGCTGAATACTGCTCTTTTATATGTCTGAACCTCAGCATTCCATTCAGTTTTAGTCTTAAGTAATCCGTTAACTAAATCATTAATTGATTCTGTATCGGGAATCCCTCTATAGGTTTTATAGAACCACATTCCAAATTCAACACCTCTTTTCAAATCTTCAAGGGTAAATGATTTATTAGAAAGTTGTTCACATTTCTTATAACCAGCTTTAAAATTGCACATACTAGCATGATGGTCTATCTTACCGAACTTTGCATGTTGTTCATCGGCATATTCCATTGCTAGATTGTCTAAGACAACCACACCCAATAGCTTATTGATTTCAACCAAGTCCAATAATGGCAATTCACTATCAATGCTACCACATGTAGTAGCTAATACCTTATAACATACTGTTGGTTGTGAATTATCCACATTGGCACGTATAAGTTCATTACCATGAGTTTTACTTACTACAAGAATTAAGTCACCTTCTTTAATACTTTCAAGGTTAGCCAAATGGTAATTGGTGCCTATTTTAAACAATTTCATCATCTTCTTTTTCTTTAGATTTTATATCTTCTTTTTCTTCATTGGCTTTGATACATGTATTGCATGTATATCGGTCTTCATCGTGTGGTGCCAGTCTTCTACCACAGATTGAGCAGTATCTTTCAGTTACCATTTAATCAAGCGATAGTATTTTTTTGGTGATTGGAAAATTAGTTCACTTCTAAACACAACGCCTTCATTTGTTGATGGTTCACTTGTTGGTTGTGGTGTAGTAACAATATTTCTTACCTTTTCCAAATAATCACGAACATATTCTTTGCGTGTTTGATACTCTTCGTCTTCATCGACATCATCGATATCGGTATCTCTTTCACCACCGCAACCATCATAGCTATCTGAATAAAATGGACATTCGTCACAACTTACATCATCACAAGAACAATTACCACTTTCGAGGATTGTTTTAACGGTTTTTAAGTAGATTTTTTGTATTGGATTGATACCATCTTTGATAAAATCATCAATCAGTTTTACACGAACTTGATAATCTTCGTCAAGTTCTTTGTCTTTGATAGTTTTATCCCTTTCACTACCACAACTTTCATGTCTATTAATATCTTCTAGTGGACATTCGTGACATAAGACATCACAATTGTAATTGTTCTTTTTAATTTTTAAAGCGGCTTCTAAATGTGTCATTTTATTTTCTCCTTAATAATTGATATTTGTTTGATTTAATTGATTTAACTTCAACTTTTTTACTAGTATTACCTCCATTGTTTTCTTTTAAACAATCTTCAATGATTTGAATAGTATTATCATAAAGTCTATCATCTTCATCAAGACCATCGCATTGATTAGTAAATGGACACTTTGAACAATCCAAGTTATCTGATAATTCGTCACAGAAATAATCTACATCCTTAAGCTGTTCAGCAATTTCTACTTTATTCATATTATTTTCTCCTTAGTAATTGATATTTGTTTGATTTAATTTTGCTTGGGACATCTGTATTAAGATGTTTAGGTTTATTTCGTAAAACCATTTGGACTTGTTCAATAATTCTATCGACAAGTCGGTCTTTTGAACCAGTTCCATAACATCTAAGTTTTGAAAAATGGCATTTATCACAATCTAAATGTTTTATTTTTCTACAATCATAATCAACTTTTACCAGTGCTTCGGCTGTTTGATAAATTTCTAATTCACTCATTTTCTTTATTTTTAAAGTATTCGTTTGTAGTATTTAATATTTCTTCAATAGCATCAAATAATTCGGCATCATCTATTGCGTAGATTGCTTTACCACGTATTGTTCTAGTATGTAATACATCACCCAATGACCATATAACGTTAAACTTATTATCACTTTGGATAAATCTAACACTTTTAGCTGTTGTATCTGCAATATATTTTTCAACAGCTGAGCATGTACCTAATTGAAGAGTCCTATAAATATTGGACATTACTCAGTTTCAATAAGTTTTAAGTCATATTCGTCCAATTCCCAAGTATCTTGTGGATATTGTTTTTCGTAGTATTGTTCAAAAGAAATGACATTGAATTTGCTTGTCCTTCTAAATTCGGTTCTACAAGCAAGTCCATTTCTATGACCAGTCTTATATGCATGGTCTAATTGGTCTTTGCTATATAAACAGTTATACCAAGGTTGCCTATCAATCCATTCTTCGATTAGGATTTTTTCTAGCCTTTGAACACCCTCTAAAGGAAGTGTCGAAGCTATTATTTTCCAGTTATTTGATACAATGCTACACAAGTTACCCATCTTTTCAGTTTCGCATAATGAAACCGATTTTTGGCTCATTTTAGGCTCTGAAAATACATAATCACCCACTACTATTCTTTCTTTATGAACGATGAAGTAATCATCACCAAATTGCTTTAAAAGGTGTGATTTAGTATCGTCCATATTAATTTGTCTAGTTAATTGGATAGCGTATTCATCCATCCATTCAGCAATCTTGCTATTGGTATCTGCGTAGACACCTAACCCTTCAAAATGTTTTTGCTGTTTTCTATCAATAAATTGTTTTGCAGTTTCCATATCGTTTTTTTTAGTCAAAAATATCACCTAAGTTTTCAAACATTTCGGGTGTTTCTTTCTCAAATGCTTTGAGTAATCGTTTTTCTATTTTTTCTATATCTGTCATAACTAATTATTTTGGAGACGCTTCTGTAAGTTCATCATCATCATCATCTTCATCAATACCCAATTTTTCTTCTTCAAGTCTTTTCAAGATAGCTTCGATTTCATTTTCTTGAACCAGTCCCATTGTTGGTTCTTCAAGTCCGATACCGAATTTAGTAGCATTGCCATAACCGTAAGCATAGCTATAATGAGTTTCTTCTGCTTCACTAACAACAATGATTGTTGGTTTAGATAGTATCTTACAAGAGTTTTTATCCTTATTAGGTGTTAACTCAATTGTATTTCTGTTGATAACCTTGCTTATTTTAGCTAAGTATATGTTATCCACTTCAAACCACCAACCAATTCCTTTTTCATCGTATGGTGGTCTTTCATCAAGAACAACATTTTTCATAAACGGAACAAATGTTCCATTTGCCAATTGAATTGATAGGTTGAACTTGCCATTCAATTTTTTAACATTGAATACATCACCAAATTCATTTGGACTTTCGTTGTGTATATTCACCTCATTCAATACAGCCTTAACTACATCGACTGTAATCATTTGTAAGCTAGAGATAAACTTGATACAGTCCTTCTTGAAGTCCTTATTGATAAGCAAGTCATCAACGATTTCTTCAATAACATCAACGTTTAAATCCTCGAATTTCTTAAGGTATCTGATACGACTTGGACGTTGGATAAGATTTTCATCAACATTCAAGTTATTTGTGGTTAATAAGAATAACCTACGATAATCTGAATTTAATGAACCATCCATGATAGTCAACATTTCTGTTGACTTGTCGAATATTTTCTCATATTCGTCTAAGAATACGGTAATATCTTGTGGAATAGAGTTAACAAATACGTTAGCACCATCAATCTTAGAATTGATAATAATAACTGGTTGTTTGATTGTATTACAGATTATTTTAGCTGTAATGGTTTTACCAGTTCCACGCAATCCATTAAGCAGAACACCCATGTTGCCAGTGGTTACGCTATAAGATTTAATCACACGGTCAATGAATTTAGATTCTAAGCTATACAGTTTATACGGAAACGTGTATTCATCAACTTCTTTAACCAAAAAGAATTGTTTATATTCATCGATACATAAACGATAAACGCAATTTTCCAATTTATCAAGCATTACTGCTTTATATTTATGGTAAATTTCATTACCGTAATCGTACCATACTTTTTTCTTAGCCATTTTTTATATTTTTTAAAATTTCTTCGTCTGTTTGATAATCAACACTCCTTACATCTTCACCAACAATAGCATCGATACAACCTAAGTCATAGGCTCTTTGGTTTAAAGTATTGAAAAAGGTTTTCTTTTCAGAACCATTTAATTCATCCTCAAACCCTTGGTAATAGAATGAAAGTAATTCAGCATCAGTCTGTTGCATGTTATTTAGGTTTAGTTGATAACAGATAACCGATAGCATCCCTAGTGTTGGTCATATCGAAATTGAATTCTTTTATAAAGTAACCTTTGGAATCTAGTATTTGTATCAATAGTGTTTTAGAACCGTTGAATGATTGATAGAATTTCTCTGAACTAAGTTTCATCGTAATGAATAATACATTAGAATCAACAACGCATGACCGTTTAATCTTCACAACATCTAGCGTTGAATCGGTAGGTGTCATAATCATTTTGATATTACGGCTAGTAAATGCTATTGTATCATGTAGTGTAACAATAAGATAAGTATATTGTTTTTCTACGCTCAGATTGTTGTTGGTGGCTACTGAATATGGGTCATTGGTGTTTAAATCTTTGTATGCGCCATACGTCCATTGTCCGAATGAAAGACAAGGAATAAAAAATAAAAGTAATAGTAGGTTTCTCATAGTTTTCAATTTAGATTACAAAGGTACAATTAATAAATTAGAATACCAAATTTATTTTCTATTTTTTTCAGCTTCTTTTTTATATTCACAACCACGGCACCAAGGTTTGGTTTGTTCCAATGGGAATTCACATGGACAACCTACATCATTGCTACTGGTATCAGTATTATCATAATCCTTATCATCTTGCATTGCCTTTAGATTGGACAATTCAAGTGATAGTCTTTTCACTTCATCCTCTAATGTTTTAATATCAACCAGTTTGTCTTTGAATAGAATATACGACTCAATTATTAGTGTACCTTCATTAAGTGTTAAGTCTTCTTTAGATACAAGAATCTTATCGCATAAGTGTTGCCAGTATTGTTCTTCAAGTGATTTAAGATTGTTCATTTTTTCTACCTTTTATTACTTCTTCTAATGGTTTTAAAATACCATTTTTATAATCGTCATATTCTTTTTGGGAATCTGTTGGACATCCAAGAAGGTATGAATTGTTGGTTTTATCAAGCGGATAAAAAAAGAAACTGAAATTTCGTTTCAGTTTCTTTTTTATTTTTCTAGGAAGTCTAAATTTTTTCATTAGTCAACCCAATTAATTTTTGGGCAATGTTTCTCTTTTTTCGATTTGAATGCAATTAGAGTTAATTTGAAAAAGCTAGGGTGTAGTTGTCTATATTCATAGTTTTTCCAGTATTTTTCATCTTTAAGTCTTTGTTTTCTAATCTTTTTAATACGTTTCAATCTTAATTCGGCTTCATCTAACTTATCTTTCATTTCGTCATATACATACATAACTAAGATATATAACATTCTAAAAACTAAAATACCAACGAATACTATAGCTGAACCAATACCGTATAACTTAAACAATACCGACAATCCTTTGGTATCACCAAGTAATAGTTGTGAATGTGTGACAGACAACGTGATTAAACCAATTAATATTAACCCCATAGCGAATAAAATTGAGTTGGAGTTTTTAGTTATGCTATATGATACATTATATCGTTTAACAAGCTTGAAATCTTCGATATCATCACAATATTGCATTGATTCATAAACGGTAATCTTCTTGCCCAACACATTGATTAATATTGGTAACCAAATAAGTGGTAGGGCAATGAATGCTAGTACTAGATTCCAAAAATAATCACAGAATCCTTTTGGAACGTTAGCGGTCTGATATGCGTATCTGTAAAAAGATGCAAGAAATGAGTGTTGATTTAAGTTCATGATTATTTAGATTTAATGTTAATAACTTCTTTTTTTACTGTTGAAATTTCTACTTCTAATTCGGCAACTGCTACCAATCCCATGATATATACTGGGTGTTGTTCATGTTTAGCAAGTCTTTTGGCTTCTGTTGTTGCAATTTCGTATGAAGTATGTCTTACTTTTGAACCATGTTCACCTCTTATGGTTAACATATAGAAATCACATTTGGTGATATCAAATGGTTTAACTTGTGGTTCTTGGTTAGCTTCGGGTCTCCATGAAGCAAGCGTTTTTTCAGCATTATGCCTAGCTTTCAAATTTTTATATTGTCTAAACTGTTCAAAACTAGCCAATTTAAAGTTTTCGTTTAAATCCTTAATAGATATTTCACGAGTTTTTGTGATACCATCCAAAAATAAGATACCATTTTCAATTTTGGTAACTTTATATAGTCTACCACCATCTTTTTTAACGATGATACTATTCACGCTAACATTATCAAATGTGTTGGTAACTGGTGTCCATTTACCTATTACCCATTTACCCATTTCAACTGGTTTTTTTGGTTCTCTACTTGCTAGAAATTCTAAGTGTTGTTTTACCTCAGAATCGTTGGCACGTCTGAAATTCTTTTTGAATGAATTGACACCATAACGAGTAATATTACCTTTTCGTGTCAATTCAACAGTTACGTTTGGAACTGGAAAGTTAACAAACTGATAATAAGTATTGGTATCATTTTCGATGAACCAATCACCTTCGTTAGGTGTTTCCAATTTGTGTTTATAAACACGTAGGTTATGAATTTTTTCCGCAGTGCTTTCCGAAAGTCTTACCAAATCAGCAAGTTGCGAGTCGATGTTTTTAATTGTTGTGTCTGTATTTTTCATGATTTAAAAATATTAATTGATTAGTATGATACAAAGGTATAACATAAAAATGACAATTCCAAATTTATTTTGATTTATTTTCTTCCGCTACCCATTCTTTTAATCTTTCAACTGGATGTGTTGTGAATACACTTAACACTTCAAACTCCCATTCCTCAACTGGATTAGCTAGATGCTTCATTATTGTGCTATGTGTTCTTTCCCATTGTAGCGTTTCTTCGGGTGCTTTATAGCTAGCATCTTCGTAATTCCATTGTAAATCTTTAATCAATTCAGCTTTATCTGATGGAATTTTCTCAATCATTTTAGCTATTACGTCTGTACATTCTCTTCTTTCCATAATTATTTTTCTTCTTTTATATTTAAAAATCCACCAAGTATTTGACAATGACAAGGAACTTGTGTTACACCGCCACCGAATGAACCACCATAATGATAATAACCAGTGTCATTACATATCTTACACTTAGGTTCTTTATATTCAATTGTTTCTTTATGTTCTACTTTATATGCTTCTACTGGATAGATGTATTTCCTTAATTCGTCAATGGATAATGGTTCACCCAATATTTGTCCAGTACCATTACATACTTTACAGTTGTCCCAATCAACTCTACCAGTACCACTGCAATACCCACAAGGAACTACAGTCGCTATTAAAATTTCTTTGCTCATATTTTTAGTTTTTTATATGATGACCACAACCATCACAAGTTTTGAATGATGTATTTTGAATTATTGAACAGTCTTTTGGTAGTTTATCCACTTTACATGTAACAGATTTAGCCTTATCGAATAAGACAAATAGTTGTCTTTGTGCAAGGTCAATGGTCATTTCGCCACGTTTAACCTTATCTAAAATAGCAAGAGTTTCTTTTTTCATTACTAGTTATCCCAATCATCTAATATCATTTCTCTGAAAATAGCTACCAATAAAGCTATTGGTGAAAGAATAAAACTAAAAGCTATATTCATTTCTTTATCGTCATTTAAATTTCTGTACCAATTACGTTTATGGCAGATAAATCCACCAATGAAAATCCAAATTATGATTATTAATGTTACTATAAGTGTATTCATTTAGTTAAAATTTTAGTTTTTAAAGAGTTTTAGGGACAACTGAAAAATCCAAAAATCAGTTGCCCCCTCTACCCGTTTGTAATTGCTCTTCGTCATTTCCGAAGCGTCAGTCATTTTAAATCGCCAAGGGGTAATCCAGTGCTAGCCCCCATATAAGCTACCAAGTTCTAATTATGTCATAGGAGTAGAGGGAGAACTTGATAACCGATGGCGAGATATTTTATCATCCGACAAGATGAACCTAATAGCCAGCATTACCCTCTATCCTTATGTTTTATAAATCGTAATGAATTGTCAATATTTCACAATCTTTAATTGCTTCATATAATTCAGCGATTCTATTTTTTGTTGTTTCGTTTGTATCATCCTCTTTGTCATTTAACATTCTTTTAATTCTGTAAATGACAAAAGATTTAATATCGTGGTCGTTTGTATTGTTTATCACATTGTTTGACATACATTCCATACCATCTAGTCTTTCAAGCACATCTGATGTAAGTTCTTTTGCAGATATTGTAGCATTTAATTTTTTAACAACTTTCATAATTAATTATTTTAGTTTATTAATAATTCGATAAGACAAAGGTACTAACAATATTTTACAATTCCAAATTTATTTTAATTTGTGCAGTACAAGGACTCGAACCTTACTTTAGGGGGAATTATTGTTGTCACCGCCACAGACACGATGGGCTTGAACCATCTTTACAAACCTACACCTATGTGCTTCCAATTACACTAATACCGCTACCCTTTCGGGTCATTTGCAAATGTTCGTCTTATTGGTTCGAACCAATAAGACTAAGATTAAGTGAATGGGAATTAACACCCAAAATATACTCCCGAAGGCAGCATACGTTATAAACCATTATCTTTGTACTTGCTGTGGCTACCGATTCCACACCTCCCAATCTACATGGGCGACTTAACGTTTGTCCAAGCAAGTTAACCGTTGCAACGGCTCGTCCCATGGTTTGCAACCCATTAGGACTAAGTATCAAGTAAGGACTTCAACCTTACATATGCTTTAAGCTTTGATACTATGTTTTTGATATTACAAAGGTAATGATTATTTTTGACATTACCAAATTTATTTTCAATTATTTTTAATTTATTTTTTCAGCATTTGATAAAAATAAATCAGAGTGAGTGAAAATATCATCAAGACTTTGAATTTCAATCTTTTGCTCTTTTTTAGATTCATCTAAAAACGCAATATATTTCTTTTTGCCATTGAAATACAACCTAGCGACTGTTTTTCTGTTGTTATCGTCAAGAATAATCGCAAAGTAACTCTGTGCATCACGATAGCTAAGTCTTTTGATATCAATCTTTTGTCTTAGAATTGATTTGATAATCATGAAAGCCTCCAATTCTTCAACGGTAGTTTCAATTTTATTTTCGGCATCAATCTCTGAGGTTGGTACATCAACATCGATAACACTTTCAACTATACTAACATCATTTAAAGCATTTTTCAATTTCATTGAAATGATTTCATTGGTATGATTTTTAATTGCTCTAGTAACTAGACTAGTGAATTGGTCGATGATTTTCGGTGTTACATTGCTTGTATAGATTTGTTTAGCAAAATACTTAACAAACTCAGCACTAGGTGTTGTGAACTCAGCTTTAACCAATAAGTTCAATTCATGTATGATTTTTAAATCACTGGCATTACGAAGTATTGTTTCGATATCAAATACTGAATTGTGGAATTTATACAATTCATCAATTTGATTGTCCGAAATTTCGGTGATGTTAAACTCTAGGAATGGTTTTTCATCCATTTTGTTGGCATCAACAAGGTCAGAATAAAAACGATAAACGATACCATTGGTCAGTAAGCCAATTCTACCTTTCGATACGTGGAAATATCGCATCAATTGACCTTCATGAACGTTTAGATTTTCATTGCAAGATTTGCATTCAATCAACATTACTTGGTCACCATTTCTGAAAATGGAATAATCAATTTTTTCACCTTTTTTGATACCTAAGTCGGCAGTGAATTCGGGGATAACTTCGGTTGGATTAAAAACATCGTAACCTAATGCTTGAATGAACGGCATTATAAAAGCATTTTTTGTTGCTTCTTCAGTTTGTACTTGGTCTTTTAAGGTTAATACACGTTCACCTAAATTCTTAATTTTAGTTTTGAATTCCATGTTTTATAATTTAAATTATTAATTAGTTAATTAGATAAGACAAAGGTAATATAAAAAAACTACAATTCCAAATTTATTTTCAATTATTTTTGCATTTTAAATGATTGAACGAATTCGATGTGTTCTTTGCTCATTGGGGTGCCAGTGAAGTTAAGTGTTAGAAAGGTTTCCACAACATCTGAATCCTTAGCATTTTCACCCATTTCACCATAAGATAGATTACTATAATCTAAAAAGTGTCTTTGAGCATTTGCCGATAAATCTTCCCAATTGTTTCCATGAGAATCATTATACTTGCCTTGGACAAATTCTAAAATAGCAAAGAAACGTTGCTTGCCATCAACACAATCCCATGAATAACCATGACCTTGCTCTCTCATTCCTTCTACCATGTCTTCCCAAGACTTGTATCTGAATAAGAACTTACCAATCTCAATACCATTATAAATGCTATCAATCAATAATCGCTTTTGTTCAAGTGTCCATACCAAATCACGTTGGTAATACTGTTTTTCACCATTGGCATCAGTAACATAAGGATTGAAGTTAACACCATCATAGGTTTTACCCATTAAATCAGCTTCGGGAAGACCATTGTGAACATTGTATTTTGGAACCATGTAGTTTTCATCACGCTTAGCGTAACAAGCTTTTCCTAATAAACAAGATATGTCTTGATTATAAAAGCTAACACGAAATTTTTCTTTCTTGAAAGGATTTTCACCGCATTCCAAATAAGTCGGAGATACAAACTCAGCCTTTACTTCACATAAAGAAACATGTTTATCATATGTTCTTTTTAATGAAAGTTCATTAGGTATTCTAATAGATTGTGTATCAACAAGATAAATTAACCCTTCTTCACTATTAATGATATCACGAACATAGCAACCACCACTAAAAACGCTAGGTTTAGGAACTTGAGTTACTAGTTTATTTTTGCCTTTGCCAGTAGTAACAGTTTCGTATGTTGTATAAGGTATTTCTACTTTAACGAAATCACCAATCTCGATTGGCTTAAGCTTTTTGGCTAATATTTGTTCTTGTTTATTCATAAGACAAAGGTATAACAAAAAATTGATAATTCCAAATTTATTTTAATTTATTTTAATTTATTATTGAGTTTATCTGTTAACTCAATAGCCTTATCCATACTTTTTAAATGTTCACTCAAAACGAAGCACTCTTGGATTGTATCACCTTTTCGGTCATAAGTATTACTACCATCTAAGTTACACTTAAATTCATGACTTGCATGATTATTACAATTAATACATTTTAAATCAGACATATTACACTCCTTTTAGTTTTTTTAGTTCTGCTTGTGCTTTATCAAAATCACGCTGTGCATTTTTCAAACGCATTTCAGCAAATGTTTTAAGATGTTTTGCTTGGCTCTCAGATTTCTTTTTAATGGTTTTTTCAATTCGACTTGCTTCATCCATTACCTCAATACCAGTAACAGATAATTTTAATAGTTCGGGCAAGTTATCTATTCCATGTTTTTCAGCAAACCAAGTCATTAATGTTCTAGCACCACCAGTCTTAATGAATATCTTTGCCTTGTTGATATCATCAACCCAATTAACATATATATCATAAGAACCCTTAGACTTAAAGAATTTACCTTCCTTGTTTCTTACTGCGTAAACTGATAAATTTATTACTTGTTCCATAATTTTGTTTTTTAGATAAGACAAAGGTAATAAAAATTATTTAGAAAACCAAATTTATTTCCAATTATTTGCTAAAACTAATTTTATATCAGCTTCGGATATTTCAAATACATCACTACGCCATTGTCCACCCCAAGTGATTAAAAATTTATCACTTTTCTTTCTAGTTTCAAAGGCTTCTAGTTTTTCTCTTACTGTTTGATGGATAGTAATATTTCGCTTGCTATCAATTTTAATAATCGGATTTAGTTTTGATGCAAAACAATAAGTTATTGGTGATTCTACTGTAAATTTTCTCATAGTTTTATTTTTTTATTTATACAAAGTTATTTTTTTATTAAACATGGACACCAATCGGGTATCTTAATTTTCTTTTCGTCATACCATTCGACATATCCACTAATCTTTTTACCATCCTCTTTTTTACAAAACCAATCAAATGCCATTTCCCATGAATCAGCAGTATACATCCTCTTTTCTTCAAAATGAGGACAACCTTTACAATTTTCTATTTCTATTTCAATCTTTGCCATAATACGTTAAAATGATTTAACATTAATTTTACCATTGACCAATTTCATCTTATCCTCAGCATTGGCTCTACGTATAAACTTGTATGAACCATACAGTAATGCTACTGTTGAATTGAATATCTTACCATCCTTATCCTTTACGTCAATAATATCAACAGCATCCTTGGTTAATCCTAGATACTTAAAGGTCTTGCCATTCAATTCTTGATTGGTTGCAATAGCTAGAAACGCATCACCGACTTCAATCTTATCATCAGATACAATGATAGTATTCAATGGTAGGTTCTTGAACCACTGGTTAGACTTAATAACATCTTCTTCGGTGGCACATACATTGTAAACACCATTTTCGTTTTTGAAAAGGAATCCAACGTAGTCTTTATATTCTGTTAATTCCTCTTTTGGAATCGTTTTTGTTACAAGATATTCCATTATTTACAAGGTTTATTTAAGTCTTCTAATTGTTTTTCAACTATTTCTTGCTCTTTTATTTTAAGTTCCATTTCATGATAACGAATACATTTGATTGAATCAAGTTCTTTAAATGTACCATAATCAATTAAAGTAATACCATGATATTCAGTTACCATTTTAAATGGTTTATTATAAACCATTTCTAAACTATCCATTATTTCAAAATAATTAACTAAATCCTCATAATTGTTTACTGTGTAACCATTATAAACTTCATTAGAATAAATTGTGTTAGAATTAGTATCATTAACTATTACTATTTGTTTAATATTAGGTTTAATATTAGGTTTAGTACTAAACACACCAAAAACAACTAATAAAATAACAATAATTAAAAGGATTGAAGCTAAAATTTCAAATTTTAAATATTTTCTCATTATTCTTCGATTTTAGGTATTTCACATTCATAAGTTACTTCAAACTGATATTCTTCGGGAACAAGATAAGAATCAAATTCGTGAAGACCATCTTCACAAACATCATCTAACTTATCTTCATCAACCATCATCACCTTTTGGATTGAGTGGACGATTACTCCGTCAAACCCATCGATTACTTCGTTAAAGTGGGTCATTTGTCCGAATAAAACTTTTACTTTTTTCATAACTATTGGATTTAGATTATTAGTATGATACAAAGGTATATAAAAAAAATGAGAATACCAAATATATTCTCATTTTTTTATAATTTATTTTCTCCATTTAATAAATTCCCAAATGGACATTTTTTTTGTTTTTAAGAAAGTTTCATTTAACTTATTGTTTTCATCAACAAAATAACCCAACTCTTTAGTTAATCTAATGTTTTTTTCACGTTCAGTTGAAAATTCATTACGAAGTCTTCTAAGTTCTTCACCATGTTCTTGGTCTTTTTTACCCATTCTTTCATTTTCTTCTGAAAGTGCTATGATAGTTTCATCTTTTGTAATAAACTTGGTGTTTAAATCGTGGTTGTAACCATTATATGCTGTGTAAAAAGTACACGTTTTACCTTCTAGAATTTCAGTTTTGAAGTCCCTTAACTCATTATATGTTTTAAGGTCTAATACTACAGTATCTTTTTCCATGTTATTTTTATTTTTTTTTTCAATTTATTTTTATTTTTTTTCAAGTCTTTCTTTGATACGTTTCATAATGATTTGTCTATCACGTTCTTGTGGTTCGTAATCATTCATTAATTCTTTTGGTACATTATCCCAAGCACCACCATAATACTGAACGTTTATCTTTCGTCTGATACATTCAGCATATAGTTCTTCGTATCTTTTCTTAAGATATCCAAGACGTGAGTAAAAAAATGAAATATGACCTTTACCTAGTGTAAATTCTTTAGGGGCATTATTAAGATTATATCTACCTTTAGCAACACAATTTGGAACCCGTTTTACCTCACGATGTTCTGCCATCAAATGTTTATTAGTAAGTTCAATTGGTTTAACGCCTACATTTATCCTAGTCATATAAAATAATTTAATAACGCAAAGGTAATAATTATTTAATACAATACCAAATTTATTTTGATATTTATTTGTATGAAGATTTTAATTTTAATTTTAACCCTAACACTAGTTTCTTGTTCAACAAGTAAAACTATTACTATTAAACCAACTACACAAAAAATACCAGCATCTTTTGATGAAGCTGAAAAATGGTTTGATTCAATACATAACGAACTACCAGTATTAATTGGTCTTGAAGGTAAAGATTAAGAATCTTGCCAAACCTTCTTGTAAAAATTATTTTTTAATTTGTGTGCTGCTCGCATGAGTGTTAGGTTATTACCCCACATCATCAACATAATACCGCATAAAACATAACCATTTATTTGGTACCATACTATTCCACCACCAATTAAAAATACAACAAGTTCAAGAATAGTTAATTTAAGTCTAACCTTTAAAAGTGCAATCTGTTTAGCATCAGCTTCTTCTTTAATCTTTCTTTCAAGTGCTTCCTTGAATTCTTTTTCCATGTCTTCCATCTTAAACTCCCAATAAGGTTGTTAATTCAATGAAATCAGCGTCACGGTCAGCAACCTTACCATTATAGCAAATGCTATCGTAACATAGTGGTTCATTTTTATGTTCAATTTCAATCGAACAACCACTAACACTACCTTTGGTGACAACTATATTAGCCGCATCTTCAAGTAGTTCTTTTAGACTATTTTTAAGTGCAAAGTTTTTCATAGTAAAATCTCCTCTTTTTTTAATTTGTGACAATAATTACATTCTTTAAGTAGCGTATATCCAACTAGTTTGTTATTCCTTGTTTTTTCATATCGTTCAATTACTTTCCAATCATGTGGACAACCAGTTAGATAATTTATAATCCATATGGCTAAAGAAACAAATATGATACCACTTACAATCCAATAAATTTGTTCACTATTCATATTGAACCTCCATTACTTTTAATTGTGCGTTTAACAAATCATATAATTCGGTCATTTGTTCATCATAATGAACATTAAATATGTCTTGTGCTTCTTCGGTATATGATGAAACTTCTGTTTCACCCTCCATTTCAACAACATAACACTGAATACCAGCTATTTTACATTCCAATTCTGTTAGCTTTTCTGCTGTGTCACTAGCTTGTGACATGATAAGAGAATTGATATTATGTTCTTCTGCTGTGTTTAATTCACCTTCAATAAATTGTCTCTGCATTAGTGTTTCTTTTTAATGGTTATATACTTGTCTGTCGGTGCATATGGTGATTTAGAAGACACCATAACGAATAGGTTAGATATTACAGTCGCAAATGATAATGCGAATAATATTGTTGTGGATATAAGTATTAATTTTTTCATATTACAAAGGTATGAAAAAAAAATGACAATTCCAAATTTATTTCTTAAATAATTTAGCTAATGCGGCTTCTTGGTCAATTTTTCCTTGAATTTCCTTGGCGGTCAATAAATGTGCATATTCAAATTGGTAGCAATCCCAAAATGGTAAATGAATCAATTCTACTGGTTTAGTACTAGCTACCATATATTCTGCATAACCATCGGCTACTTGGAATCTGATAACCTCTCCAACATTTTTGTCTTTTTTTCTTGCTAAACAAAATGCTGATAATTCAGCTTTGAATTTTTCACAGTCTTTATCGTAGTTACTAAGATTTTTAAAATCTAATACTGGTACCGTTATGCTGCTTGGTGCGGAGTAAATTTTTGCCATTGTTTTTGGATTTAGATTAATTATTAGATTACAAAGGTAAGAATAAAAAATGAGAATTCCTAATTATAAATGGATTATTTTATAAAAATTACCAACTTCTACGCCATTTATCTATTGCTTCACCAATATAGTTATGATTACCTAAGAATTCCCCGTTTTTTTTAAGATAAACATGACCATCACCAAAAGTATATATATTGCCATTGGCTTTATATTCATCTTCTTGCTCTTTTATACCAAGTAGTTTTTCAAACCAGTTTGGTATAAAAGTAACAACAAAGGTATTAGTCGTACCTCTTTTATATTTAATTTCTTTTATTTTCATCGTTTTCTATTTTACAAAACTTCTCGATATTTTAAATAAAGCTTATACAACATTCGTCTAACCTTATAGTCCTCTTGACTCTCGTCTTCCATTCTTGCATTTGGCGAATCAATCAGTGACCTAATTTGTTCTTTGGTTAGGTTTAAATTACGAAGCATTTGTAACTTATTCGGTTCATTATACATCGATGGAAAATCCAACCCTTCATACATGTTAGTATATAAAAAGTTGCTAGTGTTTAAGTAAGAATCACTTGTGGTAGCACTAACACTAGCAACTGGTGTTTCAATAACTTTTAAACCTTCCATAACACTTTGTATAGCATAACTATGACCAGCACCAACATTGCCTACAATTGCAACTGTTTTAATCTTTTTTGGTTCCTCGAATTTAGGTAAATCATTTTCCCATTCGATATGTAATTCTGAATTATTTTTCTTTAATGACATGAGATTTCTTTTTTAGTAATACAATCTAGAGAATTTGTTTCCATGATATTTGCTATCGGGAGTACCATAGATATAATCTTTTTTTACTTCCCAAACCTCAGTTTCGTTGCCAATGGTTCTCCATTCATTAGCACCAGTTTCAATCCAATAAAGGTCATTATATCCTTTATAGTTTCCACTCAAGTGTAAAGCCTTTTCTAACATCACGCATATACCACTTTTAAAGTCTTCTGTTGCATCTTTATCAGTTCGTGCTAATTGTGTATTGGCAAATGCTTTTAATTTGTCTACGTTGATTGTTTTGCGTCCTTTCATGGTACAAGTATTAATTGATTAGAAGACAAAGGTAAACATAATAAATGAGAATACCAAATTTATTTTAATCATTATCAATGAATAATTGAAAATCGCATATTTTAATGATTTTATCTTTATGTTGTTTTCTAAGACCTTGAGTTGATTTACCAGTTTCCTTCTCATAATCTGATAATCGCTTTAAATTAAGGTAATCACATGATAGTTTCAAGTTTGAAACCAAGAACTCGTTTGATAATTTACCCTCATGAATCAATTGAGATATTCTATCTAATATATTTTGCTCGTATTCAGTCATATAACTAGTGGTTTCAAGTTTGAAATTGCGGCTAGCAACGAGTTATGCCTCATTATAGTTGATATGAAACATAACCACGCATTTTATGAAGTTGATTCCATAATTGAGCCAAATACTGTGAATCTACACCAATACCAAAATTTTGCCTTATTTTCTTCTTTTGAGATTCTATATCAATTGAAGAATAACGAGGCATAACACTATGTATAGTGCATGGCTGCTCGGTTTTTGAAAGTTCGTTTTCCATATTAAAGTTTGTTAAGTTTTGAAACTATGTGGCTTTGATTAATGGCAGCCACGACACCATACATTTTACGTTAGCAAACATTATGACAGCATCCATACTTCTTCATATCCACAAAATACTGATTGTCTGCTTTTAGCATATTCTTCATCAGTAGTGATACCAATAATATCTGTATCCATTTTTTGTGTTTGTGGATTATACGTTCCACAATTATATCTTCTAATTAAAAAATAACGTTTGCTAACATCGTGTATAGCACATTGCTGCCCATTTTTTTTATTATTTTTATTCATATTTTTAAAATTTAGTGTTTCTAATTAAGTTCTGTGTAAGCAACGTTCCATACACGCAGTCGTTATACCACATTGTTTTTTAATATTTTTTGTAATAAAATTTTTGCACCTTCTTTCATAATTTTACAATTATTTTCATCTATAAAATCCCCCAAATAATGTACATCATCACTAAATGCAAAAATTTTATCAATACCTTCTTCTGTAAACAACGATGGTATAACATCATATAACTGAACATTGCCAGTTTCGTCTGTTATTTTAATTTCTACTTTCATATTTATATTTGTTTTTAATTTAATATTTGTATTTCAAAATGGCAACACCAGTTATATGTAACCGTTAGTGGCAATTAAATTATTAAAAAAGCCACCAAAATCGTTGTTTATCTTTATCTAATTCTATCAAATTAGGAATTGTTATTTTAGCCTCTTCTAAAGTGTAATGAATTGGTAATTCACCCCAACGATATAAAATTCCCCTATATCCTAATTTAATGTGATAACAAGGATTATTTTCACAATCAATTCTTTCAACAATCTTATACTTGCTTGTTTTGCTTCTATAAATTTTGTTTATTTTTATCACCATGTCTTTTTTAATAATTTAACTGTAAAGGCTAAAGCCCCACTAAGACAGGCTAAAACAACATTGCGAAAAGCAACGATTGTTTAGCCTCAACCGTTAGGCACAATTTAAGACTGTCCAAATCTACCTTTGTCTATATAAATCAGCAAAGTATCTTGATACGTTCCTATATTAGGTCTTACCATTACTGATAGTCCTCGTTCAATTATTATATTTACTATCTCACTTTGCTTTTCAACAGAATATTCAAATTCAGAGTTATGTTCAAAGTAAGGTATTAAATCACGTTCTTTCCAATAAGCTACTACTATTTTTTTCATGATAATTAAATTACTTTACCTAAAGCAATATAAAACAGTTGCCGTCAAGTTATTACTAAATTTGAAACGTCTTATTAGGCAACCGTTTCATATTGCCAACCGTTAGTTTAACCAAAGTGTTTCAAATCGATTGAATAATGTGCGTTTTTCATATACCTTTGTTTCAAAGCATCTTAAGACATTTTCTAGTGTATAGATATTCCTATCAACGTAGTATAATGTTTTATTTGAAAGATATAAAAGTTCCTCATTTCTAAGGGTTCTTGGTTTAGTTTCCAACCAACTCTTGGTTTGACCAACATCATGTTTAATTTGTCTCAAACCCATTAGATAATAGTATGTCTGACTATGTGATAGTCTTCTATACAAATCATCCATGTCAAGGAGTGTATGATGAATGTTATTATCCATAGATTACAATTCTTCGGATATAAATTCCATTTCGATATCCAAATGTTCTTTACAGATTTCTTCTCCCGACAAAAGGATAACTTCATCTTCTACATAAAAGTAGATTTCATTATCTATGGCTTCACCATCCTCAATCTTACCATTCATCAAAGCTTCTGACAATGAATCAGTAGCTATTGTTATTTGAGTATCAATACCCTCAGATACAACGTTAAATGTTCTTGTTGGATATTCTTTTCCTTTAAATGTGATTGTTTTCATAACTGACAAGTATTAATTGATTAGTATGATACAAAGGTATAAAAAAAATATCACATTTCCTAACAAAATGTGATATTTTTTTATTTATTTTATTCATGGCTTATTCTATGGGCTTCTTCGGGTGAATCACCTCTTTCAAGACACTGTTTTTCATATTTATCATTGTAGTAATCTTCCATTTGTTCACTACTAAGATTTAATACGCTATCCTCTGTCTTCTTTTTAGCAATATCTTGTTTCTCGTATTCGTTATATGTCCCATGGTTTTTGGTGACACTTTTAGTTAAGTGATAAGTTACTAAAAAGACACAAACAAGTATAAACATTAAAATACCGCCATTTTTATCATTCCTTATTGTATTACTATAAGAAAAGATTTCACCTTTAGTTATTAGTGTCGTTAATAATAATACAATGTGACAAACTATACTGGCTGTTGTCATTGCGACACACCAAGCGACAAACTTACTACCAAATAAAATTGAAGTTAACTGGCTAGCCATCCAAAAATGGTTCGCATCGTATAAAAAATAAGCACCAATTACAATACCAATTATACTTGTCACTTGGTATTTACCTTTGTAACTCAATACTGATAGAATCAGCATCAATGGAGCGATAAGTGATGTAAACATTATAGCAACCAAGATACCTACAACACCACCAAGACCTGGCATTCCACTACCTAAACTACCCCATTCCCATTCTTTTACAGTAAATTTACTACCATCTGCATTAGTGCCTTTAAAGACACTTTTTGGAGTCCAAAATCCACCCATAACGTTTAGTTTTTAATTGTTTTTAATATATTCATCAATAGCTTCTTTCACGTGTCGCTTAATCATTATGTCAATGTAAGTTTCAATCAAAACTTCTTCGGGTGCATCAACCTTATTAATCGATTTAAGTATAGCTTGTGTCATTTCAAGTGGTGTTTTAATACTACCAACAACGCTAATTTGTTTCTCTTGAAGAATCATATCGAAAACTTTTTTAAAGTTTTCACCACAACTATCGCATTCAAACATTACATAAACTTCATTGTCATATTGCATACAATCTTCGTTTCCAATTTCATCAGCAGATGGATGTGAAAGACTTTCATTATCGTAACTGTGTACTTTGTGGCTACCACATTTTGGACACATAACTTCTTTTGCCATAATTACTTAGTTTTTAAATTCGTTTCCAGTATAACCTATTTTTTCACAAAATTCTTTAGCTGTGAATTCAAGTTCAACCTTTTGCCAAACATAAACACCATCAATGTGGTCAATTAATTCATCTTGGTTTTCGTGGTTGATAATAGCTTTAACCATGAAGATTAAATCATCATCATCATCAACTGATAAAAGTTCACCAGCTTCTGATAAGATAGCTTTTTCTTTTGGTGTGAAGTTATTATCGTCATTAACGATTTCGGCATCACCAACAAGTTCTACGTTGATACGTGGGTCAGCTTCTAATTCAGACTGGCTGATAATTTCTGCCATTGCGGTTAATATTCTTTGAACTTCTGAAGTTCTATCGATTCCTTCAATGTTCATTTCGATTGGTACGAATACAGTTACTTTTTTCATGACGTTTGGATTTAAAGATTATTAATTATTAGTATGATACAAAGGTAATAATAAAAATTGACAATTCCTAATTTTAAATGTAATCTTTTCGAATTATTTTTTCAGCAAGACTTTCAATATACCAATCGCTCATTGTTCCAGTCTTCTTATCCCAATAATCATCAGCCTTAACTTCCTCACTTGCGTTTAAAAATCCTTGGATAATTTCATCCTCAAAAATGCTATCGGCAATGGTAGGGATTCCATCTTCCGCACTTTCAATATTATCTTGTGGCATTTCTTGATGTGGTTGTTCTAACCTAACACGTTCCCAAGTTCTTGCTACGTGTATTAAGATGTAATTAAACATCCATCTGTCTTTATCTTTAATCATGGCTATATGTTTTAAGTGTTATACAAAGGTAAGAATAAAAAATGAGGATTCCTAATTTTATTTAAGATTTTTTAAAAATCTCCATTTTTTCTAAATTAAATTTAGCTCCATCAAATTCTTCATTATAAGGACACTCAGTATCATCCTTGATTGATTCAAGGTTTTCGTTGATTTCGTTTTCGATTTGGGCGATAAACTTTTGTTGTGCTTGGATAAGGATATCAACATCAGATGTTCCTTCTTCAACAATAACACGTGTCATAAGACTAACAGATACTAATTTTGCTACTTTCATAATTTTGTATTTAAGAGTTATTAATTATTAGATTACAAAGGTAAAACAAATAAATGACATTTCCAAATAATAAAGCAATTATTTTAATCTAAAACATCAAACATTTCAAATAATTGTTTTAATGTCCTATGTTTTAGCACTTTTGGATAGTTACTAATAGCTTGTATAACTTGTAACTGGTCAATTCTTACACCATGTATACCATCTAAGTCTGTTTTCTCTACATGGAATAGGCAACATCTAACATTATCAACCCATTCATCAAATTTTTCAGACAATGATATTCTTTCAACAAACTTAGCACCTACCTTATTAAACACCCAATGATTATGATAAAACCTATAATCAGTAGATTCATAAACTGTTATGAAATAACCATGTTCTTCCATTTGTTTAATATCCTCAACTGGAAACCACTGATATAATGTTTCAAGTGTGTCGGTACAAGATAAATAACCAACAATCTCAGCATCAAATGGCATTGGTAATTCGTGGTTTAAACAGAATTTAAAATCAGTATGTATCAATCCAGTAAAATTACCGTCCATGTCATACCATAAACCTTGATTGGTTTGAGTGTTTGCTAATCTATAAAATTTCTTTGGTTCCATTTTTACTAATAATTACCGAATTGATTAATTATGATAAATTCACCACTATTACAACCTCTTAATATTCTAATATCGTTCTTAAGTGCTTTTATATTATCTTTGTCAGTTTCTTCTTTCAAAGCTTTTATCAACACTTTAAGTGTTATTGATGTTGGTCTTCCTTTTGCCATAGTTACTAATTTGTTTTAATAAAATATTCAGTTGATTCTCTATTCCACGATAACGATAACTCGTTGTTAGAAAGCAATTTAATGTTATTTATCTTACTTTCCTCAGTTACTTTTTTCATCATTCCAGTAAAGTTACCGAAGTTCCAATTTAGAATGATTGGTGTTTTCAAAGGTATAAGGGTATTCTTAACGAATCCAAATTGTAGATTATTTTCAATGATACTAACATTAAATTCGTCTGAATAATAATCTTGTATTGAGTTGAATAATTCTAGGGTTTTTTCATCAGATAACCGATTTGTCTTCGCCCATTCTGTTTTAAAATCGACCACTGAAAAGTTATCAGTTTCAAGCAATGGACTAAATTTAATCGAATCGCAATACGGTGAAAATTCAAGGTAAAAGTTAAATATATCTAATAAGTTATCATTGTTACCCAAAAAGATATTGTTGTTAATTCTAACATTAACACCATATTTCTTAGCATCAATACAAATGGTTTTTACATCATCAATACTTAATACGTGTTTAGAGTTTACAATCTCTCTTTGCTTATCAACATCTAAGTTCATAAATGAAATATTTAGATGTGTTAAACCGCTGGATAAAATGTCTTTTCGATAGCCTTCGTCTAATGCAAGTCTAATACCATTGGTGGTCATTAGAATTTTATCTAAGTTAAGTGTTTTTAAGAACTTAATCATAGGGTATAGATTTTTACTCATTGTCGGTTCACCACCAAGCAATAGGACTTCACGAACATTCATATTTTGAACAGCGAAAAGTGTTTTTTCTTTGAATATTTCTAGGTCGCAATTCAATTTTGTATGAATTAAATCCGCAATGCAGAAATTACAATTTGCGTTACAATAATCTGTCAAAACAATATCCAAATATGGTTCCTTGTTTAACAAATATTTCTTGCCATTATTAACAAATTCGGTGTATTTGTTCTCACCAAACTTAAATACTTCAAATTGAGATATATCCATCTTATTTCTTTTTAATAATTGGTTCCAACTTGTTTTTTAACATCTTGATACTGGCTGTGATTGTTCGGTAATCTTCATCGGATAATGCTTGATTCTCAGTCAACATATCTTTGATTAAGCGGCTATTTAAACTTGAAAATAGATTCTTCAAATCATTACACGCCAATGCCGCAATCTGTGATGGTTTTGCTTTACCACCTTGATTCTTGATATCTTCCTCTATTTTTTGCTTACCGTACCAAACTGGCAATGCACCTTCTTTTTTCTCTTTTTTAGCTTCCACAACCACGGGTTCAGCTACGACAATAGGTGCAACAATTTCTTCAATAGCATCTTTTTTTACTGGAACACCTTCATCACAGTATCTTTGATACATATGAATGTATTCAGTTTTGGTAAGAATAACGCTATCAAAGATACCACGCATGATTTCTTTGGTTTCTTCGTTAAGACCGCCTTGCTTAGCAATTGTTCTTAATATATTGAATGATAAGAGAGTAACTTCTCTGAATACAGTTGTTAAGTCTGCATCTGATTCAATCACACCTAACACGATTAATTCATCATATTCAAGGTCTACTAGTTTTTCAGCTTGTGCTTTCATAATAATTGGATTTATTTGATTAGTATGATACAAAGGTAAAACAAAAAAACTACAATTCCAAATAAAATTGTAGTTTTTTTTAAAAATTATTTAATAATGAGCTGTTATTCAGCTTGTTGTTTCATTAATTCTAGCTTAGCATCATAACCAAATAATTGCCATGTGGCTTTTTGAGAATCTTCTTTTGGGTTAGATTCTAATTTTAAGGAGAATGACTCACCGAAGCAAGTTACTTTATTAGCATCAACATAGCAGAAACCAGCCGATATTGGGTCTAAATCTTTAAAAGTACTATGTTCAATAACACATGGAAATATAATTATATCACCATATTGTTTTATCCTAACGTATTTTAATTTAGTGTCCATGTGTTAAATTTTGAATACTAGTTTTTGGTTGATTTTTAATCAATAACTCAATTATATTATTAAGTCTGATTATTTCAGCTTTTTGTTCTTTAATAAGATTTTCATCAGCCATAGCTATTTCTCGTCTACAACTAATTAATTCAGTTGTTGCTTCAAGTCTAGCAGTTAGTCCAGCTAATTCAGCTTCTTTTTTCTCTTTGGTAGAATGAAAGCTATGCTCAAATTTAGCTGTATCTCTAGCACACGATGTTTCTAATTGAACAATTTCATACCTCAATCTAATTCTATTATTTTCTAACTCTTTGTCAGCTTCTAGTGTTTTTTCTTTTTTATAGAGTTCTATCTCTCTATCAATAAATTCTTTTTCTTTTGCAATGTTTCTAAAAAATCTCATTTTTAATCTGTGTTTTTAAGTTTTGTTATTATGTATTCAGCAAATTCATCTTGAATCTTAACAGCTGCTTCAACATCCAAACGTAATCCACCAATACCAGTTAGATAACCCCAACCTCTCATTACAAGCATCACCTTTTTTACTGAATCTATTGTTACATAAATAGAACCATTTTCATATGATAAATCTAATACAGTTTTAGGTTTAGAACCAATCCCATTTATTAATTCAACGATACGTTCTTGTGATTCAATTGAAAGTTTAACAAATGGTTCATCATGACATAAGAATTGATGGGCGAAATCAAAAGCCATTCTATTATCATTGGAAAATACTTTACCATGATACGCTTTTAGTGGAAATTGGAAAGCTTCTTTAAAATTCATTTTTATTTTTATTTTAAGTGTTATACAAAGGTACAAAATAAAAATGACAAAAACAAATTTATTTTAAAATTACTTGACTTATTCTTATAATGTATTATATTTACTAATAAATACTAATACATATGGAAACAACAAAAAAAGTGACTATAACACTAAAAAATGAAACAATCAAAAGACTTGATGCCTTTGCTAAATTAAACTCAATAAATAAATCAGCTTTAGTTGATAGGTTGATAAACGAGGAAATAACTAAAAAGGAGAAATAATATGAGTAAAGAAGAAAGAAAAGAATATAAAAAAGAATGGGCGAAAAAAAATGCTGAACGTGTAAAACAAAAACAAAAAGAATGGTATGAAATAAATAAAGAACGTATTTTAGAAAAGCAAAAAGAAAACATAGAAGAAAAACACTTATATAATAAAATTTATACAATTGAGAATAAAGATAAAATAAACAAAAGAGTTAAAGAATACCGTATTAAAAATAAAGAAAAAGTAGCTGAGAGGGAACGTTTATATCGTAAAAACAATAGAGAAAAAATTAATAAAACTAAACGTTTAGCTTTACTAAATGACCCATTAAAAGCTTTAACTAAATCTGTTAGAAATAGTATTTTACAAGCTTTTAAACGAAATAATTATACTAAAAAATCACGAACACATGATATACTTGGTTGCTCTTTCGAAGAATTTAAAAAACACATTGAAGATAAATTTGAAGATTGGATGAACTGGGATAATAGAGGAAAATATAATGGTGAGTTCAAATATGGATGGGATATTGACCATAAAATACCTTTAGATTCAGCAACAACAGAAAAAGAATTATTAACGTTATTGCATTATAGTAACTTACAACCACTTTGTAGTAAAATAAATAGAGACATTAAAAAAAATAACCTAAGTTAATAACTTAGGTTATTTTTTATTTCTCTTTTAATGCAGCCCTAATAGATGCTAGTTGTTGGTCATCGAATTGATATAAACCATTTTCGTCATTTTTCTCTTGGTGAAGCATCTTACCGAAGTAACTTCTATTAACACCAGATTCATCATCGTTCCAACCTAGAGCATGTTTCATTACATCAACTTGTGATGGAGCAAGTGGTCTATTAAATGCATTTTGAACATCTGCATAATCTTTTTTAATGTTTCTTTTCTTTTCATCACCTTCAACTATTGCAGCTAATGATTCTCTGATTTTCAATTTAATATCTTTTTTTTCCATTGGTCTTTTGTTTTATACTAATAAATATCTAAAAAATAATAAAAGTTTAACTAATATAGCCCATATGTACACAAATGTGTACATACATACTACTACTTACCAGTACGATATTGTTCTTCGTACTTATACATTAAATCAGCGTACTTATTATTGTATATTGTGAATTGTTCTTCGGCCCACACATCAAATATCTCTAGCATTTCAGTCTCGCTTATACTAAAAATGATTGGTAGCGTTTTTAAAATTTGTTGTATTGGAACCAACCTAGATTCTAATTTGTCCCGTAGCTTGTATTCATAATACGAATAAACATTGAATTCATATTGACTATTCAAATATTTTATTACTAATTCCTTCATTTTGCTTTTTAATTTTTTCTTCTTTGCACCACTCAAAAAATACATCATCCAGTTCTTTTCCACTAATAGAAAAAATTTTTTCTAGCTCAGATTTAACTTTATTTGACCTAGCATAACTCCCACCAATCTCAGCAATAGCATAACTAGCATTACTTATTTGAATAAAAGTATAATAACTGTTTAAATATTTTTTAATTAACTCTTTCATTAGAAAGGATTTACTTGGCTATTCATTTCAAATGTTATCCATTCAACTTCTTTTTCATCCCACCATTCATTTGTTATACTTCGACTATCCTCTAAGCTTATGCTAAATATTACTTCAACAATTAATGTAATATCTGGTACTGTTTTATATTTACGTTTAAGCGTATCAAAAACAACACCTCTACTATAATCATTAAAAGACATTCGGAAAGATTTATCCAAATATCTTTTAATGTATTCTTTATAGTCAGTGCTTAAAGACATTCTTTAAGTGCAGAATTTCTAAGTAGAATTTTTAGTTTCTTAAGACTTTTCTCTTTAACTTGTCTAACCATTTCTCTACTAATACCTTCTCTCTCACTAACCTCTTTCAATGACATTGGGTATTCACCGCTTAAGCCATATAGGTCAATCATGATACGTTTATCTCTTGGTTTAAGATAAGCTAATAATCTAGCAATTTCAGATTTCAAGTCACTATTCAACATAAGGTGGTCAGTAGATTTAGCTGATGGGTCACTTAATAAATCGCTAAGTTTAGATGTTTCCTCGCCAACGCCACCTATTTCACGGTCTAATGAATCAACAGAACCTACTGTTAATAAATCAAGTACTTCGTGTTTATCACCTTCAAACTCATTTTCAAATACTGATACAAACTCGTGTGCATCAATAGTCCTACCTAGTTTTTGTTCTAGTTCGGTAATCTTTTGGTCCAACTTAGACATTTCATTTAATCTATTCATTGGTAAACGAATGATTCTCGTATGGTTAGAAATGTATTCTAAAATAATCTTTCTAACCCACCATACAGCATATGAAATGAATCTAATATTCAACGATGGGTCAAACTTCTCAGCCGCTTTAATCAACCCAATGTTACCTTCGTTAACAAGGTCACCAATTGGTAGATTAGCAGTTTCATACTTCTTAGCTACACTAACAACAAATCTTAAATTCCTACTTACCAGCTCATTAATGGCTGCTTTATCACCCATTGCTGTTTTTTGTGTTAGTTCAATCTCTTCTTCAATGGTTAACATATCAATTTCTCTAATATCCATAAGATATTGATTAAAAGAGTCAACACTTCTGTTAGTCAATCGCTGAGTAATTTTAATTTGCTTCATAAATAAATTTTAAATTAGATAATAAATGGTGGTAGCTAATTTAGAGGCTTCGCTCTAAATCTCGTTTGATATCCTTTTCCTTGATGGAAACACGTTTATCGTATAAGTTCTTACCCTTGGCAAGACCTATTTCTATTTTTATAAAACCTGTGTCTGACAATATAACTGCTAAAGGAACAATAGTCAAGCCTTTTTGTTGAATATTTTCATTTAGCTTGATAATTTCTTTTTTATTCATTAGTAACTTCCTATCCCTTACTGGTTCGTGGTTATAATGTTTAGAAGATTCTTTATGTTCGGTTACATGCATTCCTTTGATGAATAGTTCACCATCCTTTATGAAACAATATGCCTCAACAATGCTTGTTTTAGCGTCTCTAATGGATTTAATCTCGGTACCTACTAACTTGATACCAGCGATGTATTTTTGAAGTATCTGATACTCAAAATAGGCTTTACGGTTAACACATATTTGTTTATAACTCATTTTAAATGTTTGTTTATTAATTTATATAAAATTTCTTCACAAGATTCATCAAAACATTCATACCAACCACTAAATTTTATTTTAGGTAAAAATTTGTATTGTTTTAATTCTTGTTTAATAATAATTTCACCATTAAAAATTATTTCTGGTGTATTTGTTATTTCAACTAAAACTTCATATTGATAAGGCATTAATATTTTATTACTGAATCTTTTTTTAATTGAACGCATAGTTATACCTATTTTATAAAATGTTTCATCACCATTAAAACATTTTATAAAATACAAAATAGGTTTAGCATTAGGTGTTTTATTTAATTTATTTTGCCAATCAGTTAGTGACCACCCTCTAGAATTTTCAATTGCTGCTTTACCAGTTTTTATGTTCCCACATTTTTTACATTCACCACCTCTTTTATGATGATGTGGCGTTTGCTCAAATTCACCATGTATTGGACATATTATTTTAACCTTAGTTGTGTTATCAACATATTCAACAAAACTATAATCATATTTATCACCATGAACTTCTTTTGCTTTTTTTATAAAATCTTCTGTTGTCAATTTATATTCTTTATGGAGAGTTTCAAAAAAACATTTAGAACAACCATTACCAGATAAATGACTATGTACCCTCTGCTCAAAAACCCCGTGTATCGGACATATAATTTTTATCTTATCTTTAGTTGTTAAAAAATTTACATTTTCATAAATGTATTTTTCACCATGTTTTTCTTTAACCCTTTTAAAAAATTCTTCTTTTGTTATCTTTATATTAGCCATATTGTTTGTTTTATTATAAATATAAAGAATAAGTAAGAAAGCTTTTTTATTTTGTACTTATTACGCTTTTCTATTTTTTACTATAACTTTGGACATGATTATTTTATTGGTTTTAATGAAGTAACTGGAATTGTATCACCAACCTTATAAGTTGGGTATCTTAATACTAAATATTTTTTACCACCAACCCAATAGATATAAACCTTTTGCGGTATTACATTCTTTTGGTCTTCAAGACTTACCGAATCAATTCTATAATATTTAGTAATTGTTTTTGTGTTGGTTGGTTGATAGGTCAGTAATAATATAAAATAAATTACTAGCAACCCAAATAACGATATTAATATTTTATTCATTGGTTAATGTTTTAAGTACTTTTTTACATAGTTCGACATAAATTGCTAGGACTTGTTCACATAAATGAACCATTCCATCTTCAAGTATCTTACTGTCGTTATAAATAACAAATTCAGATAAAGATTCTTGTTCATTCTCCGACATTTGATTATTAAGCTTGTTTCGAATTTCCTCAACTGAAATATTATCCCTTTTCAAAACTCTATCAATTCTTACATCCTCATAAGCTAATACACTTATAATAGTATCAAAGTTTTTATAGGCACCAGTTTCAAAAAGTATTGCCGATTCAAGTATTACCATTGGTGCTTCTCTATGAGTGCAACAGAACATATAAAATTCATCCTTAACATAAGGAATCATAAAATCGTTAATTGCTTTAAGCTTAGTTTTATCCGTGAATACTATACTACGCATCTTAGGTCTATCTAGTAAACCATCAACGAATATATCCTCACCTAGTATTTTTTTGTACATATATTGTACCGTAGGGTTATTTTCAGCCTCTCTTGCAGCTAAATCACTGTTAAACACTGGTACACCCAGCTTAGAAAATATTTGTGATATAGTAGTTTTTCCCGAACCTATACCACCTGTAATTCCGACCTTAATCATTCTTTTTTAATTAGTTAGTAAATAATTATTTCCATTTCCAGTTAAACCCACCAGATTTTTTACTTTTTCCATTACAACAATTTCTTATAGCTTCTGCATTACCATTTGTAAATTCAGCCGCTTCTTTGTAACAACCCCACTCCCTATACCACCTGTAAGACCTATTTTAATCATATTACAAAGGTATATATAAATTTTGACAATAACAAATTATTTTTTGACTATTTTTTGACCATTTTCGATAACCAAATACTCACCAGACTCCCCTAGGGTATCTATAGCTATTATTTTATCGGTAATTACTATGTTTTTTACTATACTATGTCCTACAATATGAGTATATCCATCTAAACCATCCGATATTAATGATGGTATACGCACCCATATGGGTGAACTTATGATATCATCACCAGTTCTACTCAATTTTTCACCATATCTGAAGTCAAATGATATAGGTCTCTGCTTAAAATGTTCGTTAATTGAGTTTTCTAAATCATTTTCATCAATTTTATTGTTAGTTACCCATGTTTTTGTAACACCAGCATGTGAAAAAAGCAAATTTTCATGTATAAAACATACTTGCATCAGATTTTTATCCAATACATCAGCTATTATATGTTGATTTAGTAATGCTAAATGATAATCATAATTATCATATGACCTATAAACATATTTCGTATAGTGAAAATCATGATTACCCATCAATAAAATGACCTTATCTAGGTTTTCTTCTTTGAATTTAATGATTTTATTGAATACTTCCATCTGTTTTTCTATGGAAATACCCTCACGAGTATCAAAATAGTCCCCTAAGAAGATTATTTTATCAAAATCACCCTCTTTAGCTACTATACTTTCCCATATACCCCTACCATGTATATCCCCTATGGCTATTATTTTCATATACTACTAATCTACCCTATTGTTATTGTCTAATATTAGTAATACTGTATCATACCATTCATCAGCATACCCCATTATATATGTAATACCATCTTTAGTACCCATATAAAATTCTTCACTTCTACACCCTATTGAAGTTATAGTAAAAGAATAGTAATTTTCATCCAGTGAATCACCGAGTACTTCAATATGTACTTCATCATTAACAATTCTCCATTTAGCATTAAGTTCATCTTGAAATGGAGAATTATTACATCCACCAATAATCTTAGTTAGTTCTTTCTTTATGCTTTCTCTTTCTTCAATGTGTTTTAGAATTCTATCTTTCATTTTATTTTAATTTTGTGACTAGAATAGGACTCGAACCTAAAGTACTCTATTTATTATAGTGATTATACGAGTATTGCCTCACTTGGGGGCTGCGTTTACCAATTTCGCCATCTAGCCAACATTAATACATAAGATTTGGCGTGGAAGAATCGCTCACTCGCCAAGTTAGACTTGGTAGAATATCTTAACCCACCTTAGCAATCCAATTCCTTAGACCCTTGCTTAAGGTCATATTAATGTTTGTGACTAAGACGGGATTCGAACCCGTAAGCTTTCGGCTTAACCCACCGACTGTCTACCATAATTGCACCACTTAGTCATTCTAGTCTTTCCTAGTGTCACCCATCTTGCAGCCTCTCAGTGTTCGTTCTGTAGGGTGAGGCAAATAGCGGCTAATGCAGCTGTGGTCAGAACAGGATTTGAACCTGTAGAGTGAAACTGAGTAATATAAAAGATGTTGATTCTTATCGGTTCTCATCTCGTTCACCTTATCATATTTTAAGCGTCTACCAATTTCGCCATCTGACCAATTTGCTTGTCTTTCCAAGCGGTCAACCAGTGCACGTTCTTAAAACTTGTTTAAGATACTTCCCTAACTTAATAGTTCTTTTATAAGTGTCGTTGTGTTGGATTTCTGCGAGGGGAGAATAGGATTCGAACCTATAAGAACTCTTTTTATTCTTCGCTCTAGTTACTGTATTTCACTAGCCACGGTTTACCAATTTAACCATCTCCCCATAATAAAAATCAAGTTACACATTTCAATCTACACCAAACTTAATACTTCGATTGAAACCCTTCCAGAGACTTGTTTGGTTGTTTATCTCTGTCTACCCCTACTTTTTCAGTCAAAGTCCTCTCGGTCTTGGGATTAATAGCCTACCAGTCTTACCTCACTTGATTTTTATTTTCTTTTAACAACCAATCTTATTAGATAAGATTTGTGTTATACGTTTTGCCTTCTCGAAATCATCAATACCCAATTCCTTAAGAACTTGATACGCTTTGAATTCTTCTTCGTTGAAATTTTCGACACCATGTTCAGTCATGAAAGCTAACTTGTCCTCTAATAGATTAACCTCAGTATATTTGTCAGCGATATTACTTTTCAAATTAACAATTTGCTCTTTGATTTCATCAATACTATACACCAATGGGGCTAATTCGTAATCATAAACCCAACCACCAGTATTAGTAGAACAACATCCATCCTTAGAGATTTCTGCTACAGAATATCTATTGTCGCAACTAATGGAACCATACGGACCAACTATTTTGACTATGTATTTAATACCAGAATTAACTTCAATATTATTCCAATTAGATGTTGCCAACCCACAAGGTGTAGGTATCACACGGTATTCTTTACCGATTTCAATTTTATATTTTCCCATTTTTCTTTTTAAATAATATTTTATAATGTTATAAATTTTCATGTGCAAATCTACTACTTATTTTTGAATTAAACAACTATTCTTCAATAAAAATATTATTTTTAATTCTATAACCCATTTCACTTGCATACATCATATTAGCAAAACCTTTACCCATACCTCTTTCTTCATTATATTCAATACAAGCTTCAACCCATGAATTGCTCATTTCACATAATGGAACCCATTTCAATGGTTCAGTACCATCTTTGCCTCTACCACCTCTGCAATATACTTGTCTGATTTCTTCAAATGGAGCATCTGAATAAACTGATAAATCCTTGAATGGAGCTTCTGGGTGTGAACTAACACGTTGGTAGTCGGTTCCACCATCTAACATGTATTCTAATCCGTTTTTATCGGTATGTGTAACGTAGTCATGTCTGTGATAACTAGTTAATATTGTACCATCTGGCGTTTGAATTCTGCTGAGAATTAATTTTCTTTCCATTGTTTTTGTTTTTGTTTTATTTTAATAACTGATATTCATTATTTTTTCAGATTTTTTTAAAATAGCATCTTCAAACCACTCATGATATTTTTTAGAGATATAGCTTTCATGACATGTATTTTCATCAATAAACTGACTTAAAAGCCTTTTTTTATCAATAGGCCCATGACCAATCCAAGTTACTATCCAATTAGTACTACCTAGGGTAACTACTAATTCAGTTAGAAACCTATCTACCTTATCATTTAAGTGTGTTTTAGCATAACAACCATTCAAATAATTATGTGTATAATCATTTATACTATCTATTTCTTTTTCTATATAGATAGGTGCATTATTTATCAGTGTAATACTATTAATTTCATCAGAAATAGTATCCAAATAAGCATCTAGTTCTATTTTTATTCTATTTTTATACTCTTCTAAAGCCAATGACTCGATAGTTGCCCCGAAAATGTTTAAATCTTTAGAAAAATGTGTCATTATCTCAAATAAAAATAGCTGACTACCCTTTGAAAACTCAAAATTACTAAAAAATTCTTTCATTTGAACAATTAAAAACTTATCTAGATAATATTCATTGAATCTTTTTGTTAAAAAACCAATACTATACGCTGAAGATGTATCAAATTTATTAATCACATCTTCAAAACATTTAGTTGACCCATTTTTTAAATCTAATGTATCTAAAAACTCATATAAATCTTTAACAATATCCCTTTGTAAGTATTCACACCAATCATAAAAAACATCTAAGGAACTTTTTGTCTCATTAATTTCGAAATCACCTACTAAAGTTATAAAAATATCTTTAAAATATTCTTTTCGTCTATAAATAATAGTGTTTTTTTCGGCTACAGTGAAATCACCACTATTATTTATGACAATATGGAAGTTTTTATTTAATAAATCTAGTATAATTTTCTCGTCCATGAGTATTATAGTCTAATAAGAGTTAAATTTATGTTCTTTTTCTCAACATCTACAGATTTTACTACTATCATTACTTCATCACCTAGTCTTATTGTACCCCCAGTGTTAAATCCTTTGATACAATAGTTAGCCATATCAGCTGTATAGGTATCACCACCTATTTCAGATAACCTTATAAGCCCCTCACAGTGATTATCAGCGATTTCTACGAATACACCATACTCTTGTATAGAAGTTACTATACCTTTATATACCTTACCTACATTATCACTCATATAAATGCATTGCATATACTTGATTGAATCCCTTTCAGCTTTCTGTGCCTTCTTTTCTCTTTCAGATAAATAGGTACATCTAGAATCTAATTTCTCTAGCTTTGGCGTTGTCTTAGACTTACCATCTAAATACTGACCCAATAGTCTATGAACCATTACATCTGGATATCTTCTAATCGGACTTGTAAAATGCGTATAGTTCTTAAAACCTAAACCGTAATGGCCAACATTCTTTGTTTGGTAGGTAGCCTTCTGCATCGTCCTAACAACTAAGTTGTTTATAATGTTTTCTTCTGGACTTCCTTTTACATCCAACAATAGCTGGTTAAGTGATTTGGTTATTTCTCCTTGGTCTTTAGTTTTGATGTTATAACCAAATTGTTGGATGAATAGTCTTAAATTCTCTAACTTTTCTTCGTTGGGTTTATCATGTGCACGATTAACCATCGGCAATTGACGTGAATTGATATATTCAGCAACCTTCTTGTTAGCCAATAACATATATTCTTCAATCAACTTATTGGAATCCTTACCAACCTTTAATATAATACCAATTGGTTTATTGTTTTCATCCAACTTAAATCTAACCTCTTGCTTATCAAATGATATGGAACCGCTAGATAAACGTTGTTTACGCATCTTCTTAGCAATCTTATCTAAAGCTATTACAGCTGTTTTAATTTCTTTACCAAAAGGAATATCTAAATTTTTATGCCCACCCCAAAGTTCTTTCATCTTAGCATCAAAGTTTTCAACTTTACCTTCAATGATTTCTTGTGCTTCTTCATATGAAAATCTATGGTCAGAGTTAATTACAGTTCTTCCAAACCATTCTTCCAATACATGGCCATTATTATCCAATTTAAACACTGCTGAGAAGCAAAGCTTATCTTCGTTAGGTCTTAATGAACAAAGTCCATTAGATAGCGTTTCTGGAAGCATAGGGACACATCTATCAACTAGATAAACACTAGTTCCTCTATTATATGCTTCGGAGTCCAATTCAGTATCTGGTCTCATATAATGAGATACATCAGCGATATGAACACCAACGAATAGTTCACCATCAACCCATTCAACTGACAATGCATCATCAAAGTCTTTAGCATCAACTGGGTCAATGGTAAAGGTAATAACATTACGCATGTCTCTACGCTTAGCTATTTCAGCTTCGGTAATTTCTGTTGATATTGCTCTAGATTCAGCAAGTACGTCTTCATTGAAATCATATGGTAGTCCGTATTCTTCAAGGATACTATGTATTTCAGTTTCATGTTCACCAGAATTACCGATGATACGAACTATTTCTCCATTAGGGTTCTTAGCATCATCTTTCCATTCAGTTAATCTAGCAACAACTTTTTGACCATTGGTAGCACCAAGAAGTTTAGATATCGGAATAAAGAAATCCACTGGCATCTTATTACTATCTGGAATGAAGAAGGCATAACGTGGTGATACCTCAATAGTACCAACGAATTCAGTTCTGAATCGTTCAACTATCTCAATAACTTCACCCTCGATGGAGCGACCATTGCCTTCAATTACCTTAATCTTAACTGTATCTAAGTGTAATGCTTTGTTTGTGTTATTTTTTGACAAATAAATGTCTTTTGGTAAGTCTATACTTACTAGATATGCTGACCCAGAAGCGTTTACGCTAATCTTGCCAGTTAATATATCACCAATTTTAATCATATTTAATTTTTAATTTAATACAAAACTCTCTAGTAGTTTAATGTAATTTTCTTCTTTGTTATCAATAACATTGAATAAATTCAATGTTCTTCCTTTATATTCATTTCTTTTTTTCGGAATATGTAATCCTTGGCTATAGCATCTAGTAGAAATACCGTATAGTTTATAATGGACAAAACAAGAATATCTATCAGCAAAGATTTCTTCTTCAATAATACTATCTGAGAATAAATCGAAATCTGAAATTGATAGGTTGCTTATTACTTTTTCCTTACCTAACTTTGCTATGCGTTTATAATGTCCAATCTCATGCAATATTATATGTCCTATCGCTTGTGGTGTTACATTAGATAATAAGGTATTTATATCTAGGTACACACAATAAAATGTAGCAATACCAAGTGCTCCACGCAAATCTCTATCTCTAAATTCGATACCAGTAGATTCCATGAAATCTAATATGATTTTCATACTTGGTAACTCGCCTAATTTTTCTCTTATTGATTTATCCATATCACAAAGGTACAACTTATTTTTCAATTAAACAAAAAATAAGCCCATTATTTTTAATGGGCTTATTTATTATTTTTCCATATCCTCTAAAGGTTTTATAATTTCCTCTGTAACAACAGTTTTCATCATATCACCTATGTTATCAAACCCAAATGGTAGTGGTTGGTGTCTTCCGCTTGGAACAACATTGATACTGAAATCTTGAAGCTTACCTTTTAAGCATTGGTTTTTACCCCATTCCTCAAAAATTGGAACATGTTCGACTCTATCGTCCCACATTTCAATTTCGGTAGCATCTGGGTATTTCTTTAATAGCTTTTCCATTGTCCAACGTTTAGACATGTCAGTGCTACCACCAGTGTTGTAATGATATTCATCGAATTTTAATCCTTTGGCATCTAGAATTGCTTTAACGTCTGCATCCATCTTAGCTAAACGTCCAGTAAGCATAACTACACATACATTATCTTTAGCCTTTTCTTTTTCGTAATCAGCAACAACATCTGGCATTGCTTGGATATCGAATAGATTCATATCAAGACTCATAGGTTGGCTCCACCAACCTCTATGTGGCCATTTTTCACCAGTCTTTTTAAGGTAAGTAATCTTACCATCTTCTGGTAGTGGCGTATCAATCAACGTTCCATCGAAGTCGAACACGGCCAGTTTTGTAATCTTTCTTTTAGTTTCCATAGTTATTATATTTGTTTAAGTTACCTTCATAAATAACACCATTTATTTCTCTGGTAGTAGCCCATAATGGTTGTAAGTTGCTTAACGCATTTACTACATTCATTGGGGTGTCAGAATTAAAACTAGTTATTGGTTTAATGTGGTCAATATGCCATTCACCCCAATTATCCCATGTCATACCTTCAGTAAATAAAGAAGTTATATGTTCTTGTAATTCTAATGCTGAATAACCAAGTAGGTTAATTGTTTTATCGTTTTTATTCTTTTTTAATCTAACAATTGTATTAGATAAAATAGCTCTCCAAGCGTATATGTGTGGATTTTCAATTTTATCTCTATAATAAAAATCAATAGCTATTTTATTTCTTCTATCTGAATTAAGTTTTGACCAATTTTTGGCTCTATCAATAGTTATCTTTTTATTTTTTTTATACCACTCTTTTTTACGTTTCTTATCTTTATTAGTATCTGATTCATTTTTTCTACATTCTTTACAATAAGGTTTCAAACCGTATTTTCTATTTTTATCATGACCAAAACAACATATTGCTTTTTCTAATTTACATTTACTACACTTCTTTGTTTTTATCTCGTTTTCCATGATACCTTTTCAGAGCCTCTTTTTTTAGTATTTTCTTTATTAATTTCTCTTTGCTCATATCGCTAATTTAGTAATTTTTTTATCCATTTTAAAAACTTTTTAATTTTTGTTTCTTTTTTACTTTCGAGCAATGCTCCATAAATCCTTTTGGTTGCCGACCCTATAAGAATCTTAGTTATCGGACCATGTGAATTTATTGTTTGTTTAAGTGCACCACTAATTTTTTTTGTTGTAAGACTTTTCTCTCTTTTTAATTTTTCAATCGTTTCTAAATTATTTTTCTCGTATTCATCAATCCAATGCATAATGTTAGTTATGTCTGGTGAATCGCTATTTAATTCAAAATCAATATATTGGTAAAGCTTGGCTTTTCTATTTTTAAATATCATTTCTTTTCTTTGCAAAGGTACTATTTATTTTTGAATATTACAAACATTCATTAATAAATATCTTCTAATCTTTCAAACCTCTACTAGAAACACCAATAAGACTAGACCATTTTTGTAAGAAAGAATAAACACTAGAATCATTTCTATCAGTTATTTCAATATCAACTTGTGGATGGTCAAGTTCGCCAAGCATTTGTTGTTGATTTTCATATAGTTCCATTATAGCATCGTCCATTACTTCTCTGTCGTATACTCTACCATTTCTATCTGGAACATCACCATGTTGAAAATCTAAAAACATCAGTTCACCAACTGGGGTTGCCATTGGTTGAACAGTAACCAAATCCAGTCCAATAGTTTGAGCAGCAATTCTAACAGACATTGGCATTATCATATCCATTGTTTTCCAATAGAATTCTAAATCAACATCAGTTTTAATTAATACCGACCAATTGGTGACGTAAGCTTTTACTTCTTCTTCACTTAATGAAAAGATTACACTAATTTCTTTAAGTAACTTAGTAGAAGAAAATGGTGATGGTCTTTTCCTATCATCAAGTTTTTCATAGATACCATCATTTCCGACATCACTTGTCTTAATGTAGTAGTATCGGGAAAGATATTTTTGTACTATTAAATCCATTCACAAATATATACAAAATTTGTGAATGAGTCAATACTATTTCTTAACCTTCGGCTTAATTATACATAACATCTTTTTACCTTCCATCTTAGGCATAGCCTCTGGTGTACCGTATTCCTCAACACTAACAATCAATTTTAACATAAGTTCTTCACCTCTAGCTATATGTGCCATTTCACGACCTCTAAACTGTAATGTTACCTTAACCTTATGTCCTTTTTGAAGGAATTCTGTCATGTGTTTAGCACGATACTCTAAGTCATTTTCGGCTGTATTTGGTCCGAGTTTAATCTCTTTCATATCAAGCGATTTGTTCTTAGGCTTTTTACTTAATTCATAAATGAATTTTTCGTAATTAAGAATACGTACCACTGGTGGTAATGCCTTATCATTGATAAGAACTAAGTCCATATCTTTAGATTCAGCTAGAGCCAATGCATCAGCTATTGGCATAATACCGCTATCGGTTACACGAACTTCACTAAATCTAATTTCTTGATTGATTAAATGTTCTCTTTTGTTTTTCTTCATTATAAATTTTCTATAAAGTTTATTAATTCTTCCATTGATTTAACTTGTTGCACACCATATCTCTCACATACAATATCAACGTTGTCTTTACGCCAAAAACCATTTGGACATAACACAACCATCTTATTAGAACGTGCATGGAGACCTAGTTCTAATAAGGATATTGGGCTGGATGTTTTTTCATCAAAAACCGCGAAGTTTGCACCCAAACCATCTAAGTAATTG